GTATTGCCGGTTGGACCTGTATCACCGGTTGGACCTGTATTGCCGGTTGGACCTGTATTGCCAGTTGGACCTGTATTGCCAGTTGGACCTGTATTGCCGGTTGGACCATTTCCAACAACAAATTCTTGCAATCCGGTTCCAAAAAACAATACTTTTTTGTTACCATTCTGAGTATATTTGATTGCTGTGAAAGAAGCTGTTTTGACAGTGGTTTGACCTAGAAGATCCGTATAGGTATAATTGTCAATATAACTAAGTGGATGATGTTCTTGGAAATTCGTTAGGTCTGGACAATGACTGATGATTATGGGCAATTGGTCTATCACTGTTTGCATATACGATTGTAAGGTAATGCCTTGTTCGGAATATTGTCTAGAATAGACAGGTGGCAAGTTACTTAAAGAACCAATCGTAGCGGTCTTGTAGATAGGTCTACGCATCCGTTGGATAAACCCTTGTCTAAAAGGGTTTGGGCGCACCCGTCTATACAATTCCTGGAACCCCCCAAAATAAACCAAGGATGCACCAAAATTCTTTGTAATTTGATCATGGCTAATCACTTCCGTTAATCGGATACGTTCATAAGCATTCAAAAAATCGTCCCAATCAAAGTTATAGATAAAGTTGTATTTATAACCATTCCCACGTAGAATCTCAAAGGTACGGTTTTCGTGTTGTAAAAATACTTCGGTGTTAGGATTGATACCATTTTGTAGTATTTATTTGTTCGCAGATAAAATGGTAAGAAGTGATTGGAATAGATAGTTTTGTGTAACTGGTTGTTGAATCGTGGATGGCATATTATAGTGTGATATTCAAAAAAGTGACATCCAGCGGATACTATGGAGTTTCTCTTTTACTTTTTTCGAGGATACGTGTGCTCACGTTTTGCTCGAATAAAGGAAGTACGTGTTCCTGTGGGTCAAGTGGCAAGATAAAACGATGATTTTGTTCTAAATCGCGAGCCGTCCATACAGGTGCAACCGTACGAGATTGTACCGTCACTTCTTTTTTACAGGTTGGATATTCAATGGGATTTATGGCAAATGGTTTACGAGTTCCGTCTCGAGATAGCGTATTGTTTATACCCAATAATTCACTCTCAACACCGGTTTTATCATAATGTAAATTGGCTCCCCATTTTTGTATTAAGATGGAGGGATCTTCTACAAAAGGAGGTCGGTCTCCATTTCCGGGCTGGTTTAAGTAGTAAAGCCCTTGATCGGTACTTTCCTGTAATTTTTTCATAATCCGGCAAGGGTCATCATAAAATCGAGTAAATGCCATGGTATAGAAATGGATTTAAATTTAACGTATGAATTCCTATAAGAATAGTATACAGTGTAAATATGGAATTCTATCATCATAAAAAGTTGGTTCAAGTGGAGGTTTATCCAGATGATACGCTTGAAATGGTGTATTATAAACTATCCGTTGCATTGAAGTGTTCCATTGATGATATTTATTTATTTTCATCCCGTCATTATGACATTTTTACGGCGAGTGAACAATTCAAAAGACTCGAGATGTCCGGATACGATGGAATTCCCGCGTTTCATTTGCAAAATTTTTACGAGGGTATCAATAAACCTCTCACCATAAAGGGGGATTTTTACCAAGAGAGAGATTTAGATGACCTATACGACGTAGAGGTCGAATTTCCCATTGGCCAAGATGTAAAGTCTGCAGCAAATCCTAACAATGCGGACGACCTGGAACTCTATAAGGTGGAAGAAACGGAAGTATCAACACTCAAACAACAGTTGTTGTTGCACTATATGCCCTTTCATCAAATACATGTATGTCTGAAAAAAGATTACAGCACAAAATATGCCAATTATTTTAATCATGACCCGTTGGATGCAGAGGCGATGGAAATGCAAAACACGCCACTTGTGAAATTATTTGAAATGTCGAAAGACTATGTTCCTAAAGCGGATGGGATAAACCATATCGTGTGTCGCTTAGAACCATTGCGACCCATGTCCATACCTTTAGATACACTCTTCAACTATCTACATGTAACAGAGGAATTACCTATGATACAATATAATACGGGAACCGAAGAGACCCTGATGTATAAATTACTTACCAAACAAGTGGATTTAAAAGGGGATAAAATACCCATATTGGATGAAACTACGGTTCGTAAACACGACAAGTCCTATAAAAAATCCGTAACCGTCTTTACGACGAAAAAGAAGAGCCTGGAAATCATCTATGGGTTTCTTGGAGATGGAAGCATCAAACTAGAAATGAATTGTCAGGCTTTCACCGTGGATCAGATTGATGAGGCATTCCTAGCACATAAGAATCTATTGGACCGAATTGGCGAGTTTATGTTCACGAGTGGTTTCGTGTACCCTACCTTTCGTACAATTCGTAATGCAGTGATTGAAGAGATGGATATGTTCGCCTTGTACGATGCCAAGGGTAAACGTACGTGTGCAAACCCCTTTTTTGTGGGGTCTGGAGATGAAATACGCTATAGACGGGTTTCGGGGTTTAATGAAAATCGCCTCATCAATGAGCTTTGTATCGAGTATTATGACCGGGGTGAACCTGAAAAGCTCGTTCCGTTAATCAAACAAATTCTAGGTATATCCGAAGAGAAATCCCGCGTGATTGCAAAAGAACATCTTTCGGAAATGGAGTCGTTGCGTAATACACAACCGAACAAGCGATTTGTTGTAAAAAATCGTATTGGATTTGTCTCGAACGTGCTAAACAATAATGAAGAAATACGAATGACGATATCGGGCATCAATTCCATCTATTATCTGGAGTCGATTCAACGAAATATGAAGGCATACGTGGCGTTTCAAGAATCGCCATCAGTGTCCTGTCAGGAACACGTACAACCCGTGATTGTCAATCCATTTGTATATCAATATGATTCAGATTCAGATTCAGAATCTGATTCGGACGAAGGATTTGAACCGCAAGATGAGCCAGAGGAACAAGAAGATGAAGGGTTTGAACCACAAGATGAAGGGTTTGAACCACAGGATGAAGGTTTTGAACAAGAACCACTTAGTGGAGGAGTCTACAAAGATTTGGACCGTATTGTCAGAAACGAAAGTTTTTTGATTACTCGAATTAAACTAGCCTTTAACCCATCCAAAGATTATGCAAAACAATGCCCCCTGAATCGTCGTCCAGTTGTATTAAAAGAGGGAGAAATAGACAAGGTTCCAGAGAATGATCATCGTAGGACCCATCATGGTCATACTTTTGTATGTACCAAATATTGGGATATGAAAAACAAAATACCACTAGATGAAATCGGGGAGGGTAAATTGATTGATGAAAATATAGTCAAGGGTAGGGAAGTGGATTTCGAGAAAGATGGTACCATTGTTAGGGTACAACCTGAAAAATATAAATTTAATCCCTATCCTGGCATTATGCGAAAAGATGACATGGATGTACCGTGTTGTTTTATTAAAAAACAAGAAAGCCCGCGTAAGGAAAAAAAAATAGCAGAGTCCAAACAATACATTGTACACGGTCCTGGACTGAATGAGCCAGGACAAGTAGGTAGATTACCCAAATCCATACGTTACTTCTTTGGATGGACGGAAAAAAATACCGAACTTCTTCGATATGGTATCGAAAAACCTCACTCTTTTATTCAATGTATCGATGCCGTGTTTAAAAAGACACAGAAAAGCACGTTGGTAAAACAGATGGACCTATGGATAAGATCTGGATTCAATACCTATAACAATGGAAATCTTAAAGTACAATTTAAAACCATAGATGCCTTTTCAAAGCATCTTCCGAATATGGATTATACGTATTTATGGGAAATGGTAAGTGATGTATTCAATGCCAATTTGGTAATATTCAGAGAAACCCGCGATGGAGATTACCTAGAAGTGATATGTCCCAGCAATCATTACAGTACCCGGTCATTTGATCCTTCAAAAAAAAGTTTGATGATTTTAGAGCACAAGGTAGAGAAGGGATATGCATTTGAACCATTGGTAGACCACAATGTGAAAGAGAATACTCAGATTTTTTTACACGAATTCAAGAATAAACATTTACACGAGGGGATGAAGGCGCTTGTACAGATTTACTCGAAATGCAAAACAACCACAAGTTCGTATACGTTGAATATGACTGCAAGTGTGATGCATAACAAATTACAACGTCCTACACAAATCATTCGTGAAAATAAATGTATTGGATTTTTAGTAGAAGATGTGTTTGTACCGTGTTATCCATCTGCGATATTATCGAATGTACCCAAACAAGAACGTATTCATGTAATCGCATATAAACCCACGGTAAGTAAATTAGACACGCTTTCGAAAGACCTTCCGTGTAAACCACAATACAAGGTCGTGGAACAAGGAAACATTGTAGGCATTATACTTGAAACACTCGCGTTTGTACCGTGTACACCTATACCCAATTATCCAACAGATTTGCCCCTCTATACGACGGTACAATATGAATATGATTTACTCCCAAACGAAATAGATCAAGAACGAATACGCAAAACACAACGTTTCAAGGCAGAAAAATGCTTGTATGCTGCTTGCAGGCGACTGCTTAAGGAAATTATTGGAAAGGATGCTGAATTGCGAAGGAAAATCAATAAACTCATTCAACGGAAACAGGTCGCGGAGGAAGACATACGTGACATCTTAAGACCTCGTATACAATTCGTAAACAAGACCGATGAATCGTTCATTGCAACCCAAGTAAAATGTGGAGGGTGTTGTTTTGCTTCGGATAAATTAATCTTACCGAAACACAATTTACTCACAAAACAACCGAATGATTATTTTTCGCGTTTAGCGGAAGAACTAAATTATTATACTCGTTTTTCGACGTTCATTATGAGTCCACAATTACTCATTCCAGAAGTACCCTTTTCGGTGCACGAAAATGAACTATTATTGACCTATTCCATGATACATTCCTATTATGCGTCCTTGATGGAGGCAAAAAGGCTTCCAGAATACTATAGCACACTTGATAACGCCAATCCAAAACATACTCCTTATACAATGAACATCTTAAAGGTACAAAAAATGAATATGATTACCTTGTAATTCTTTTAGGATTCTATAGTATGAGTTGTAAAACATCTTGTACAAAAGATTGCGATAAAAACTGTAAAGTTTATTGTAAAGCAGCATTGAAGGATAAATCCACCCACAGACTAGAAGCACAAAAAGAAAAGATGAAAGACCTGGAAAAACAGATTGAGGTTGCTATTTCCAGAGCAACGGATAATCAAGAATTGAAACAAGCCTATAAATTAGAACCGCAAGAACATAAAACACCTGAATATAAAACAGAACAGAAATTTTACTTTGCACCGCAAGGAGGACGGAAACGTTTGTCGAAACGTAAAAGGACACGAAAACATAAACAAAAAAAAAATAAAACACGCGTAGGTGGTTTTGAATGGCCTAGTCTGTTTACGCCTTCAACCGATTTGGTGGACTGTGTTAAGGTATGCCAAACGGATTGCCATACCGGATGCGACAAGATATGCGACAATGCGGTAGATAATATTTCAAAAGAGAGAAGAGAAGCAGTCATGAAAAATGATGCAGAGATTAAAAGGCTTACTAAAACACTGGGTGCATTGAGGCATTAAATTTCATCCATGGTTTCCACTTCATCTTTCATCAGTTTGATTCCACGCCATACGGTACTGCCAAAGACAACGGATGTATTTTCTGCGTATAATTTCTTGATGAAATCTAGCAATACCTTTCCGTTGGGTACATTATTCCCGTACATCATTTTCCAGTGTTCTTTGAAAACTGCCAACAAATCAGCCACAGTGATTTTACCGGAAGGATTGAGTTGGACGAAATCGTGGACAAAGGACGCCAAACCATCTTGATCCTTTCGGTATCTCTCCGAATGCATCATGACCATCTTGCAATCCGTGACATTTCCAAGTGTCGTATAGGTCCTATTCACCAGTAAACTCATAAACGCAACTTTCCACGATTCAAATTTTCGGTCCAAATTCTTATCCACAGGAAACTGATATTTGGATGTCGGGTCAGGTTCCTCTTTGAATTGGGATTTGAATTCACACGCTCGAATACGACGCCACGTACCTTCATCTTTGCTTTCAATGTTTGGTAAATTGTTCGTCGGCATCACCAATTTGAATTGAGGAATAAACGTAATCGGTTCCTGGTACAATGCACGACACTGAATCGCATCTCCACCGGTCAACTCTTTCATCGGTCCTTCATTGATACGGTCATTCACCGAGGACTCTTGCATCACCGCATATCGAATGCCTACCAAACCAGCCACTTCTGGAGAGGCTCCACCAATGTTGACACGCTGTTTCGTAATGAGGGAAACTGGAATGGTTGCCTTGTAGTCCCCTAAGATAGCACTCATTAATTCCACAAATTTACTCTTTCCGTTTCGCCCCGTTCCAATGTAAATGTTGAACGTTTGGTTCATATTTTTTCCGTACAAGACCGATGCCGCGTGGTCCCACATATAGTCACACAACTCCTTGTCTGGAAACAATTGATTCATAAAGGTGATGACCTCACCCACCACGGTTTGGTCCAATTGATGTAGGGGTGTATACCCAATGTTGGTACATTTGTAGGTATAATCTTCCGGATGACCTTCACGAAATCGCTTTTCCTTGAAATCCACCACCCCGTTCGTGAAACACAATAAGTGATCTTTACTATCCAGTAAATTCATAAAGTTTTTCACATAGAATATGTGAGAAGCCTCGTGCATTATTTTATCTCCGTTCTTTTTCAGTATTTTTGTAATCGAGGTAATCCGCTTGATTTTTTTATCTCTGTTGGTGGTGCGTTCATCATCAATGGGGTAAGTCGTGTCGACACATTGTTTGGTCTTTTGTGAAAATATTCCGTAAATACCCTTTACGCTTGTAATGTGTTTGCGAAGTTCTGTTCCAGAATCGGTTGCCATCCATCGTTGATTTGTGTATTGAAACCATCGCGCGCTTCGAATATCCACACATACAAACGCATCCTTGTACAATTGATACAAGATAGTCGCAATGTCAAACTCGGTACACGAATCGTCTTTGATCGCATCTTCTACCGCCAAGTCCACGCTTTTCGCCTTGACTAGTTCATACCCCACTTCATTGTCCGTTCGAGCCCAAAACATAATGGACCGGATGGTTACCACGTCACTACCTGCTCTGCGATCCCAACTGCGATCCCAGCTGTCGCGAAGACTCGATAGGTCGGCAAATGAGAATTTGGCCGATTGGCTGCTGAACTTGATCCAACTTAGAAACAATCGTTGATCGGTGTGCCGAAGCGCCCATCCAACACGAATCCATTTATCGTAATCGTTGTAGTAGGGTGCAGGTAAGCACATGACGTATTGATGGGCTTCATTCAATCGGTAATCATTCGGCTCTAGCGCAGCGAGGAAACGTTCGACGGCATTGTTCAACATGGCATGTGTGGTAATTTCCGTAGACGCGACAGGTTCAGTCACCACGCGAATCCGTTTACGTTGTTTCGACCCTTCATATTCGTGTTTAAAGGCTTCCTTGACGACAGGGGTTTCATTCTCCAAGTTTCGAATCGATAATTTATAGAGTTCTGTTTCCAAGGGAAAGGAATCACCAAGAGAGCAATGCAATTCGTAATCATCGCTTTCTTTTCGGCACGTATATACTTTGGTTAGCTTGTAGGCTTCGCATCCTGGTTTTCTAGAACCATAGAGTTGCCACGCCGTAGACCCCTTGAATACATTTTCGTCCAATACGGATTCCCAATCATTGGTCAATTGACTTTGAAGATTACTCCACACGTCCATTTTTTTCAACATTCGATTTCGAAGCATCGTTTTGCCCGCCATGTCTACATTCAAACCCACAATGAAATGAATCCCATCTTTGACAACACTCGCCTGGGTTACAGAAATGTCTGATTTTTCAAATAAATAGATAGGAAAATCCTTGTGAATGGTGAAAATTTTATGCAGTTCACTCACTAAAATATCGATAAAGTCAAGCACGTGTTCTTGTGTATAGGCTCGTTTCGCGTCCGTATAACGAAAGTCCACGTCAATGCCTACAGGTCCGCATTCTCGTTGTCTTTCCGTAAGGTATTCTTTGTTCCCATCCACAAAGACGTGCTTGTAATACACCTGGAAGAAGGATTCGTCATCCTCTATGTGATAAGAACCTCCAAACACGCCATGTTCCTTACTTCCAATGCGTGTATGGGTGCATTCGCCCTTCTCTTGACTTTGTCGGGATGCAAGATATGCGTTCATTTGAATGATAATTATACACGAGGTATTTTTATTTCGATTTTTATGTATTAAATCGCTTCAAATAGTTCATCCTGACGATCCGGTGATTCTGACCGCAGGGAGTCTGTACTCGTTTGTATGGATTTTGTCAATGGATTTTTACGAATACTACTTGCATCTACCGATATATTTTCCATTCCATCAGGTATAGGTGCTAGTAAATCTACGTTTAGTTTTCGCTTAAGCAGTGAACTGGTTTCTCTCAAGGCCTGGTATTCTGCATATTTCTTATCTAAATAAGATTTGGGTTCATCCGAACGGTGTTCTCTGGATAAATTTAGGCATTTAAAGATGTCAATCGCGAGTGAATAATAATCTCTAGAAAGGGCAATTTCATTGTCCATGGCGGACTGTATACCCAAGTACATTTCCATACTACTAATGACGGCAATCCCAAAGCCTAACAAACACGTGATACCGGAAATGATATCTTGACGAACCACCGGCTGAAGACCTACGGATGCAGATGCGGTAATAGACGACAATACGATGACCGGAATCCTGAAATATTTACCAAATGATTTAAAATGGTAAAATCGTTTTCGATGATAATCCGCCAAGTTCACCGAGTTGATCCGTAAATTGTCTAGGATATGTTCGACATCTTGGCAGTTGTCCCACTTGTCCATAGTATATACATAGACTAATTCTTACAAAAATATTAGGGTAGTATAATGACATTTTTAACTGGCGAAGATCCGGTCTCCAAATTTCTCTTTCTCATCTTACTGTTTCTTGGATTTGGCCTAACCATCAATGTAACCATGGCGTTGATGACCTACTTACTGGAACCCTCTAGTGTTTATTTAGTCAAAGGAATGATAGCTGGAAACGCCCCAATGGTGATTCAACAGGACCCTTCTATCTCAGGTGCCGTCACTATTGAACGGTCGGATAACAAAGATGGGATTGAATTTACTTGGTCTGTATGGGTCAATCTTACCGATATAGGCAAATCCAGTCAGTACCAGCATATTTTCCATAAAGGAGAACAAAACATTGATACGGATACCGGACTGAATTTCCCAAACAATGCACCCGGACTGTACATTTCCCCGAATACAAATGAATTGGTCGTGATTATGAACACGTTCAACGTGATTAACGAAGAAATTAAAATTCCCAATTTCCCTATGAACAAATGGGTGCACGTGGTCATTCGTGTGATGAACAACAATGCACTGGATATCTATATCAACGGTGCATTGGCGAAACGTCATATATTATCCAGTGTACCCAAGCAAAATTATGGGAATGTATACGTTGCTTCCAACGGTGGATTTACAGGAAATTTATCCAATCTTCGATACTTTAAGTATGCTATTCAACCCGGCGAACTTTTAGCTCTAACCGATGCCGGTCCTAACTTGACTATCTATTCAAAATCCGTTGCATTGGCGTCAGTGCCTCCTTATTTGTCGATGCAATGGTATACCGATAATGTTTAGTATAGGTATGAAAAAAATCGGAAATACGCTTCCTTGTCGTTCAGCACCATTGTACCCCATTCAGCCACGCGCAACCTCGAACTCGTTGTGTCGTACCAATAGAAAACATAACAATTTTGTAAGTAACCAGTCCATCCAAGTAGGAAATAGACTCGTTCCCATTCCGTGTTTTTTATTGCCTCACATTGAAGAGTTTACCACCTTCATCGCACAAGTAGGCTATCTTCAAGCTATCAAACTACTTGCCGTGAAATACAACGTGAACATTGATCCCCCTCTTCAAAATGTCAAACGTTATATTTATCCGAATGTGGTTATTGGAGTCATGCCTCCCGTCATCCAATACAATACTTCTTTCCTATTGAATGAACTGGCTACCGTTACACTGTCGGAGATTCCTAATTTCAATAAATGGTCTGTCAGGAGGAATGATGCTAGATATGTGAGTGTTTGCAATGATGATACGACGACCTTCTCATATACCTTTACGAAGATGCAAACACTTGCCAAGTATTGGACCTCTAAACTACCGACATTTGCATCCCCTTACTATACGGTCTTGATCAATTCCAATCAAAATCCATTGAATACCCAGTCTGGATGCCTTTTGTTACGCGACAACCGCGTCATCTTTGTACCCATCATTTATAATGAACTCTTCCTGTTCTACACTGCCTATCCAGAAAATCAAGCGTTTAATCTATTATCGATTGGTTCACTCGAGAAGATACAGTCCAGACTATTTGATGTATACAGTATTGTAAATGTGGAATGTGACATAAAAACAAAATACAATCGAGTTTTGGATTAAACCCGTCGAAATACATAGACATTTTGATATTTATACGGCAATACATACGGATAAATGGATTGTACAATGAAACCCGCTTGTTTCGCCATCTCAACGATTCGTTCTTCGGATTCCATATAAATGATATGCTCATAACATTTGGTCGTTCCCTTTTTGGTAATGCATTCGCGATGAGTTCGATTGGTGTGGGTGGATGTATATTGTAGTGTTCCCGTCAAGGTGGAACCATAGTCCCACTTCTTCGATACGTGGAGAACCAAAAATCCACCGGGTGTAAGCCAATGGTATGCATTTTGGAAAAACGTTTTCTTGTGTTTCAGATAATACAAGGTATAGTAAAAACACGTAATGTGTGAAAACGATTCCGATGGAAAGGTTGACATATTCAAGGCATCTCCTTGGATGTAGATGTGTGGATATTTTTTCTTGGAATAGAGAACCATCTCTGTTGACTTGTCTATTCCAATGGCCTGTACCCCTTTTTGATGCAATGCGTGTACGTGATGTCCCGTGCCACTTCCTACGTCCAATACCTTACTGTGTGTAGAGAGGGTAGATGCAAAACACGCCAGTTCTGCGTTCGTACGTATGCTATCGTAAGTAATTGTATCATAGTCTTCTACATGACTAGATGTATATGCAGGTAAATAGGTTACCTGGGTGGATGTATATCTCTTTCGTGAAAAAGTGGCGAGTATCGCAAGAATAACACCTATCAATACTAATGTGTGTATCATTATACTAATTAAGATAAAAAATCACGAATGTTATACTTTTGTTAAGGTATGATTGAGGATGTTCGCACTGAATTTAAAACGCTCACTTTTTCCAAATATCAAAGAACGGATGTCAAACGAGAATGGATGAATACCATGATCAAGGGAAAGATTGAACCCTGCTGTTATTGGACAACCGAGCTCGTGTGTAGTGGATTGTTTGTCGATTTATGGGAACAGATACTTTCGTTTTATGCCAAATACATACATAAAGGCAATCCGAAATTACCCATTTACATCCATATGCGATTTCAAACATTTCGTCAGATTGCAGAAGGTGTAGAAGAATTATCGTTACGAAACGTTCACGATATCAGAGTGTTGTTTGTTGAAATGGTGTGTTTATTATGTACCTCCAATAGACACCATAGTTATGAAATGGTTCAGATCCCGAAAGATGAAGGCATTCCCACGAGTAGACTCAAAGCTCCTACGATTGAATACAATAAGGCGTTTCAATCGGCAGATCCCAAAGAATTGTTCATCTCTATGAACGAGTTCGGGTATATGCTTCATTCAAAAAATACGGTGGGGGCGTGTTTTTGGGTAGAATGGCTCTTGCATTTTACTCAAATAAAGAAATATGTCATCGTAGAAAGAAATCACTCTACGAAATATCGCACCGACAGCATATGGCTCTTGTGGGATACAATCTTGGCGTATGCGGAAGGCATATTGGTTAAAAAAATCATCGATGCAGTATTGGCCTTGTTTAGTATCGCCTATGTACCCGCATCGAAAGAACGAAGGCGTTTTCTCATTTATTACGCGGTTGCATTATGTTGTGAACCGATATCGTTGGATGTGGAAATGGTAAGTGATAAAAAACTAATCGAACGAGCACATCAAACCTGTTCCATTATGTACGAAGACATTAAAATACACGAAGTGAAGTAAAGAGGATTTCAACATTATAGTTTTTGAACTATAATATTGATGAAAAAAAGGTAGAATAAACCGTATACTTATGCGGGCGTCACAGGAGTCGCCTTCTTGAAATGCTGGCTCATATATCGCTGCAGATTGAAGTAAGTGAGCTCGTCCGTTGGCTGGAGCGTCAGGAGAGTGGTTAGCTTGTCATCTGGATTAATCTTACGCCCATTCTTCTCATCCTGGAGCTTGTTTGCACGAATGTAGGCATTAATCTCGCGAGTGACATCTGTGCGGGCAATCAGAGACCCCTTGGGCTTCGAAAGGAACTCTGCAAGCTGATCACTGATGAGAGTGGGCTTGACAAAACCGCTCGGGGCGCGAACCGCGTGTCGCTGCTTACGCTTGTTTCCCGCTTTCTGGACGGCCTTCAGCTCGCGCTCAGATCGCTTCTGGAGGGTGCGAAGCTCGAGAATGATAGCAGACATCTGCTGGCGCATCAATGAAAGTTTAGCCGTGCATCCGGAATACGCCTGGGATAGGTCGTCATCAGACTTTACAGGCTCGGGGACGGTCTCAGCCACTGGAGTTGGTGCTGGCACTGGGGTAGGAATCACGACTTCAACAGGTGCACTCTTTGCTACAGTCTTCTTAGGCATTATACTCATATAATGATCACTTGTTTAAGTATTTTGTTTATATATATTTATTTGCTTGAAAATGAAGACAAATAATTGTCGTTTATTGTAAATGCGTTACTTATATATATTTAATTTTGTTTGAATCAAAACTATAGGAATGAAGCCTATATGGGGTTGGATATAATCGATAGTATGTCTGAAACACGAAAGAAACGTTTGACGATTCTATTCATTTTGGTCGAATCCACAATAAACGATTCTCTACACCCAACTCATAAGCAACGTGCTTGTTTGAAAAAAATACAGTTAAAAAAGTGAGGGATTTATGCAAGCCGAAGTTCCCAATATCCCTCTTTGGGAACAGTGCTGTACGTGATATCGGTCACTGTAAAACTCCTTCCATAGGAAGGGGCGTTGTTCGTTATTTTGGTCAAACTGGACTTTGTGAAATCCACTCTTGCACTTTCTGATGCTCCGAACTGCCTCTCCGCCAAAGGCGGTGTTGACGGTTTGCTTGATTTTCTTCGATGGTAGGTCCGTCGGAGTCACAATGTTGAGTGCTGGGAACTTCATCTTGGATGCTTTTGAAGATGTGTAGTACAATATGAATCATTTCAATTTTACACGTCATTTAAGAGGGTAGTTCATCGTATGTTTCTGGTTGGGTTGCAGATTGACTATAGAGATAGGCCGCACCCGCAATACCTGCAACCACAGCCACAGCAATACCAATCTCTATTCCAGTCATACCACCTTTACGCGTCTTTCTTTGATTGCGTCGTCTTTTGGTGGCCATACTATATTACACATTAATTTTTTGACCAGGGATGATTCCGCGACGTGTACTGAAATTCCTCAAGGGTAACATTCCACGACTCTTTCGGCCAGGCCAATACGTATATGGATCCCATCGATAATGACTCCAAAATTTAGAATAATCGGATTGATTCCGATGTATGGATTTGAAGGGATCGATTTGTTCCCGTTTCCTTTTCTTACGGGTTTTCTGTTTACGGTTAAACCGTTTGTACATACTTTATCTTTTTAAATTCGTGTGACATGTTCCCGAAAAAGAACTTTAAAAAGGATTATGCGTATACTCAATGATTGCGTCAGTGGTCGACACGATTTTAAATCGGAAAGACGAGGAACGTATCTTTTCAGTATTCATGGCAGAGTTTAATAAATTGGATGACAAAAGCAAGAAATGCATTTATATTTATGGACCTTCTGGATGTGGTAAAACGACCTTTGCCAAAAATATGCTGAAAAAACTAGACTATGACGTCATTTCTTATGATGCAGGAGATACTAGAAACAAGGGCATTGTGGATAATTTAAATGTGAGCAATATGTCGGACCAAAACGTCTTGAGTAGTTTCTTGCATAAAAAGGCAAAAATCGCCATTTTAATGGATGAAATTGATTGTATGAACAATGGGGACAAAGGAGGGATTAATTCATTGATTAAACTCATTCGACCCAAGAAAACCAAACGCCAACAATCTGAACACATCACTCATGTTCCTATTGTATGCATCGGGAATATTTCACAGGATAAGAAGATCAAAGAAATGATGAAATATTGTTTGGAAATCGAGCTGAAACTTCCTACACCGCAACAGATCAAACTACTGCTTGAACAACTCGTTCCCCCCTATGCACATATTTCATCACAGGTACACGATTTGAAAAAAATACATCAGTTGATTCAGCTGAATCGCCATAATTTCAAGGGCGATGTGCAGTCCATGTTATACACCAATGTGCACGAAGATACAAAATGTTTAACCAAACGAATTATGAATGCATCGAATCGGTTCAACGAACACATTACGATCAATGATACGGATCGAACGATTTTGGCATTGTTGTGGCACGAAAACATTATCGATGTCCTACAGAAAATGCCTCAGAAAACGTGTATCGGTTTATACACGGTGCTTTTACGGGAGGTTTGTTTTGCAGATTACATTGACCGAATTACCTTTCAAAAACAATTATGGTTGTTCAACGAAATGAGCTTTTTACTGAAAATGTTTTATACCAATTATTTGTTTCAATCCGTCAATCGCGAAAAATACAAAGTCTCAGACATTCGATTCACGAAAATATTGACCAAATATTCTACCGAATACAACAATACGAGTTTTATTCAAAAAATGTGTTCGGAGCTCTCTATGGATAAGAGCGATTTGTTTTCGTATATGCAAATGTTGAAAACAAACCATACAGAACCACAGATTGCTCAACTGTTTGAGCATACAGAAATCACCCTATTGGATGTTCAGCGTTTTTATCGATATATCCATAAATGTACCTAAATAGGTGTTGTCTTTCTATAGAATGTACAATACGGAGACGGTATGCACCTATACTGATTTGAGTTCTTATCAAGCCATGCTATTACACATATTGGATACGGATTTCGAAGGATTGACGGAACAGATTCAAGTGTTGTACGACCGCGTAAAGGACTATGAATCTGTCCAATCTCTCCTTCAAAAACTCAATGGACAGTGGATGACTCCCGATCTAGCCTTTTGTGTCTTGTTTAGTTATGAACTTTTCGAGTTTACACATCGTTTTTTATGTGAACTCTTGCATCAACGTCCCTTGGTCTCTTATGATCCACTTTACGCACTCTTATAAATTTATAGTCTAACGTCATTGTATGAAACGTACTTTAGACAGCCAAATGATGTATTACACCGTTGTGATTGTTGCGGTACTTAATCTCTTTGCCTATTTGTCTGTAGGAGATTGGCGTTCGATAGGTTGGTTCGTCGTGGCTGGAATGTGTATGTATGTGCTGAATTCGAATCAAACCATTGCATTGGTAGTGGCTATTTTAGGCGCCGCATTGAATCGTTCCGTATACGTAGAGGGGATGACCAAAAAGAGCAAACCCAATAAATTGGACGAGCTTAAGGATATTATGAATGGAGCAAATCTGGAAGGTCTTACCCAGAAGGCAGGCAAACTAATGCATCAACAAACAAAATTATTTGGGTTAGCAAAAGATATGCAACCCTTTATGACACAGGCAACAGATATGATTAATAAATTGCCAAAGGGATTTCTGGAAAATGCCATGGAACATCTCAAAAAGAATAAATCGTAAAGGTAATGGCGTGTAATGCACCGATTAACATCCAACGACGTTTGGCGGACAAATGTTCCTTAAAGTGTTTGCTCTGGTACAAATATGGAAACAGCAGTTGTACCGTACAAAATTCATCGGACCAACTGATTATACCCTATGACGGTGAAAGTGATGTCATGTTCAACTCTCTCAAGTATAATCCCGTAGAGGTTCGCATTTTTAAACCGTCGATTCATAAATTTGAAGGCTCTTATACGGATGCGGAAATCGTGATTGTTCACACTGGACCCAATGGCGGGTTGTTGGTCTGTATACCCGTGAATGCAACCACCTCGGTAGCGGCCTCTACCGGGGCAAGCCTGTTTGAAGACATTGTGTCGAATGCTCCAGAGCAAGAGGTATCGACGACCTTGAATCTAACCGATTTTAATGTAAACCATATGATTCCCAAGAGTTCCTATTATTCTTATACAGGTACGGTTCCCTATGGGGATTGCAATCCAGAGGTCATGTACAATTACGTGGTGTTTCCGGTGAACAGTTTTCAGGTACATCAGAACACCTTGGACGCCTTGGGAAATCTAATTCACGATTCCTATATCCAAGTCTACGATGGAGATTGTTATTTCAATGAAATGGGTACAAAAAACAATGGATTTGCGGGAGAGGGTCAAATCTACATTGATTGTCAACCCGTAGGAGAAGAAGGTGAAATTATTTATAAAGAACAATCTGCAGGTACAAAGGTAAACCTAGATTGGATTTATGCTTTTTTGTATGTGATTATCGGTGCGGTAATCATGTACTTGGGCGTAAAACTCTTGCGTTTTATGTTTCAATTGCTTCCAACCCTTCCGGAATCCAATCGTGATTAGTTTCTATAATGGAATTCTCATTTTATTACCAAGTGGCTTGAAATACTCTGTATAATGCTTTATAACATAGTCTACAGAACGGTTCTTAGCCTTTGGATACAAATACTGCTCATACACATCCTGGGATGGATTGCTTGATAAGATTGCTACAATATTATTATCTTCCTCAAACTTGACCAGTATATCCTGATATTTCTTTGTAGTCCTTTTGGGTAGTTCTACGTATGTATGAGTTCCATCCTTGTAAATAAGGACAACGTTTCCGACAGCTAAATTGTCCCAAAAAGATTCAAGCGCTGGATTTTTACCCCATACAGTTGTGGGATCGTTCCACATTTGTAAAATCCGTTTTGATACTTTCAGTGTTTTAACCATAATGCTTTAGAATAATTAAATCCAGACATCCTTGCACTAAACCCCAGTCGAACCATATCCATCCACTCCACGTAATGTAGTGTCTAATTCATCTACTTCGACGAGAACCCCTATACTTAGTTTTTCAATTAGAAGTTGTGCAACTCGTTCGTGCACGTTGATCGTTAAGTCGGAATCAGAGTGGTTAAATAGGACAATGCCTATTTCACCTCTATAATCGGAATCAATGACGCCGGCACCGATATCCGTGTGTTTCAAGGCCATACTGGAACGCGGTGCAATACGTCCATAGTATCCATACGGTATGGATACTGCAATGTCCGTTTTGACAATGGCTTTTCCTTTAGCCGGAACACAACATTCGGCGGAAGCATAGAGGTCATACCCTGCGGATCCAATCGTTCCCTTTCGAGGACAAATAGCCGAATCCGAAAGACGTTTCACTTGAATCAATCCCTGCATTTCTTTTTATAATGATCCAACCCTTTATATCTTTTCTTAGTATATGAAGACGCGTCGAAATCGTAAACGAAGACGTCGAACCGGGGGGTATCGACAATATTTGTCCAACATTGGGTTTAGCACAGGGTATCATTCCAATCCAATGACGAGATATATGACAAACATAAATCGATAAAAAACGTGAGTACTCTATGCGGCAAACAGTGCATCGTATGCCACCGACTCCATGATTTGGTTGAAGTGAAGTTCATCTTCCAGCCGTTTACATTCGGCATAGAATGCGTAGGTGCGTTCTGTGTCGGTATTCGGCACGCAAGCCATACCCCATTCATTCTTGAGCGCATCCAGTTCAGCTTCTGTCTGGTCTATCTTAGAACGTGCTGCGAGGTAGTCGCGTAGTCGTTCTCTGATGGGGTCGTTCTCCCGAAGCATTTGGACAATACTCTCGATGACATCGGGGTCGATATCCATGTTTCGTTTCCTTGACGATGGAAACGAAAAACGTTTCAATTTAATTATGAAAAAAATGGGAAGAATCACCAAGCCTTTAGCGAATCTAGGTTTTCGGTAGCCTGATCAATTTCTTTGCTTATTATTGCAGAGTAAGGGCAATTGAAGTCGCCGTTGTTTGCACGACGAAAGCTCTGAAATTTCAGGTAGGCGTTGAAATAGGCTTGCAGGATGGTGAGTGCCTCCGCATAGTTCCAATGCTTGGACCTTTCCGGATTGAATGACTCGAGGGTCATCTTGACATCATCATAAAGCGTTGGGTATGTTCCCTGCAACATTTTGATGGTCTCGTCGAGGTTCATTGTATTGCGTTAAATGTCATCATACCATATAACTAGTTTCAATTTTATGGCGACTATTTGTTAAAATATTTAAGATTCATATCGTGGAAATACACGAAGATATCTTTGAACAAAGCGAATGACCATCTGTTCGGATGCTTGTTTAATAAAATTGAAACACTTTTACCTATATAGGACTAACAACAGCTACACGGCATGGATATGACCACTCACAAAGGACCCACCGCATACGAGACTCTCGATAAGTTTCTTGAGGCGGAGATGTCAAACGAATTGAGAGAGTTGTTTAAAATGCCGAGAAACCCTGCGAAGGAGATCAACAATCCCACTTCCGCTCCTGCTGACGCTCCCACCGGAGGACGTCCCACCGAAGCTGAACGATTGGTCCCTGAGAACAATCCTACTGACGCTCCCACTGACGCTCCTACCTGACGACGTCGCACTGAAGCTGAATGGGCACGATGTCTCCTTCGCCCTCGCCGCTAGATTCAACTCTAACGGTTTTTTTTTGCAGATCTATGCAAGTATTCAAGATGGAATCTAATCCTATGAAAGGAATTAAAAATTAAGATTGTATAAGTATATGCGACCTACACCCAAACCATACCCAGGGATTCGAATTCAAAATGCCTCCATTGGTGAAATGGGATTCAATTATGATGAATTTATGGAGTCCTTTTTGTATAAAAAGCAACATACACTCACCGAAATCCTCTTTACCTTTAAGAAACTTGGCATGATTACGATTGGTGAAGAAATGGAGAAATCCGAGAGAGAAGTCGAATACGTGGAGATGAATCGGTGTGGTGTTACAGAAGCACCGATGTCATCCACTTCTTATTTTTTAGACAATCGTAAAATGTTCTTACAGGCCATGCACGAATTCGTGAAACCCTATACGCCACGGAAAGATATTACGTGCGACAATATGCAAGAGGCGTTTGAATTGTTGCCTCATCAAAGTTTAGTGAGTCGTTATTTGGACATTGATACTCCTTACCGAGGATTGTTGTTATACCATGGATTAGGGTCAGGCAAGACTTGTTCAGCCATTGCCATCGCCGAAGTTCTTAAGCCTTACAAAAATATTGTGGTGATGACCCCTAAATCACTCCAAATGAACTTTGTACAGGAATTAAAAAAATGTGGAGATCCTCTGTACGCGATTCAGCAAAAATGGGAATGGGTTTCTCCTACGGAGGAACAATTGAAGATTCGGTGCTTAACCAGTCCAATACGTTACGATGGAAAGATGGGACTTTGGGTCAATGGAACTGGAACGGATTATGCAGATCTGAATGTAGATGAACAAAAATCAGTACAAGACCAAATCGATGTCATGATTCATTCCAAATACAGTTTCATCATTTACAATTCGAATAACCTCAACAAATATATTCCACCCAACACAAATCCATTTTCAGACAAGGTGGTCATTGTAGATGAGGCACATAACTTTGTGTCAAGAATCGTCAATGCCTTATCCAAAGATCCGAAAATGCCTGCGGTGAAGATGTATCGCTTGATGATGGAAGCCACCAATTGCAAGATGGTGTTTTTGTCGGGGACACCGATGATTAATTATCCACACGAATTATCGGTCATGTTCAATATGTTACGTGGATATATGACTACCTGGTCTTGTAAGAGTACGGTCTCGGAAGAGACGATTCGAAATGAATTTCCAGAGGCGGATATGGTGTATCGTTCAGGAGACACGGTATACATAACCCACTCGCCAAATGGATTTATACGTGCAGAACTATCCAAGCCCGAAGTAGTCCATACGAATCATGATACCTCTACATTTGAGGACCGTGTGACTACTTTTTTCAAAGAGCAGGGTACGAGTCTTCAGAAGAAACAATATACTGCTTTCCCAGACAATCGGGAAGAATTCAATCAAATGTTTGTACAGGATGGGAAACTCAAAAACAAGACCATGATGGAATGCCGTATGTTAGGATTGGCCTCTTTTTTCCCGGATTTATCTTCCCTGATGCCTCGGTTGATTACACCGATTACCATTCATCGCATCCCGATGTCCAAAGCACAATTCGACGGGTATACGGCTGCAAGAACGGAAGAGCTTCATATGGAAAAGAAAAAGAAATCGAATGAACTCAAGGGGAATTATCGTGCGGCAACTCGACAAATCTCGAATACGACGTATCCCGTGAAAGCGCTTGAATTACGCCCATCGACGAAAGTCAAAGAAGACGGTCCCGATGAAGGTGCAGAAGAAGAAACCGAGGCCAAATCTACCCAGGCCTTTTACAATGCAGTAGATCAATCCGATTACTGTGCCCGTATTGAAGACTATAGTCCAAAATTCAATGCAATGGTCAAAAACATTCAATCCCGAAAGGGGTTGCAATTGGTCTACAGTCAATTCATTACCATTGAAGGGATTCACTCTTTTGCCCGCGTATTGAATTCCAAAGGGTTCGCCGAACTTGAATTGGTGCAACAGTCGGGTGAATGGACCATTCGTATGCCCGATAAACCTTCCCCGATGTATATTATTTATAGTGCAAGTGGCTCGGGTTCCAGTAAAGAAGACAAGAAAGAACTCTATCGAAACATTTTTAACAAGAATTGGGATGTTGTACCTGAATCCATTCGTGCACAAGCGGTTACCATGGATATATCCGTCTTTATGATTACCGCGGCAGGGTCAGAAGGCATCTCCTTGAAAAATGTACAATATGTCCATATTATGGAACCCTACTGGAATCCGGTACGTACAGACCAGGTCATTGGTCGTGCGAGACGTATTTGCAGTCATAATTCACTTCCCGAAAAGGAACGATTCGTGGAAGTCAATATCTATTTGTCGGTTCTTCCAGGAGGAGAATTACCCGAAGTGATTCGAAATGACCTGGTGGGTGAGAGTCCCGGATCGACGGATGAATACTTGTACAAACTTTCTCAGAAAAAACGAGACTTGTCCGAGGAGATGTTAACGTGTATCCGTCGTTCCTCGATAGATTGTTCCTTGTATGACGGGCAATGTCTGAACTTGACTACAAAGGATCCCCATTCTATTTCCTATCATCACGATATTCAGTCAGATCTTACCTCGGACAAGGAAGTCGCCTTGAATACTCAAGTTAGACTCAGGTCCGTTTCGTATGGCGAGTCAAAGGCCTATTATCTGGATAAACTAGAAGATGGATTTTATACCTTGTACCGTGACAAAACGTTGACGAAACCAATCGGCTATATGTCTTCGAAAAACTTATTGCACAACAAGGATAAACAAAAGATACCGCTGAGAAAGCTAATCGATTTATAATTGGTCCAAGCGTTCAAGTATTCGATACAACAATTGTTTGATTTCCGTCAAATCTTTTACGGGTTTTTTGTGACGGTCTTGTTCTTTCATTCTCTCTTCAAACACGTCTACCTGTTGTTTATCCTGGGTTTGATGAATACGCTTCATAAATTCGGCGAGAAACAGACGATTCTTCTCTTCGAGTGGAAACTGCAAACGATCTACTTCTTGAACCACGGTTTCAAACACATCGCGGGTTTTATCCACTCCCATATCGTGTTTAAACCCTTTTGAATCCAACAACAAGTTCCACAATTGTTTTTTGTTTTCAATCGTATTCATTAACCTTTATGCGTTGGTTTTTTAACCCCTATTCAAAAAAGATTTATCACTAAGCATAGGTTTCGTATAATCGACTTGTTTGCCTTCAATATCACTGTAATCGGGACGTTGTACCACAGACAATGGTAGAAGGATGATCCAATGGTCTAATTTTTGCAGTTTTTTCCAAAAGATATCAATGGCGTACACTTTTGGATTTTGATACAACAGCATGCCCGAGATGCCCGTCCTGATATTTTGGAGCAGTGTATCGTAGTACGCCTGTTTGATGATGTAACCGGTGGTCGTTTGTGCATTCCGTACCGACATACATTGATTGTTTATCTTGGAATAGGGCGGTGCGATATTTGCACCCAACAACATTACATCCCATTTACTCGTCAATAGGTTGGATACGGATTGTTTGGTCTTTTCTGGATCTAGAAACAAAATATCGTCTTCACAAATACAGGCGTAAGGCATCCGTCTTTCTTTGGCCAGTTCTATACATTTGATATGGCTCAATGCGCATCCAATGGTGCCATTCTTACACGGTATGGCCTCGACTCGTTCGGCAGTGATCCCAATGGTCTTGAACTGTGTTTCGGCCTGCTGCATACGGTCTACCCGATGTTTCAGATTGATATAGAAGACATGGTGCATATACTAGCTTCTTTTTTTCTCTTTATACATTTAACCAATTCAAGTTAAATGGAATATCCATTTAATTTAAATGGGTATTCCAAGTTATTTTTCATATATTATTCGAAGGCATCCATACATTATCACGAGGTTACAAAAAGCCGATAATTTGTACTTGGATAGCAACTCTATCATTTATGATATGGTGGCTTCTCTGAAAGTATGCACCGATGAACTTTTGGCACAAGCCGTGTGCGATAAAATAGACGAATATTTAAAGTTGATTGAACCCAAGCGAGTCATCATTGCATTTGATGGAGTGCCTCCGATGGCGAAAATCAAACAACAGCGAGAACGAAGGTACAAGAGTTGGATGATGCCAGGCAAACCTGGATGGAATACGCTTCAAATTACACCAGGCACCTCTTTCATGACCTATCTGGATAAGGTGTTGCATAAACACTTTGCAAAATATGCAGCTCGGTATGATTATTTCAAGTTATCTACCAGTGTGGAACCTGGAGAAGGAGAGCATAAGATTTTCGAATATATACGTGCTCATCCAATCGTGCACAAACGTAGCAAAACGTTAGTGTATGGACTAGATTCGGACCTCATTGTCTTGGCGTTGAATCATTTGAAATATGGAGATATCCGTTTACTGCGAGAAGCCCCTGCGTTTATGTTAGAGGATCGAGATCTGCACGTCTTGGATATCCCCAAATTGGCAGAAGGGATTGGTGAACTGATTGGTCCTACGAAATTACCCGACTACATTTTGATGACGCTTTTCTTAGGAAATGATTTTATGCCGCATTTTCCTGCGCTGAATTTACGAACCACGGGATTCGACACCCTGTTGAAAACTTACCAACAATGTATGACCACCGAACGGTTGTTTGATGGTGAAATAAAGTGGGACCAAATGGCCCGATTTGTGCAAGCCTTGAGCTTACAAGAACCCTCCATTATGACAAAGGAATACCTTGCTCGTAATCGAATGCGTGTGGACGCATCTACGGAAGAAAAGAAGATGACAAATCTACCGATGCTTAAACGTGAAATGGAACATCACATTTGTCCCATTCGTGTAGGATGGGAAAAACGTTATTATGATACATTGTTCAACTCACCCATAAAGGACATTTGTAAAAATTATACAGATATGTTGCAATGGAATATGCAATACTATACCACTGGATGTATGGACTGGTCCATTTATTATCGATATATGTACCCTCCCTTATTGGTCGACCTGGCACAACATTTGCCCGTCCAAACGATCCATACCGTGGACAAAACGATACTCACACCCTCTGAATTGTTACATTACGTGTTGCCGCCCGTATATCATCATTACATCCCGGGCGGTCATGCAAGGGAATCGGAGCCGCCCATACTTGTTTGGGCCTATTGTCGATACTTATGGGAAAGTCACGTAGAGTTTTAATGGAACACGTTGGTTTCAGAGACATAGTACGAAGGAGTTCCAGCAGAATGTACGCCATCCACTTGTGTAAATCGGCCATTGAACATACTTTTTCCTACACCTACACCACCAAGTTGGTTCATGATAAACAGTTTATTGCGTCCGTATCCATTCGAGTACGTTTGAATGGCCACATTGGCCCAATTGTCTAACCCCACTCTAGACGTAATGCCTTGTTTCTTGTCTCCACCACCCGAGTTCAAGTTCACGTTGGTATTGTACTTGGTACAACTCGCATTTCCAGCACCCATCATTCTCGTTCTAGAAGACATACCTATAAGAGAGAAAAAAAAACAGTCTATATTTTATTATAGGAATAAAGTATGAACTTTCGAATGAGTACCCTTTTCATCTGTTTACTTTTGGCAATCATGGGTATATCCATTGCGTGTTCTTGTTTAACCTTGAAAGAGGGTTTAGAAATGGCAAAAGATTGGAAAACGAAAGGAACTGGCACTTGGTATGGTTCTTACAATGTTCCATCTACCGCAGAAGAACCTACGGGTATGTCGTTTTTAGCAAACAATCCAGCAAATGCGGACTGTTGCAAAACGAACTCTTCCTTTAGTACGGCAGATGGATGTATGTGTATTTCAACCGAACAGTATACTTTTTTGAAACAGCGTGGAGGAAACAATACGCAGAATGATGGGCTTAACGACGGATGGTAAATTTAAAAACGTCTCGACTTTTTACGAAATTTACGAGATTTTGCGAGGCGTGATTGCTGGTGCTTTACCGCATAAAATAACCCTAAAGGTACTAACAAATTGGATGCGGCTACGCCTAAGGCGGCAAGTGTCCCTCCACGTTTACGAGTTGGCATATGTTATTCATCTATAAAATATTTTTGTGGAAAGCAATATTAATAACACGGTATGAAATAGAATAAGGATACCTAAAAAAATCAAATAAGGCCGCAATGCTTCCATAAGGAGTGCAAATAAAGGGGTTAAAATTTGTTTAAACTCCCTTTTAAACTCATCGCGCTTTAATATCTCTAAACATTGGTTCATCATATCTTTTCCAGTACCTTTTTATGCGGACGTTTCACGCATAAAAATATACAGAAACTAGGTATGATTCATTATACATCTGATCCATTTGATTTCAATGAAATTTCATTAACTAAACCCGTTGCATTACAGGGCGGTTCCTTTTTCTCTAAAATTCAAAAGAAGACAGAACCTCTTTACATTTATTCCCCCAAATGTCATACTTCGGGTATCATTGCCTCTGGGTCTAAACAATATGCAGACCTTGTGTTCACCAAAGAGGATGCCTTTGTACAATGGACGGATGCTTTAGAAGAACGTCTACAGGCTTTAATTTTCGAGAATCGTCACACTTGGTTTGTCACGGATTCTATTGAATTAGATGACATACAACACGCCTTTATGCCCATCCTAAAATTTAAGCAATCGCAATATACCTTAAGAGGAAACATTCTGATACGGAAACACCCTTGGGAAGAATCGTTGCAGGTCTTCAATGAACGCGAAATCCCCCTCCCTCATACATCGGTGAAAGATACAAAGGTCGTTTCTATTTTAGATATGCATGGACTAAAATTCAACGACAAGAGTTTCCAGGTTGTCGTTTATCTACGGCAAATGGTTGTATTGACACCCTCTTTATTTTCAGAATGTAAGATAAAAATTAAGGAAGAATTCCCGATAGATATCTCGGATTCTCTCCTTTCAATTAAGGAGGTACCGAATCCAGAATAAATTTTATTATGTTTTCTATATATAATGAAAATAGACAAAAATACGGGTAACCTTCTCACGGTTTTCATTGCTTTAGTGGCTTTAGGTGGGTTGTTGTATGCATCTAGCCGCCGTAAAGAAACCGACCAGATGAGTATGTCTAGTCAGAAAACGGGTAGTCCAGTACCTTCTCAACCTTTAGGACAAATGGACAATTATGGAGGAGCTTATGGCGTCAAAACGAGCACGTATGGCGCCCAAGGTGTAAAGACTGAGGAACCTAGTGTGTTATTGCCCAATGATTCGAATTCACAGTGGGCGAGTTTGAATCCACAGGGAGGCGGCATGCTGAAAAACATTAATTTGTTACAGGCGGGGTCGTTGGTCGGTATTAATACCGTGGGTTCCTCGTTGAGGAATGCCAACCTTCAGTTGCGGTCCGAGCCACCCAATCCTCAAGGAAACGTGGGTCCTTGGAACCATTCTACCATTGAACCCGACTTTGTAAGATTGCCTCTCGAGATTGGTCAGATGGGCGGTAAATTATAAAGAAAAAACATTTAAACAGATACGAGATTACACAGGATGAACGTACTTGCGAATTGGAAGATTCATACCAAGGACGATTACATTTACTGTACCGGATGGTTCGAGGGACGTCGATGGATTACGAGTGATGTGGTTCAGCTGGTGCAAGAGAACGACCGGTATGTGATCTTTACCGAGAATTCGATTTACCATCTTTACTGGTAATGATTGATGTGGTTTCAATGAAACCTTATCAATTAATATAAATAAAAGTTATGGACGTCACGAAAGATGGAATGATGTTGGAATCCATTCCCGAAAAAGAAAGGACTCTGAAGCTTTGCATTGCAGCCGTGAAAGAAAATGGATTTGCGTTACAATTTGTACCCTCTGGATTGAAACAAGAATTGTCTCTGACAGCTGTCACCTCTAATGGGAATGCGTTACGATTTGTACCCAACAAAACCCCACCTATATGTCTTGCAGCCGTGAAACAATTTGGTCCGGTGTTAGGCATTGTACCTGAAAAAACTCGAGAGATCTGTGTGGCAGCCGTGAAACAAAATGGGCTTGCGTTAGAATTTGTACACGATAGATGGAAACAAGAATTATCTCTGGCAGCTGTGACCTCAGATGGAACGGCGTTACAATATGTACCCAACAAAACCCGCGAGATATGCCTGGCCGCCGTGAAACAAGATGGACTGGCGTTAGAATTTGTACCCACTGGGTTGAACCAAGCATTGTCTATGGAAGCCGTGAAAAACACCGGACTGGCGTTACAATATGTACTTACCAAAACCCTAGAGATTTGTCTGGCCGCCGTGAAACAAAATGGACTGGCGTTAGAATTTGTACCCACTGGGTTGAACCAAGCATTGTCTATGGAAGCCGTGAAAACCACTGGAATGGCGTTACAATATGTACTTACCAAAACCCGAGAGATTTGTCTGGCCGCCGTGAAACAAAATAGAGCGGCATTAGCCTATGTACCCGCCAATATGCGTGAGAGCATTGCAAACACAAAAGGGATGTTAGGTAAAATAAAAGGTTTATTCGGGTTCGGTCGAAGGACTCGACGAAAAACATCCAAGCGATACCGATAATATACAAAATTGAAATAACATAGTATATAAAAATTACATAGAACGAGCAAATATGTCGGCCTACACAAAGGTCTTTAATAATTCATCGCTCGTTGAGGCAATCCGCGAATTCAGCAACCAAGGTTTTCCCGAACACCAAGACTGTATGAGGCAGATCCATTATCATCTCCTTATCGATCCATCCTTTGAAGACCTCTTATCCGAGTTCTATTATGTTCGTTACGAAAATTCGATGCGGCGGGATGAGAATCCCCATATCGTCGAATACCTACAGGAAACTTACGATGAGGGCGAGCTACGACAGTTCTCACTCTCGATGAAATGGTGTCGATGCTGCAGCCGTCACAGTCACTACAAGAACGTGCCGTTCAAACCCGCAGACCCCCTACCGGAAAGTAAGCTCGTCGAATGTCGTTGTCCGTGTCGTCGTCTGTATCGAGTGTTCACTGCCTATGGACTTGCATAAAGCGATGCCTTTTTTTCATTACTGGTAAATCTATTGATATTGTTCTTCGACCGTTATCAATACCGTTTTGAAAAAAATTGTAGCCTTTGGGTTGTGTAAGATATCAATCAGTATTTAGGTAAGAATCCAATATGAAACGGGCATTGTCCTCTGCCTGATTACCAAGGTTCTCAAGCGATGATAGTTGAGACTCAATAACGCAAATGCGACGAATGATATCCTCTTGGACTTTAAGCGTCGGTATAGTTATTTTTCGTGAAAGGAAACTCTCATAAGAGAATTTTGGCTGAACGCCGATTACATACTCATTTAGAATATCTATATTATAGTATAGATAATAATAGAAGTATTTGGGAATAACCTTTTCTGTATTCAATAGACAATGAAACATAAGGCTTGAATAAGAACATTCGCCGCTATGATACTGCACTTTCATTTTTCTGTTTCCAGCAGGTATAGCACTGATAAATACATGCTCTGAATTATCAAGGATATTTACATTATGTGTGCTTACTAATAGCGATATGAATGGATAATCACCTGGTGTGGTCTTGCTTGCTTGAATCTTACTTCTTTCAAAGTTACAGAATGAATTTATATCTAACCACGAACAATTTTTCGATTTTAGTGATGTGTTGAATACCGCCACCATTTGTGCCTTGACGTCTGCCACCATCTGTACCTTGATGTCTGCCACCATCTGTGCCGACTTTCGCATAAGACGCTGAGTCTCCACAATAGGCTCAAGTGAAGCACCAGGATTTGCCAGAACAAGATCCATCGCCTTATCGGTTAGTTTGAGAGTCTCTGCAAGTTCAGACGTGCCTGGTGCATAGATGCGGTCAATGGTTGCGACGATTTCTTGCTGGATTTCAATTGGAGGTAGAGAAATAGAAATTTTATGAATATCGTCCCATTTACAATGGGGGATTGTACTACCAGATGTAGTAGACATTGTAAGATGACTATTTAGTTTCATAAAGTAATACAAGTACTTAATGTCACAACTAGCATCTTTCGGTACAATAGTTAAACAATCGCCTGCCCAATATCTTTGCGAATGGAATGCAATAAACCCAGCAGAAGCACCACTCTTGCTAATACTAATCGTATTCCCTTCGCGATTAAAATGATCTGTTTTTCCAATATATGTCATACCACCACCCATTACATCATATTTTCCTCCTTCTAACTTTTCAACAGAGGAGAGTGTTTTTCCATTCGTATGATAAACAACATCTTCTAACTTCACGATTGGAAACCCAGCATGATTCGCTGCAGCCGTCACCTCCTGATAGCGACGCATATCAAAGGAGCAAGATGCATCAAATTTTGACCTTGGTACCGATAGTATCAAGGTCTCCTCAATCTCTCCATTTGAACCCTTGATAACATCCCAGAACTCTACCACAGAAGTGGGCGTACCCGTGTTCTCAAAGAAGAGAATGGAAGGCTGAATGCCAGTATTCATAAAGAACTGACCCTTCATTTTGATGACACGATTGAGTTCAAAGCGGTCAAGAAGATACTTACGCGTCTCATTGTGGCAGGTTGAACCATTGACAAGCATACCATCAGGCACAACCACAGCACAGCGTCCACCACGATTGAGTGAAACCATCATCAGTTGAAGGAAGAGAGGTTCTGACTTTGTGCCACGAATCTTCAAATCTTTCACGCGCTCACAGCATTCAGCGTGTTTGATTCCCTTGATACCAAAAGGCATATTCGCAAGTATGAGATCGTAACCTGTTTGGGTAAGATCGCCATAGAGAGAATCGTGAGTTCGAAGATTTACAGCACGATTGCCGCCAGATTCCATAAAGAGGTTCAGTCGTGCAACCCCCGCAACCTTTGGATCGGTGTCGCATCCGTGAATCTCCTTATTCTGGATACTCCAATCTATTGGCTTATCAGCGTGTTGTTTCTTGTAGAACTTCATATACGATGTTAGGAATCCACCTGTTCCCATTGAAGGGTCGCAAACAGACTCTGGAACATCTTTGCTTTTGAAGCCAGGATTACAGAGATTTACCATATAGTCGCAGATAGAGCGGTCCGTAAAGAACTGACCTAGGTCTCGTGCAGCAGAAGAACCAGTCTTCAAGTGTTGTTCATATACCCATCCAAGAATATCCATCTGGCAATCCACCCCTTCCATATGGACCTTATCAAGAATCTCAAGAATCTCCTTGTGCTTTGCCGGATTCTTGATATCAAAGGAGAAGTTCTCCGTTCCAAACAGGCGGTCAAAGTGATTTACAAGACAATCAGTCTCCTTGTGAAAGAAGCAATCAAGTGCCTTCTGTACACCACCATTTTTTGTTTGTGCCGTCTCAATAAGATTATCCCACGCAAACTCATCCGGAACACCGAGATATATTACCTTATCCTTTGACATATAGCGACTTAGAAGGTAGAGGCAAATATGTCTCATAGAGTCCATTCCTGTAATGGCTACTCCAGGTCCACGCAAGATATCACGGATTCGAACAACGGCAGATTTGAATTCTTCTACGGATGCCATTATACTTTTTGCATTGGGTTTGGTGGAAAAACTAGCTTCAATTTTTGAGGTAAAGGGTTGCATATCTATATAGATATTTTAAAATATCTTTAACTCATTTCAAAAAAATGTGTCTATATTTTGAAATGAGTCTGGAGATTCACCGACGGCCGCCAGAAACTTTCTTACCAAATTTCTCAAGAAGACCGTTATAGTTAGTGTACTCTGTACCAAAGTATCCATCATTGATATTTTGCACAGAAGGAAGTTTCATTCTAATATCAGAAGGCTGAACTCCAAGCCACTCATCATACTTGTGCCCTACACGAAGGCTATTCGACTCAAGAATATCGTTCACAAATACTTGAACTTGAATTTGTTCTACTGAAGGATGAAGATAGTCATACCATGTGGAACTTTTCGGCTTTGGATCTTCAGGTAGTTCAGGCATCTGTGTTCGAAGACTCATAGAATATTCAATGCTTGTATCAATTCCCTTATCAATACATAGTTCTTGAATACGCTTACTCTCCCTTGAAGGAAACAGATTCTTTCTGATATTGACAAAACACTTTCGTATCTCCTCAATGTTAGAGCCGTCATAATCATCCATCATAATACATTCTGCTACAGTACCAACATCTCCAGGAGTTTGTGGTTTCTCTTCAGATATTACTGGTTTTGTTGCACGAAGAATCACCTCATCACGCAATTGGTCGTCGCATGAAGCAATCGCGGTAAGAACATCCTCAAACCCTGTCATATCCTCGTCATCGAGGACTGGAAGAAGGATGTGAAATACAGACTTACCCTCATACCAACGACCTGCCCGTAATAGCATTTGTGTGATTTCACCCCTTGAATGCTTTGGGTAAGTGACTGCTACAGAATTTGCAATAGGTATATCTACACCCTCACCAAGAACTTTACAATTCACAAGAATGGATCGTTTTGCCTCAGAGAATCTACGAATGGGCTCTTCCAATTTATCACCTCCTTTTACACAGAGAACCAGAGTATCCTCTGTCTTATCAATGAAATAAGTCTCAAGTTGCCTTGCCTCATCATTTGTTGCAGCGAATATGATAAGATGATGGAGAATAGGCTCTTCTAAACCACGGACCATTTGTGTGGATTCCCAAGACTCAAGGATACAATCTGCCTTACCAAGAATACCGGTTCCCTTCTTTGAAGAATCACAAAGAGACCATAGACGATAATCAGGAAGTACACCCTTGCGAATAAGGTCTCTGATTTTAAGTTCAGCAATTTGAGAACCAAAGATATGAGTATCATCCATCGAAGCATACTCCATATCAAGGTGGTCATTACGCACAATGCGCGGGGTAAATGTAAGAGAAAGTCTCTTTACTTGTAGTTCGGTTGCCTTCATCATAAGCCTACGCGTCTTACCTTCACCATCCTTACCTACAATCCCACCCATATGATGAACCTCGTCTAGCACAAGAATCTGAGTATCATTCGTAAGAATATCAACCAGTAGATTGGATGACATATAAGTAGTGATTACACAATAGGTATCCTGATGTATAAATGTCCGAATAGCATCTTGGTTTGTAGTTCCATTGTTACCCATAATAAGAATCTGCTTCTTTGTAAATATGTCCTCATTAATAAGTGTATAAGCCCATTGACCCTGAATCTGAGTAGAAGGACAACAGATAATTACTTTGTTTAGTCCCTTGATTCCCTTACAAGTCATTAGTGTCTTTCCAGATCCACAAGGGGCAATCACGAATCCAGCGAACATTTCGTTTAGAATGAATTGTTGAATCGCCTGAATAACTGGCTCTTGAATCTGATTTAGAACCTCATTACGCTTCGAAGGACTGCGAAGAAGGTTTGTGTTCTTAGCGTGTTGCTTACGCAACTGGCGTGAAAGACGCTTCAGGGGAACGATTTCAGAAAGAGAAACTTCATGCTTTACCCAAGGCATTGTCTTCATAAACGCTCTAACAATCTCCAATGGTGAATGCCCCTTGAAATCAAACCACTCAGAATCACCTGGAATGTTACGCATCATACGCCACTTGATGAATTGATTATGAAGAATGTCTTCATAATCAAACAATTCATCTCTTGTGAGCGCATCGGTTTTCCATACCGCATCATAATCAATATCGTGAGAATGAGGCGATAGACCTGGGGGACAACTTGTCTGATAGGTGCTTCTACGCCCATACAGGTCTTCTGTCATACCGAGTTTTACGATATACAGAAGTCGGTAGAAGTCAGATGTAGCAAGATATAGGAACATCTGGTTTTGACAACGGTAGTAACTGATTCGGATTTCAATTTTTAATAAACTGGCAAAATAAATGCACGCGTAATTATTCATGGTCAACAAATTAATGGTGTAGTATAATTGTGCGTGCCCTTATACCTCTTCAACGCCAACTTGCTTAGCCCTTTTTAGTCATTTATATGTCCGTACATCGTAGATAATTTGGATACGTTGTCATTTAAGCTATATACCATCCTACAAAAATAACATAATCATTTATAATTTTTGTATTTCAATAACTATTGATGTTATTTATACAAGGTTTCGGTCAACAAACTACATCGTACATAGTTTTGATACGTACGCGGTTTATACAAGATGAGTTGAGAGATCGTAAATCTTAAATCATTTTGAAACCGAGAGAGCGTCATTCGATGAAGGGTTTTCCACTGGGGATGCGTACACGGTTTCGAATAGGCGTGTATGATGCGGAGTATATCTTCCGGGAATTCCATCCCTTTGTTTTACCCGAATGTGTCCATATCACTTAAATATAGTATTTATGTAATACGGAATGGACCTTACGTACCGAAAAATCATTGCTCGACGAAAAAAAGTCTTGCAAAAATTAAAGATTGACGGTAAAAAACTCAAAGAGTATCGATATGTCGATGAATTGAACGAGTTGAAAACGGGCGGGTTTGTTCGGTGGGTCAATGCGAATGATTTGACCAAATTGATGAATGGGGGATTTGTGGTTCGAGTAGACATTGAGGAGGACGGAATCGTGATTTTGTGTAAAAACAATTTTCGTTTTTTTCAGTTTTGGTTTGATGAATGTTTCGTGTTTCAAAAGATTTCGGAACAAGAACACATTTTGTTCTTAGCAAACGAGTATGCGGATTAAAATATACGGATAGACTATGCGATCTAGAAAAAGAGGCGGATTAGCTCAGACCCGCAGAAATCTAATTCCACTATTGCAAAATCAAGAAAACATTTCGTCCACATTAACCGTGAAAGATGCCAAAGCGTACTTGAAGCAGGACATACAAGAAAGTATCCGAGTACTAAAATCAAAATCGGACTCCTTGGATCAACACGATGCTATGTTGTGGACCGACTACGTAAATAAAGAGATGAATGCCATGACCTATATGAGTAAAGGGAAATCGATGAAGGGTCTCACCGGTGCCATTGCAGTGTACAATGCATTCAAACAGGGACAGGATAAATTCCGGTTGAGCCTTGACCGTCAAAAAACGCCATATCCGTGTGGTACCGTGACATGTAAAGACCGTGGTCAAGAAACGAAAGAAGCTCTTGCGGTCCTCTTATGTATGAGCCCAGATGCTCTAGGTCAATTTGGGTTGTCAAATGCATTCGCGTCTGCATTTGATTGGGCTGCTCGTTCTAAATCTCAAAACATAGATCAAGACTATGCCACGTTCATGGGTCTCCCACCCGACCTCATCCAAGATCTGACGGTGGATACAGAAGTTCCTGCCGAGATTGAATTAACTACCACTCCAGCTCAAACTCCAGCAGCTCAGCCATCTCCAGCTCAAACTCCAGCAGCTCAGCCATCTCCAGCAGCTCCAGCAGCTCAGCCAGCTAAATCGTGGTTATCATGGAGTGGTGGCAGACGAACTCGGCGTCGGTACAAATAAATGTAGGGATACAGTATATGAAAACCCGTTCGAAAAGTCATTCCAAACGAAAGACCCGTAAAGGCGGTATGGACGCACTTACACTACTTATAGGGACGTCGATTTTGTACGGTGTATTCGGTGGGATTGCGAATGCCGTTAAATCCAGATATAACTCAGAACAGTCCGAAACGATGCCTTCCGATGATTCGATGCCTTCTGATATGTCCGAGACGATGCCTTCTGATGATTCGATGCCTTCTGATATGTCCGAGACGATGCCTTCTGATATGTCCGAGACGATGCCTTCTGATATGTCCGAGACGATGCCTTCCGATGATTCAATGCCTTCCGATGATTCAATGCCTTCCGATGATTCAATGCCTTCTGATATGTCGGAGACGATGCCCGAAGTTAAAAAGGGAGGCAGGCGAACCCGTCGTCGTTAAGATTTATGAATGACCAACTGTTTGGTAAATAAAAATTTATGAACCGGTCGGTTTCGTCGTTTTAAATTGCATTGTAAACAGCTGATGAGTACATTGGTAGTGTTATGTCCCATCGTATTATCAATTCGGTCCAACGTCCATTGTTCTTTGTCTCTACACGAGTAATCTGTTTTCACGTGTTGTTTACAATAATAGCACGTATAGTCACACGCCACCAATTTCTCCAAGACTTGCTCCGGTTTAATGAAATAATAGTCACTAAAGATTTCATATTTATCATCCTGTGCCTTGTATCCCCTTAATTTTTTAAGAATTTCCTTTTCCATTCTTAAAAGAGTAGATTAAATTTTTATGTTCTACAGTCTTTATTGTAAAGAATTTTGCGTTATTTCGATCAGATAATGTATGATTCTATTGTATGAAAACGCGTAAAAAACGAGACACCCTACCCAAAATCATTCACTTGTATTGGCATACAAAGGAACTCCCTACCTTTATTCAGCAGTGTAAACAGACCATCGTTCGAATGAATCAGGGTTGGGAAATCAAACAATACTCACACGAGGATATTTTAAAGGTATATCCTCCTGACTTTTGTAATCGAACCTATCAATTGCCTCATGCTCAAAACGATGCCATTAAATATGCGTGTGATTGGTTTCGTCTGTATGTCTTGTACGAACAAGGGGGGGTTTATATGGATATGAGTTGTATATGCCTAGCTCCAATTGAATCATTTTTGAATATGCATACTACTCAAATACAAGGGTACAATATGTCTTTTATTCCGAATTTCTATTGCATGGAAAATTGGTTCATTTGTGCTCCACCTAAACACGAATTCATCCAAAACTGGATGATTGAAACTGCAGAGGCACACAAAGAACCTTATGGGGCTGAACTCAAATATACAGAAGAAAACTATGAATATGGAGGTTCTGCTTTACAAAAACAGTTGCCTTATTTGGTACAGGGTTTAGCCTGGAAAAAATTAAACATACTATTTCCCTGGGTCAAACATACCATGATTATGGGGTGTACCGACAAACATGGGCCTTATTTTTGGACCAATTTTAAAGGTGCAAAGCAAGAACAACTACGTCAAATGTTAAAGATGAACCAAGAAGAGTTTCGAAACATTCCTTTTTTGAAATTCAATCAAGGATTTCGAACCCTTATGTCAGAGATGGTTCAACAACCCAAATACAAGGATTCCTTTTTGGTGAAACAGTTGGAAACGAATTAAAATAACGGATTTGTGTATGAGCATACTACAAGGAGAGCTGGATTGTATACATCCAAATCGATGTGCCAAACAAGAAAATTATTCGATTCTCGCACAGAATTATTAAAGGTCTATGATACGTATGATCCTGTTACCAGAGAAGAAGGTTATATAGAGTTCATTACGAAAAATTATACAGAACCAAGCATATCTTCTACACAACCAAATCCAAATATGATTGCATTTGAAGAATTAGATGAAATGTTGGACCAAAAATTTAAGAATATACATTATAGCGGAACATTACATCTTGGGGATATTCTACGAACCTTTCACTATATATACCATCGACACAAACGAGGGGTCTATGTAAGCATACGAAAGAACGAAGTAAAACTTTTTTTACATTTTAACAACAGTCGATATGTCAATCCATTGAAGAAATATTTAGAGAAAACACCCAAATCGTTTATTCGCAGGAATATGAAAATAGAAACGGATAAAAATGTTGCGGTAAATGATCAGGGTAAATGGGGTACGGTAAATTGCCTTGTAAATTCAATCGCATATACAAATACGCCGAATGGAGTTGAACCAGAATTTAATTTTCGGGAATATTTAATGTTTCTAAGAACCCTTTGTGCTACACGAAAAATAGAAGATTGTGATTTCTTTTTGAATTATTTTGACCAAATGATACTAAGAGACAATTTAGCCATCCCTTTTTATCATATCACGGGCAAAAAGAATATTCTGATCGAAGAGTATCAACATAAACGAATGGCGCCAATTTTAAGTACATCTTCTTCCAATACTTATCTGGATTTACCCTTTGTCTTACCGGATGATATTGCAAGAAACTATCATATTTTTGGAGCCCCACGATGTTCAAACCCCTATACTGTTGAGAAAGCGTTTCATTTGAATTGGCATACCAAGAAAGAATTGGGTGTATTTCGTGGTTCGGCCACTGGATGTGGGTGGACCGTTGAAACCAACCAGCGTCTTGAATTGTATTATGTTGGACAAAAACATAAAGACCTATTGGACGTTGCGATCACTTCACAATACTTTCATTTCAAAAAACATGTTTCAGACCCCTATGTCCAGTTTTTTCAAGATAAACGAATTCAAGCGACGCCAGAAAAGTCGTTAACGTTAATTGAGCAATCCGAGTACAAATATTTAATTTATGTGGAAGGAAATGTATTGGCCTATCGATTATCCTCTATGTTTGGAATGAAGTCGGTAGTTATCTATGTGGAAAGTGAATATCAGCCTTATTATAATAGTCTACTAGTGGACAAAGTAAATTGTTTAAGGGTTAAAGAGGTTCAAGACATTCCGAATTTAATTCGATGGTGTAAGAAAAATGATCATCAATGTCAACAAATTGCAGAAAAGGGTTATGCCCTCTATACAAAATATTTTAGTAAAAAGGGCATTTTAGATTACGCCAAATATTTATTAAATCGTATTAGTTCGAGTGAACAATAATATCATATAATATGAGTGTCTCCTATGAAGAGATGACTGATAAAGTAAACTCGTTTAAACCCTAGAACAGTTATTTCGATATTTTAAAAAGAAAGAGGTTTCTGAGATGTTATGGCATCTTCAGTTTAATAGAAGGCTCTTGTATTTAATTCAAGAATACAACACCGAAAAAGTAAGAAAAACTCCTCATATTTATGAATATTTGGTTGAGTGCGATGTGCGACAAGATACTGCATAAAAAATGCAGCATCTTATTTAATGCTTAGAATAAGGGTTGGTGGGTGACCAATTCTTGTGCCATCATTCCTAGCGCACCCAACATCGCCAGTCTTCCGTGATTCAACTCCGAATCGATGTAGGTCTCTTCTGGTTTCGGTAATTCAAATCCAAAATCGCCTGGCGTATACTCTTCCAGAATCGTAAATGGCTTTTTCGGATCCCATCCCAAATTTAACGTTCGAAATTCACTCATCAACATCAGAGTCACTACGCCAAACTGTATTTCCGATGGAAGTGTCTCAAATCGATGAATCCCCAGTGTTGGACCATCGAACAAAGGGATCAGTAAAGAGGCTACCATTGCTAACCGTCCGTGTTTGAGTTCTGCTTCTCGTAAAAACAAGGGCTGGATGGCGACTACATTCGGAAAGAGAGGTGCTTTGAAAGGATAACGAAGCGCGCTGCAAATCGGAAGAAACCATAGAAAACGCATACTTTAATGAGGTTAATTCTTTAATACATTTTACAACTATTTAATCATCGATTTTTAATCTAATAATATGTATGTTGAAAAAACAAATACTATGTATTCTAGTTGTAATTTATATATTATTTTCATTTACAGCACAATACAAAGAACCTTATACAAAATATCCTTGTAATCAAGAATTAACGGATGCCGAATACATAGATCATATGATAACGCATCACGAAGTTGCTGTTTATATGAGTGAAGGTCATTTACACAATACAAAAAATCCAATAATCCTTGATATATTGAGAAATGTAATTAGATTACAAAAATATGAAATAAATTTAATGAAAGATTCAAAAATAATTAATAACACGAATGATCAATTTAATGATGAGATGAGTAATAAAAACTTTAAAATGAATAATTCATATCGTTATACACAAGGTGACTTTGCAAAACCAAATACACCTTTTTTAAGTAATACATTTTGCGATCCTGGTTTTTTTGATATGTCCAAAAATGAGAATTTACATAATATGACAGATGCGATGTATATCCAACATATGATACCACATCATCAGGTTGCGATTGATATGAGTAAAAAAATATTAAAAAAATCAAACAATGACTTTATTATAGATTTAGCGTACAACATAATTCATAATCAACAATTAGAAATCACCAAGCTCTATTACTTATCGAAATCAAAAAATATGTTTGAAAGTAATATTTTATAACGAATTTTGTCGAGATGTAATACATTTTACAAATAATTATATGGTTACATGGAACGTACTTCTGCGAGCAAATCTTGCTCGGTTCTTCCACCGTCGTATTGTTTCACTACTTCGCCATTGTCCATCACAAACATGGCTGGATATCCAGTGACGTTCAACTTGGAAAGCAGTTTTTCCACGGCTGGATTAGAGGCATCCGTTGCATCAACCGCGACCATTTTATCCGACTGCTTCGCAGAGGCCTTGTCCCAATCTGGTTTCAGATTCTTACAGTGAACGCAGTCTGAACGAGTCACCAGTAACAATACTTTTTTGTTTGCGATATCTTGCATTACAGTTTGTGGATTCGATTCAAACCCTTCCCGTACAAAAAGAAAATACACGAGTAATAAAACCAAGATGACTCCGTATACCAACGTGTGCTTCATATTCTATTCCACTATTATTTTTTTAAATAATCTGGTAGTATTCTATGTATACCAATTTAATCTTATTGATCGTATTTGCCATTATTTCGCAGTATCTCTATAGAAGTTATAAATTGACCGAGGAATTGTTTGAATCCAATGAACATTATCAACTTGTTTCGGATTACTTTATAGGTGAACAAATGAGTAAACGAAAACCCATCTTGTGGATTCATACAAGCACAGAACTCAATGCTCGAAATTGGGATTCCTTTTATTCCAGAAGCAATAAGAAGCTGAATCAGCCTTATTTACAAATTACCATGAAAAGCATTTACGACAAATGTAAAGATTCGTTTAATGTATGTTTAATCGACGACGACATCTTTAGACGTCTCTTGTCATGGAACATTGACTTGGAAGACCTTGCAGAACCGATGAAAAGCCATTATCGACAATTGGGAATGAGTATGCTTTTACATTCCTATGGCGGAATGATTGTTCCTCAATCCTTTTTATGCGTGAAAAATTTGATGGATTTGTACAATCAAGGTTTGTCAAAACACTCCATGTTTGTGGTAGAAAATACCACACGAGATAGTCATTTGGCGGAGACGTATTATCCCGATACGCGTATGATGTCGTGCAAAAAAGGATCTCTTTGCATGAAACAATTGATTGAGTATCAAGAAGCATTGTACAAGGACAAGACAAATCAACCTGATTTCGAAGGCAATATACGCATTTGGTTGAATTCGAATGAACTGACCATCCTAGATGGAAAGGATATAGGGTTGAAAAAAATAAATGGGACGCCCGTCTTACTTGAAGAATTATTAGGGACGGAACACATCGAGTTGCCTGCAACCACTTACGGGATTGACTTACCTCAATCCGAATTATTGTCTAGATCTAAATATAGTTGGTTTGCACGAATGTCTACGGACCAAATTTTAAAAGGCCATTTGTTGATTGCGAAATATATGTTGGCATCCTATTAAGGAAAAATAAAAATATTGGTTATGTTATGTACGAATCACGAAGACGTAGACGTAGCCGTAGAGGAGGTGGTTCATTATCCCCAGCACTTTTAGGCGGGCGAAGCCGCAGGAATCGCCGCGGAGGATCGCACTTTCCGTTGTCTCCCGCGAATGTGGGTAGTTTGTCTCCCAACGCGGATAAGTATATGAGTAGTCGCGGGATTGATGGTGCAGGCATCACTGGTTCGGATGGCCAAAGTGGCCCAATGACACAGGCACTTACGGCAGGCTATCGACGCCGTCGAAGCCGTCGTGACCGACGTTAAGGCTTGCTCAAGTAATCCATTCCCATAAAGGTTGCGTAATACAGCATACCAAAGCAAACACTCTTTATCAATAAACCACTTGTGGTGTCTGTAATGAGGGTAGGAGCGATACGCACCAAAAAGGTATGTACCGCTGATGTTTCATAGATGAAATACAACAAGGCAATCATAATGGGGATACGAAATTCATCCGCGAATCGTTCCAGTTTACTTTCCACGTGAACCGGTTGTGATTCAATATACGGGGCCGGTTTGGGTGGAATATACGTGGGCGTAATTTGAGGATCCGCAACGTGTTCGAGGGTCTCGCGTGGAATATCTCTCGAAGGCAATTCCGTTTTTGTGTTATACGGAAGATCGGTGATATTGGTGGCCATACTAATCCTTTAGTAATTTGTAATGGAACCTTTACGCAAACCGAACCGTTTTTTTGGTGGAACTACACTTAATGTTGTTCGGTTTGAATTGATAACATTTGTCTTTGTAGGCGTATGTTTGTTCTTCAATCTCTTGCAAAGAAGGACCCTTGAATTGTAGACATTTTTTTTCTTGGCAACTTTTTCTAAAGAGGGTGGAAAGACCGAACCCTAGAATGACCGCAATGATCATTCTACCGTAATGAGACTGCATAAATTTTCGAATCTGCATATGTACTATCTGTACATTTTATTGTACGGGTATCTTTTTGGCATTTTTACAATCGACCAATTTGGCTGAAAATTGAAAACAATTGTCTGCATTATCTTTGTATTGAATGTGTTTCAGGTTGGACGGTGTAGGATACACGACAATGGTTTTGTATTCCATCGGTGATAAATAGAGAAAAACTGCTCCCACTAAAAAACTCAAGACGAATGCAATCAAGTAGACAATCTTCATACTTTACGCGAATAAAATTACTTGGACCTTATGGTCGATATTTGACCTATAAAATGGCACTTACAAATCCAAAGCAGAGACATGTTTTTGTATAATTGAAATATTTAGGTGACAACACAACAAAATGAATATTCTTCATTCTACTCTCGCCGATGCAATGATTCGTCACAATAAATTCAAAGATGCGATATTAAACTCTGTTTGACCGAAGAAACCCGTCAAGATTGTCCTAAAGGGACTCGAAATGCCCTCTTGACCGAGAACAACTGTAATGGTTTGTGGATTCCCTAGCGGAAATCTTCCGAGGGCAATTGGCATTCATTCGAGCATACTAACCGTGAGTTCGTAAATAAAATTGAAACTATTTGGTGATATACCAATGACAAAAGACACAATGTCCAACAACTTCCCCGAACTCGCCGAACTCACCGCTCAAATGTGCACTCGATACTCATCGATAGCAGATGAAGTGACGAACACGATATTAGGCAACATGTTCGAATGGCGAGATCGCGAACTAAAGTTAGCCCCAGAAGGCCTACGATACACGCTCCCAACCCTGGAGGCGTTCTTTGAGGCCACTGAGAAAAAGGCAAACAACCAACATGATATGGAGTATGAACACGCATTCACTGAAATGTTCCAGCTTGCAGAGGCTTGATTTCCTACTTAGAATTCGAAAGAAGTATTTTTTTCGAGTACATTTGATCCGTCTTCAACTTCTCTGGATCAATCGGACAATTTCCGTACACTATCTCCTTACTCAACAAATCCTCAGACCTAGAATGCTCTCCATATGTTTTGTGGCATTGTGATGATCGAAAATTATCGTTCCAACTTGTTAAAATTGAAACTAAATGGATTATACAATTACACCAAAACAACACATACAATGAACATCCACGAGTATACGTACAACACGCCTCTCACCGAGCGTCAAACGAAACGACATAACAAATTCAAAGGCGCCCACGGTAATCTTACCAAAAAACGTTGCAAATATATGAAGCGTCTTGTTAAGACTATCCTAAAGGGACACGAAGTATGTGGCTGCCCAGAGGAAGTATCCATTGCACTTGTAAAGAAGTATGTGGATGCCCGCATGGACAACCGTGACAAGGTGCGTGAGACGTGGCAAGAGATTGTTTCCCTAGCGAGAAACATCCATCCCGACCGTATAATCCTTCCCAGTATACTTGATGAAGGTGGACCAGAGGTATATCACCATAACTTTATGTGGGTGTATGAAAAAACAGATATCGTTTCACATCGGTGATATCGGATCTGTTCAATTTTTTTTCGCAAAATTGAAACATAGGATGAACTCACATAAAGATGTTCGTATATCAAAACGTCCACGTTTTTTCGTGTATCAGACTGCATATGCAACCGACTTTACACACTATGTAAACTATGAGTATAAGGATTTTGCTTGAAGGCATCTAATAAATCCGGAGCATTCCGGTAAGGTTCCGGGTACTTATTTGGATTGCGACTTCCCCCATACCTCTCCATACTGGGTGGTACACTGGCAATCGCCGCTCCATTCACACCACCCATATAGGAGGTATGCATCGTGGACCTGTTCGAGGTGGTGGTCTGATTGATAATGGGGGCAAACGTCTGTGTGTTCCCGCCAGCAATACGTCCAGGATTTGCCCGATTGGAGGTAATTGTAGCGTTGGATTCAGCGTGGTTCGACATGGGTTGGGGAAGCATACTTGCTCCACCCATATAAGAGGTATTCGTCGTGTCTCTCTGGTTTTGAATAGGCTGATGTTCATTGACTTGGTACCCACCATCGGTGATGGCATGAAAGGGTCTTTGTCCCATCGAGTACGGACTGTACATGGTCCCCTCTTTCACGGTTGGAGGCGCCACTTCCGTAGAGATGGGTGCATTCGATACAGAACTCCCCAATCCTCCTAAACGAGTTAGACCTACCAAATCTTCTTTTCGAGTTGGACGAACCAAATCGACTAGAGGGGCAGTAATGGCTTGGACCAATCCCTGGATGCCACCAAATGATTCCGCTTGTGCAATAGAACGATTGGTAGGAAGCAATTTATAAGAGTCCATATTGGAATTGGAATGGGATACATTGGACGTAGCGGGTGTGAGACCAACCGCCCCAAACTGCTGACGATGATCCATTCGATACAATCCTGGTTTAGACTGCTGTTGCAGACCCCCGGCAGCACCCGTATAAGCTTTGGTTGTGGTGGCTCTGTGCACATTAGGATCGGGTTGTTCAGCACGAAGGGTGGGTCCAATCTCTGCTCCCGTAGTAGTCAAGTAACGTTCGGGTGTATTGACAAAATATTTGTCCGGTAAATGTTTTTCGACTTTTCCTTCAAACCCTAAATTCTTGACCAGCGTTTGGGCAGGCCCTTGATGACCATCAAGACCAAACGTTTGCTTTGGATTGGTTAACACTCGCAACTCGTCTACCGTACGGTCGGTCCATTTCTCCCGTGCGTCCATTCCCGAATTGAATCCGTTGTTACCTTGCGCCGAGTATCCTTGGTTCAGACCAGGTCCTACGTGTTCTTCTTGCCACGGTTTTACATTTTTCATACCTATACTAGGATTGACTCTGGACTGGTAAAAATTACTTTGGTTCGGTGCACCATTTGCCCATTGTACATTTTCTTGGGGTTTGAAGAGTGGTGCTCCTTCGGTTTTTGCAATGTGAAAGGTTCCTCCACCGCTAAAATTATCCAAGATTTGATCTCGATTGAAATTGGTGGTGGAATTGCCTATATTCTTCATTTTTCCAAAATAGGGTGTCATTTGCTTCGTATAGTCCTGGACATTGACTTCTCGTCCAGCTAAATCGGTAAACGGTTTATCCTTACTTTCCACTGCATTCGATTTAAAATATTTGTCCGTGGATTGATTTGGAGCATTGTAATGGTTGACGGAAACGGTTTCAAATCCTTCCTTTTTTTTTTGATTGGATACGACATACAACCCACCTAAAGCAATGAGGGGTATCGCTAATTCCATATATTCCTCTAACATTAAAACTCGAAGAAATTCCAAGGATTTAAAAAAATACTTGAAATCATTCCAATGTCTTCATGAAATCATTCCAATGTCTTCATGAAATCATTCCAATGTCTTCATGAAATCATTCATATCTCTTGTACCCATACTCGAGTTACAGTTTTGACAGATAGGTTTCAGATTATTGACTTGGGTCTGACCTCCTTTCGATTCAGCTACAACGTGTCCGCAATGAAATGATGATTGGGTAATATCCGTAGATTTACAACACCAACACTTGGCCTTTCCAATCTCTTCGCCAATGTTTTTATTCCATACCAATCGTTTGATAGTGGACGAGATTCCCTTTTTTAGTTCAGATTTCTTTAGTTTATCGGGCTTGGGTTGGGTTGGTTTATTGCTTTGGTTTATCAGGGGTGGTTCATCTTTTCGAATTCGTACAAACATCCCCTGAAGATATTCTTTGCGTTGGACCTCATTTGAACCATGTAGGTCGTGTTTTGGTTCCTCTTGTAGAAATCGTCGAAAATCGTCTGTGTAAGGTCGGAAGAGTTGAAGATTTTCATCAATCTCCGCGACAAGAAGCTTAATCAGCTCGTCCCTTTCTTCCTTGTAACATTCTCCTTTCTGAACACAATCGGGGATATAACAACGCATATTTGGACCCATCGGGTTAACAATATGATGCGCGATAGTGTTTGCTCGACGATAAATACGTTCTCTCAATTTGTCATGTTCTTCATACTCCTCTGGAAAAGACTCCTGAATTTTCACACGTTTCGAAACGATTGGATAACGCAACATAGTATACCTTCCTTTACAAGATTTAAGCGAATCAATTTTTTAAGGTGGTTGCCCTTCAATAAAATTGATTATTTAAGGAGAAGCGTTTCAATGTAACCTTGAAGAATGGATCAATTACGTTTCGCATTCAAACTATACCGAATTGGATTCCGCTTGTTCGGCCCCAAACATCGTTTCCATGAAGAGTATCATGAAGCGTTGGACATGCTCAATGTACGCGGTCACTGGCTTTACCTTTATGACAGTCTAGACGGACCGAATGGAGAACAAGTTTGTGAAGCGCTGAAAGCGTGGTTGGAAGCTTATCAAGCGAAAAAGGCAGGAGACCGTGAAGCGATCTCTGACGAAAAGCGACTGAAACGTCACCTCCACTTGTTGATCTACGACGAATTCGTCGAGGGAGAACACGGATATGTGAGCGACGACGAACTCTAAAATGACTCAAGCATCAATCGATATCCATGAAGGTGGACACAAATCGGTTGTTTTTTTATCGTAGTTGGCCGCCCCAAACCACGTTTTCGGATAACACACTAATTTGTTCGGAGTTTGGTTTAGATAGGCTGCCCACCAACTGAAGGCACTATTGGCAATAATGTGATGGTCAGAGCAACTCATCAGTAACAACTGTTCCCAATCTTGCATATTGTCTTCGGCTTTGTAAAAGTTGAGCTCTGGAAATTTTTTTTTGATACGTCTCATTCGCTGTTTCACGGGAATGTTATCCTTCTCTTCACAAAAATAAATAATGTTCCAGTTGTTTTTACGAGTTCGTTTCAGAATTTCCTGGATTGCTCCAATGTAATATTGATCCTTTAAAATGTTGTGATGCAATTGAAGACTCGTATAGTCTCCAATCCGGAAATGCAACGAGATGGTCTCGGTTAACGTAAGGTACTTGTTGCGTACAATTTCCTGTTCCATTTTGAAATTGAGTTTCTTGTAAATGGCTTCAAAGTGACGGTCAAAATATTTGTAGGATTGAAAATATCCGACCAACATTGAATTTGGTTTGACAGGGATTGGAGTGTAATGAAATCCTTCTTCAAATACTTTCGGTACGGTTTCACAATTCAAGGTGGGGTCTATCCCCTCTTTAAGACGCTTTAAAATGGTATCCCAATAAGTGGGTCGTATGCTACCATCTGCCTTAAATGCGGGGAAGACTAGTTTTTCGCGGTGTTCCATTGCATAGGCAATCGCCGCACATATTTGAAAGAGTTGGTTTCCCAAACCTCCTTGTAAATACACGGAAATCATTATGTGATGTTAGAAGACTATAATGTGACAAATTAAACTAATACTTTCCTAAAAAAAAGGGTTGCACGTTAACCGAGGATCCATGTGGCAATCCTTGGTCCGAAAGTCCGAGTCATCAACTTCGTGTTAAACTCGATGAACCACGATGCAATCCGTATCGTCATATATGCGATGACTAAGGAAGAGGTTTCGATAATCATCATCATCGCAAGACACGTCCACAACAACGAAGGAGTCACATACGTCTTGTAAGTCCACCACGCTAGGTATGGAAGTACGCACCACTTAAAGAGGAACACTGCGAGTTGAACACGCATTTTGTAAAGAACTTTTATACGTGAATAGTGCTCACTTCATTTCAATTTTAATCACTATCTAGAATATTTGCCATTTTTGACAAAGGTATCGAGTACAAACAGCGTAAATATACCTAAAAATACGTATAAGATAAGCTCTTCTGTAACCTGACCCGTTTTTTCGTCACGCTGTTCTTCAAGTAATGAAATCATATAATTTAATTTTTCCAGTAATTCGCTCTCGTTACTCTTATACGTGGTATCTAGTAAAGGAGCATCGTATACATTAGGCATACTGTCCGGTTCGGGTTCCGGTACTTTACGATTGATGGGTTCGGGTTTAGGTGGAGGTGTATAATTCGATAGAGGGTCGTCCTCTGTGTCTAGCTGTTTCGTACTCACTATTTTTTGACGAGGCCGCTTGATGTGTTCTTCTGGGAATGGAGATGACCATGACATTAACATTATAATTTTAGTATATTAAAATTATACTGTTTTACGGAAATAAATATTGTACTTTAGTATGCTCGAGTATGTATTTATGGCGTTATTTGTCCTATTGTTTGTGAAACCAATGCGATGGACCACCTCTATTAAAGTAGTAGAGTTGGCCATGTTGATTTATGTGTCGTACAAACAACCGTTGATGGGTATCCTTTGTGCAGCCATTTTCATTCGACAATTCCCCGTGGAAGGGATGGTCGTTCATAAAAAAACACCCGTTCGTATGGCATTAGATGAACAAGTCCGTCCTAAAGATTCGAATTCGATTCGTGCTACAAAAACGGGAGGTGTACCTCCTGAAGTAGCCCTATCCGGACTAATCGCGAAACCGTACGTGGAAAATCATACAGGTAATTATACCCCCTTTTGATAATATAATACCATGAAGAACTATGTATGCCTTTTTAGGTTTATTGATCCTTTTACTCGTATATCATATAAAAGACCGAGAAGGGTTTACAATCCACATTGAAGGGGGTATGGATGTGACGCCCATACAATCTATCCAAGCTGTAATGAATGGAATCCACGGAAGTATACTCCGTCCAATGTATTCTACAATGATGGGATTCATTCCTTATAAACACCATTATCGAAAATTGCGTCGGCAGTTTAGATAAATTTGTTCAAGGTCACAGGAAATCCGTGACCAAACAATATCATATAAATTAAAATACACGCAGAGATTAAGATACTTCTATTTTCAGCTACACGGCTGGATTGCTTGAATCCGAATATCATGAATGCGTAGAGTATCATTCCGATTATGCTAGAATGGACCAACATCATCAACCCTCGTTCCATTCTATATGATTGGAAAATATATATATACAGTATATGCGTAAACACACTAAAGCAAAAAAAATCAGAAATAAAACAATAAAAAAATACAAAACAAAAAAATCAAAAGGGGGTATGTTCAAAAGATTATTCAATAGAGCAGCACCAGCACACACCTACCTGCCCATGGTCGACGACGCAGAGGTACCCACACCAGCACCACCACCACCACCACCATCAGCACCAGCACCACCATCAGCACCAGTACCAGCACCAGTACCAGTACCAGTACCACCAGCATCAGAACCGCCAAATGGTGCAACAGTAACGCGTTATGATAATCTTTTTTTAGATTTTACAAAGGAAGATATCTCAAGTTTGGAAAAAAAAATGGAAATTTTTGGAGGAAACAACTTATTACAAATGATTGTAGGTATGGGTGACTATATTCGTCCATTCAAAGGAGATGACATGCCCAATACAAAGGCTTATCCTAATTATGACATATATGTTATTTACACGGGTTATAATCTAGCCGCTCCTGAATTAAAAATTCAGGAAAACCTCGATGCGATTGTGGATAGTGATAATCCTAATAGAGTAATATGCAACATTGATTTAGAAAATAAAACTCAAGTCAATCTATTTACGGATGTGTTCAATCATAAAATTAATACCATCATCTTTGGTGACTCAAAGGTGGCACTATTGCCCCAAGATTCAGTTGAGTTACTAAATTATGATGGTGAGGGTAGGGTGGACGTGCCTTTATCATTAATTTATTTCCCACCAGGACAACGTGGTATAGAATATAATACTATATATGCATCTTCTTCAAGTCCAACCAAATCAGGAGGTATTCAACGTACCTTCATAAGAAATCCAAACCGGGTTAGCTTTACGTTGCGTAAATAAAATACCATATTATGTTATGAAGAAGCCTTGGTTATTCTTACAAAATGGACTACGTAGTCTCAATAATTCAAAGGTATTTACAGGCATCATGATGATTTTAATGAACGTGGGTTCAAAATACATTACCGTCAAACTGTCTCCATCCCAAGAAGCTTACTTCCGAAATAACATTGCACGCGAAATGTTAATTTTTGTGGTTTGTTGGATGGGTACTCGTGATCTTGTCATCTCCATATTCTTAACGGCATCCTTTTACGTGTTGACACAACACTTGTTTAATGAAGAAAGTCGATACTGCGTATTACCTAAAAAATACCGAGAATTTCATTTGTTATTGGATACTAATAATGACGGCATTATTAGTCAACAGGAAATCACCGATGCAGTGAACATTCTCGCCAAAGCCAAGCAACAACATTCGAATCAACAACGAAAAGAATTACACACTTATTTTGAAAAACATAAGTGATTTAAACAATCTGTGGAATGGATATAGATGAACCGTCAAGACTTTTACAAAGAATTGGATCAAAATAACTCGATTTTGATTGTATTCGTGACCGGAAATAATTGTATCCCTTGCGAACGAGCAAAACCTTTAGTCCAACAAAAAATGAAGACCGTATCGTATAAACTGATACAATTGGACCGTGACAAGGATGCGGATATTTATGCTGCATTACGTAGTAAAAAACAGATCAAGGGGGTTCCTACCTTATTGGCCTACGAAGCGGGTAATTATACACTCAACGCAGACCTCTCTGTATCAGGTGCAAATCCGTCGGCCATTGAAGAGTTCTTTAACCAATTAGAACTTCTTTAGATCAACGCGAAAAAATCGAATATAAATGAAGTCCAAGTATAACTATGAAATGAAACGGCTTGTGGTTTCGTGTAAAAGCACAAAGACCAATGGAGTTGTCGGTGTACAAGAAGTAATCTTTACACCGTTTCAAGGCACACCGAACCAGTGCATACATCGTTTCATGCGTAGAATCAAACGTATACTTCGACAAGTGGATGACTTGCGAGACGTTACCCTATACATTAAAGCGTTAAATCTATCCAATGAAATGCATCAATGGATCATTTCTATTGCAGATGTATTAAAACTTCCCATTGACTTTACCAAAACCATCTTTTTCGTGATTCACAAAAAACATACCCTATTATTTCTTGGTAGTCTTAATGTTTGAGATTTAAAAGGACTGACTTTCTTTGTTGTACCCAAACAAATTGGCCATGGATAAAATGGTCCACGCGGGTAAATCAATGACGAAAACACGAACTTTATCCGATGCTTTCAAGTAGTTTTGTTTGACGGCCAATTTAAGCGCTTCACTTCGATGATGCCCATCAATCACCGATCCAGTATTGGATGTAATCATCGGGGGTTTGGATGCACGTTCCAGGATCGTCTTTGTATTTTTATTTAAAATGTCCTCTACGCGTGAACGACTTATTTCATTTTGAGTTGGATGCAATTGGTGGATGGATACTTGTTTGAAAGACCCTTTCACCTGTAAATGGAAACGTTTGTTTATTTTAGAAATAAGAGCACGAGCCTCTTTTACACTAGGAAATTGAGGCATCATACGACGTGGCAATTGTCCAAACCCAAGTTGTTTAAATTCAGGATTCACACACTGGTTGTTGTTACACAGGTCATCTTTTTTATTTTGATGGGTGGTTGGGTTAGACAATAAATGGTCTGTGCGATCATCAAACCGAATACGCTGTTTGAACATACGTGTGGCCAATGCAGAAGGGGACATTTTACGCGTCTTCATGACTAAGATGCGTAAAAAAGTGTAGACATTTACCTAATAAATTCGATGATGGAGGCCAATACCTCTTCGAGTGTAGTCTCGTCGTTTTCAATCACCAGTTTGGATGAGTATCCATTCATCCAAGTCTCGTGCTTTTCATGACATTGGGTTAAATACTCAAGTGGAATTTCTTCCCCCACACGTGCCCGTTTTTTGCAACGGGTAAATGCGGTGGTAGGCTTGCATCGAATATAGACAATGGAATTTACCGGAATTTCTTGTTGAAAGGTGTGAAACCACGTTTTATAAATCGTAAACTCTTCGTCCAACATTTGTCCCTGTTCGTGTAACATACTTGCGAAAATGTTGTAATCGGTTAGCAAACATCGTTCCGTAAGAATGATCGAATTCGGATTCGCTTGAACTGCCGCCTGAATCATGGTGAGACGTGAAATGTAGGCCATCATTTGGAAGGAAAAGGCATATTTTGACGGATTCGCGTAGAAGAGCTCTATCATATTTTTGCCATCTTTACTCTTGATTTGTTCCCATTGACTTACTGGTTCGTCTACATACACGATGGGTACGCCGATATCGGGATAACGCTCGCGCATTGCTTTCAAAACGGTTGATTTTCCAGAACCAATATTTCCTTCTACGGAAACAATCATTGTATATATAGAATCCAAAGACGGAATGTTCTGAATCAATTTTATGAAACTTGTTTGAAGAATGCTAAACACGTTTCGTCTTGAATAAAGTCATTCAATCGTAGGTTGGTTCCACGAACCATACTGCTTGGTTTCAACAACTGTTTTTTGTCAAAGGTATTGTGTTGATGAGAGACCACCAAGATGGTTTTCATAGGGTCTAACTGAACCATAGGTATGGTATAATTTTTCAAAAAATGTTTTTCTTCCCCCATCGTCGCAGATTCATCGTAGGAAGTCTGTGCTAACAACGATCGTTTCAATGCAAACGTCCCTGCAGTGGCATGATTCGGGGCATACGGACCAAACTCCACGATTTGATGGATATGGTCAAAGTACACGTGAATTCTACTGGAACCTGCACACAATGCTTCACTGTTCAATAAGGTATCCACGGCGTGTGAAATGCGGGTAGGAGGATAATAATCATCGTCATCCATATAGACCAAAATGTCTCCCTTGGCTAAGGCATGGGTCCTATTTCGTTTTTGACCAATCGTATGTTTCGTATCTAATCGTACGTAGTTTACACAAGGAATGTTTGAAACCAAATCTCCAATGGGGTCCGTTCCATCGTCTAGAATAATCCATTCCATGTCTCCTTGATAATCTTGGTTTTGAAAACAACGAATCATATTTTGAATAAACGGTCTACGATTGAAGGTAATGGTGCACACCGAGACCAACATTGAAACAACCACCTATTTATTTTGGAAAGAACAAACGATAAATATAAATGGTGAGGGCAAACAATATTCCTCCCCAAACCGTATCCATGACGGCCGATTGGAGGGGATAGTCCTTTAACAACGCATACGTGGTGGTATCGTAGACGCCATAGACACATACACCGAGAAGGAAGGCGTCACGGATAGGACGGTTCGGTTTGAGAATGAAATAGTAGAGCAACGCCGTTAAAAATACATAACACAAGGCTGCACTCGCGGGCCGAACCTGTAAAGGCGTTTTCTGGATGTTCAAATAAATCGATTGGAATGTCGTCATTTGAATACCAATGTAAAGAGCGTCCAACAAAATCAGCAGTATCGGTAGTAGAATCCACATACCTTAAACCTACACAAAAAAGAGTGGCACACTCCTAAAGCTCGTTCCACGAGGATCTTATGGTATGCCATCGTCGGCGTATAACTAAAAAAAAGGCGTTGCACCACTAGTCGTAGCCGCGGATGTCACCGTCGGCGTTGATACCGAGGTCGTTGTAACCGTCCTCGGCGTAGCCGTACTTGTCGTAGCCGCGGGCGTCGTAGCCACGGGCGTCGTAGCAGTCATACTCTGCGGTGATTTCCGCGATGGCCTCCTTGACTAGATTGGCTTTGAAAGCTTTATGTTGGTCTGTGTCAATTGACGCAAATGCGAAATGTAGAGACCAATGATCATAGGGCGTACGGGCGACGACCTTGGCAATCGCTGCTTCGGTTTTGGCTTGTTTGGCGTATCGAACTGCATCCATGTAGTCTTCGAGGGCAATTCGATAGTCTTTCCGGAGAGAGAAATACACGTCTTGTGCAGCGCGGCGCTCATCCTTGGGTAAAGAGGGGAACCTCTTTGCTTGGTCACAACAATTTCTTGATTGGATGCAACATTCTTCGTAGTAGGCACACTCTCTCTTTCGGGAGAGGTACTCTTCGATGTCTTTCGGCATGGTCAAATTCACCTGTGCATACTTTATTATATTAAACCGTTTCAATTTTAACGAACCATTAGAACATTGTTGTAAAAAAAGGTGTGCACTCTATTTACGAGAGTTCACCCAAGTGAGCGACCGTCGGATAGGTCGTGTGTAGAACTGGCCGTTGTTATCGTCAATTTTATCCTCAAAGACGTGATAGTATCTACCTTCAACGCCTCCAATACGAAACCATTCACCGACGTTGTCCATGAGCGCCAATTGGCCATCATAGTCGACGTAACAGTCGTCTTCGTCATCGTCATCGTACTCACATTCTCCGTTACAGTCTTCTTTAGTCTCTTCGTACTCTACTTCCTCGTATTCGCATACTTGGGGGAGCTTGTAGGTGAGCTGGTACAAAAGACGGTGCTTCGGGATTGAGTGTGAACATTTCGAAAAGATTCGTTTGATTCCATTGAATCATTGAATCGATTCAATTTTATTAGAAATAAAATGAAGAGTATACTTATGCCAAAAACCCGCAAACGAGGAGGAACGACTCAAGTGAATTATTTTAAAGATGGCCGAATTTCGACGGATCCCAATCTATCGCCTGCATACAAATCTTGTGGCATCCTGATGGCTACTTCCATTAAGGGTGTCAATATGGTTCGTACCTTTGGGACTAATTTACTCAATCATTTTGGAAAAAGTGGATTTGAATTAACGATTTACGAAGACCTCAAACAGGATGCGATGAACAAACTCTTGGAAGTAATGAATGAAAAAGGTGTTGAACGTCTCAGTGGGTTTCGTATAGAATACATAGAATCTCCCTCTCAATTGGTCGCCAATTGTTATGGAACGGCTCTTCAATCAACACATCTTCCCAGAAAACAATAGGTACAATACATACAAAGCCCCTATGAGCAACCCACTAGACACCTGTGTCGTCAAAAATTGATGTGCGGATTTCAAGGTAAAATACATGAACAAAATGACAAGACTTCGTTTAAACTTATTGATTTCTTGAAACGTTTTCGACAACCCATTCGTCCATAAAAAGGGAGACAATAACAAAATCACATAGGAATATAAGGTCAATGCAAGGGTCACGACAAACCACCAAGGAACATGAATGATGGGAAGCATCAAACCAGCGATCCCTAACATGACCATATTCATCAGACATCCAAACGTAATGCTTTTGCCACACAAGCTCAATCCATACCCCCACCCAGTCAATGGCGACATCACATACATCATACCATATCTATTTGCGGCAAATAAAGAAGAGAAAAAGGTTACTATCAGCATAAGAATGGGTACCGCCGGCATGATGTGAATGAAAATAAAGGGCATGACATAGAAACGAAAAAGGTCACCTCCCCACGCTTTGGAGATACGTTCGCCACTTTTTGCAGAAGTCGAACACGCATATCGGAATGCTGCAAAGGAGTAAGCACACGTCTCTAGTAACCATTTCAAGTATTGTGAACCATTACTTTCTCCCAGTTGATTCATGGTTGCATAGGGAAATCCTACCGATTTCATAGGCCACAGATATTCCAACAGTCCTTCTTCGTCTCCTGTCGAAAGAGGTCCTTTGTAAGGAGGTTGTGACAAGTCATAGGGAAATAATTCGTTTCCGGATTTGCTCATGGAAGAGATGGATCCACCCATATAGCCCAATCCAAGGATATACAACATATTTTTAACCATGTCCATCGTAAACCCTTTCACATTGCCAATAGGGCTCATATCCTTTCGAGATACAATATTTTACCATCTCGTCTTTTTTACTTGAATTTGTTGGACATTTTTCTTGGTCGCCTTGGGGTCGTATTTGTCCTTGTCTTCCGCCGGCATATTCTTGGAAAGTTCCCAGAATTCCTTGGACCCTAATTTAAAATTGGCGTGGGGTTCTGCCTTGTACCAAAAGATTTGATCGGTTAGTTTGTTACTTTTGGAATTGTTGTTGATGACCAAACATTCATAGTTCTCGGTACACTGATCCATGACCTGACAAAACGACTCAAAGGTTGGAAACATACCTGCATAATTTTCATAAATACGTTTTCGGTTGTTGATGTAAGGTTCTCTTAAGATGAACACGTAATCGATGTTCGTACGTAAATTAGGCGGAATACCCAATGGATATTGCATCGTAATGACCAACATAATTTTCCAATGGCGTCCATTCATAAAGAGGAGTCGCATCAACTTATCTTTGGTCCATCCAGCATCGTACAAGCAATCGTCTAAGATGCAAAAAGCTCTAGGGTCAATGTTACATTTTTTGTACACTTTCATTTCTTCATTGACCTGCAACATACATTGACGTTGGCGTTTCAAAATATTCTCAATGATTCCACTGCTATACTCTTCGTGGATAAACAGTTTAGGGACGTGGTCGCTATAAAAAGAGTTTCCAGCTTCTGTCCCCGAAATCACCGTTCCAATAGGAATGTCTTGTTGATAGAAAAGTAAATCACGTACCAAGTAACTTTTACCCGTATCACGCCGTCCAATCAGAACGACGACTGGACCGGAATTTTCAGTAGACTTGAATCGAATCGAACGCATATCAAATTTTTTGAGTTCTAACGTCATGATATCTCTTTCCAATAGAAAAAGATAGAGTTAAACGTAAAAAAATTGATATGAAGAATTAAATCTATCATAAAGTATACCATGGAGTTCTGCGAAGTATGCGACAATATGTTGTACTTGAGTAATCTCGAGGACGAAATGTCCCTTATTCATTTGTGCAAAAAGTGCGGGTTTCAACGCAAAAGTAGTGAAGGAACGACACTCGTATCTTCCTTGTCCTTTTCGAAACAGGCTCCATATACAAGTGCCATCAATCAATATACCAAATTGGATCCCACCCTTCCAAGGATTCAAGGGATGCCTTGTCCGAAGACCGATTGCGAAAACCATAAATTGGCTCGCGACATTATCTACATACGATACGATAATGTGGATTTGAAATACGCCTATCTCTGTCCAATCTGCGATACGGTGTGGAAAACGGATAAAAATTGAATATAAATATATCTTCTTACATAATCATAAGATGAGCGACGAAGAAGATATTCAAGAAGAAGTCTACGATGAAACGGATGAAAGCGAGAATGAATCCATACCCGATGAAGATTCCATCGAAGAATATTGTCTAGACCCACTCGTCGATGAAACGACGGAAAAGATGGAAGTAGAGAAAATCCTGAAATCTCCTACCTTTATCGGAGACACGCACCCACAGGAAAAACACATCAATTACGAAGAAGTGCTCGCCCTATGCAGTATTCTACGTGATGAAAAGCAAAACATTGCCGACCCTCGGCATAGAACTCTTCCCATTTTGACGAAATACGAGTACACGCGCATACTCGGAGTTCGTGCGGGACAAGTAGAGCAAGGCGCCTCGCTCTTTATCAAGGTTCCAGATACACTCATTGACAGCTATTTAATCGCCAAGGAAGAGTTGCACCAGAAAAAACTGCCGTTTATCATCAAACGACCTATTCCCAATGGTACCATTGAATATTGGAAATTGGAAGATCTTGAAATTTTAGTGTAAGACCTCCCTTTTTTGAACCCACAAAATTGAAACGTTACAATATAGGTTAGACTACAAACGACCATGAGTGATTTTCTCATCAAGGTCATCGACAAAACCTCTCGAGCGGATGTCGCCGCACTTATGAAAGCGGTTGAAGACGCCGTCAACGCATATTCCCTCAAGCCTGGGTACAAAACTGAATTTGATGAATGGGCTAAGCGCGTGTGGAATGTCGCTACTTATCACGATTTCGTGAGAATGGCAGACCACTACATTGCTTTGACATCTGAAACGGATTTTGAAGCCTATTGCAACGAATGGTATCACCAGTCCGAGTCTCACGACGTGTTACTCGACAGAATGGCCTACATGCACTATTAGAGAGTCTCTTTTTTCTAAAATTGAAACGATTCGGTGTGTTTATTACATAGAAAGGATTTACAAATGACCGCCCAAGGTTACATTAAAGCTCTGGAAAAGATGAACTCTGCAGAGGCAGAAGACGCACTGATGCAATTGGAAGACGCCGATATCATGTATCGACACGCATTTAAAAAGCGTGAAGAATATGACGATAAACGTAGGCTAGGAGCCGAACTCGTCCACGCGGTCAATGCCCTCTGCAACCCTGAATCCAACGAGGACGAAATCTACCCGGCGAAAACGGTCCTGGAAGACTACGCCGCTCAAACCGCCAAACTCGCTGAACAATTCAAGAATCATGCCGAAAACAAGAGCGCTGAACTACGGTCAACCCGTGCCACCTTTAACGCGGAATTGACAAAGACAAGAGCAGAAGAAGCCGCGATGTTCGCGGCCATCGGAAGTCTTGACAAAGTCGAAGCCGATAAACTGAAGGTCAGGGTGAACGAAATAGCCGCCGGCTATCAAGAAAAGTTTACCCATGTCGTGCAAAAATGCAACGCATACCAAGAAGAATTCACGAAGGCCATGGCCGCGGCAGAACGCTTGTTGGTCTAATTCCGCGACATTTTTTTAGATTGATGAATGAATATAAATAGTACTAGCCAACACACTTATGATGTTGGCGATTACGCTAACCCAATATAATCGACAATATATCCTATTCTTACCCGCGGTAAAGAATACAATGGTGGATGGCGTTTTTGTTCGAATGATGTACTCTACCGACAAGGTGACTTTCAATGGACTTTTTATTTATATTCGTAATGAATCTATCAAAGACATTTGTGCCATCGAAAGAGACCTTTTACAATTGTACACTTCCTCTAAAACACCCATCTATAGCGTGGAAAAACAAATTGCACGTACCCCCAGATCGATCTTGAAAATTTCTGGGATATGGGAAAATGAAACCTCTTATGGTATCGTATACAAGTGTATAGATTAGACTAAAAACCCGTCTGTTCGGAAATAAGAACAAATAATGGTTTCAATCAAGACAAACCCAATCGTAAAGGTGGTCAATAACAAGGAAAGGGCTTTATAGCCAGAACTTTTCTCTTTGGCATACGAGACGATGGCGATCAGATTCAATCCAAAGGTACTTACCACAAAATACGAAAATAAATACCACGTGTCTGGCATATCTCCATCGGCAATGTACTCTCTGTTTTCATATACACAATAAAGGATGTAAAAGCCCATCAATGCGAGCAAAAAAAGGATATTTCCCAAGGCGGACAATACCTTTACTATGAACGCCCATAGCGTCGTCTCTTGCAAGGGAGGGAAAGACAATACCAAGATGGAGAAAAGGGAGAGCCAACCTATCCCCAATCCCAACAAAAGGGCTTGACGTATGTTGAAGAGTGCAACGAGTAGACCCGATATCCCTATGCCACCCGCAATGTTCCATACAATGTTATCCATACATTGTATGAACTAAAAAAAAAATAACAAATAGAGTAATGCAATTTGTTGTGAATAAAAAAATGCTTTCGGTTCATTCCGAAGACCGTGACATTACAAAATGGCCATCTTCAACCGTGTTTGACATTGACATTCCAGTCGAATATAAAAATGTGGTGAGTCTACGTTTGTCCGACATTGAAATACCAGCTTCTTATTATGTGTTTACTTCCAAAAATCAAAATATTTCTCTTACGGTCCAATTAGGGGGAGAACAACAGGTGGTGACCATTTCTGAAGGAACCTATGCACCCATTCAATTGGCCTATGAATTAACCGCACAATTGAATAATGCCTTTCATCAAGTCGCCCCAAACCTCTTTCAAGTGTATTACAGTAGCACAAGTATGAAATTTACTTTTTTACATCCAAATACCTTTACGCTACTGTTTACGATTTCAGGAAATACAATGTACTCACAATACACGCAATGGGGATTGGGTAGTTATTTAGGATTTTGCAAACAGGACTACGTTTCTACCCCAAATGACTATCACTCTTACGGAGATGGACTTTCTATACTCGGAATGTATACCGTTGAAGCTCCTTTTACTGCCAGTGTATTTGGCGACAGTTATTTGTATATGGAGCTCGATTATTATAACAGTATGGACGAATTATCCCCTTATACGGAACGCAGCAATAGCATGTTCAATGCAAAACAAAACGGGAATCACAACGCATCCTTTGCGAAAATTCCAACCTTGGCCCTTGCAAACCAAAAACAATATGTCAGTAAAGAATCGTTCTTGTCGAATATATTTTTTAGTGATCCTCCACTCGAGCGTATCCAAAAATTAAAAGTTAAATTTCGATATCACGATGGAAGACCGGTCGATTTCGGAAACACCAATTTCAGTTTTACGATTGAAGTTACGATGCTTCGCCCCGATGCAATCAAGCCCCCCATCCAAGTTCATTCCAATCATTATCGATTGCGTTAAATATAATATACCCACTTTAGTATGAAATATACGCGAAAACGTAGACGTAAACGTCGAACAATTCGAGGCGGATTTGGTGACCCTCGGTTTACCTTATTGCCTGGACCCGTTTCGGACCTACTGAACAGTATACAAAACACCTTTATGAGTACCAATGCAACTTTATCCGGTGCGTATCCGGGCGTCAATCCAAATTGGAGAATCCAACCTTTAAAATAAAATATGTAGCTTCTTTATGAAACTATACGACAAGTTGTGCGACCCTGCCAAATTTTATTTTGTGATTGCCACCATTTCGTATATTCTCATTTTACTTCAAAATGTGGGAGAACGTGGACGGTTTACTTTAGGAAGTTATTCTTGTCGACACTCCAATCCAGTCCTTTTACTTCTCATCCAAGCCCTCTACATTCTCTTTTGGACTTGGCTTCTCAACCTCATTTGTAAAGTGAACAAGGGTATCAGTTGGATCATTGTCTTGTTCCCCTTCATCTTGTTCTTTCTTGCCTTGGGCATCATTTTATTTCAAGGTATCCAACAGGATCGATTGGAAAATTTTGGAGAGCTTTCTGCCTACACAATTTAATGACGTGTCAATTTATACGTAAATCTTGAATCATTGTCTGTACTGTCTCCCCACGCGTTTTTCATCCAACAGTTTGCTCCCGGTCCATCTCCTGTAAAATCCGTTACAATGCCTGTACAAGTACTGTCGCTAATACATTTCTTTTTGCAATCGCCTAATGAAATGTTCGCGAGGGATGAACCAATATCATTGCCACTGTAATCCTTCTTATCTTCTGTCGCCCATAAGGGTGTAAATCCCTCCACCTTTAGTTGGAACCATAGGGCTATCAATAGGATGGCTAAAAACACGGGAACACACATATGTATCCTTATTATTATTATTTAGCAGGCGTTGGCTACATCCGTAACGCCATCCCACGTAATCCCACATTGGCTCGCCCATTTCTGTTTGTTACACAACCCAGCGCTTCCGGTATACACGTCATCACTAAAATTCATTTGGGTGGGGATGGACGTACACGTTGAGGAAACCTTTCCTAATTGATGTGTATTGTAACAATTTATCGGACAAGTGGATCCATCCGCATCTGTTTTGACGGAACCATCCGAACAACATCCGAACTCGGATTTCATACATGCTGAATCTGGATTCAAATAGGTAGACGTGGACCAATAATCAGGACACGCATCTATCGTGGGAGGGTAGTTCCCGCTCGTTTTACTCAAGCTAATCCCAATTGCACTCAACGAAATCACCAAAATGACTAGAGCAATGGCAAGCGCTGATGTTTGAAATTGACCCAACTCCATTAATGTCTCTCTATATTTTAAACGGTACACTAAAAATATATATGGATAAAAAATGCAGGTTCTTAATCCACTTGAATATTGGATATAAATGACACAAGCTGAACTTTGAGAGTTGCCACTTGTTTTTCTAGACTTTCCAATTGTGTCGATTTAACGACCAGTTGGTTTTCTAAACCGACGAGAATCTTTTGTTGCGAGTCGACCAGTTCTTTGTACCGTAAACTGTCCACGTAGTGATTTGCCTTGTTTCGATTCAACGTTTCCAACCATTGCTGGTGATGTTTCGTTTTCGTATGGACAGTAAAACTTGCTGTATTGGGATACATCTTGTCTTTTCTCGAGCCACACAAACAAAAGATACCGTGTCGAATCACCGGGATATCGTCGACGTACTCACCTTTGTCATTAATACCTGGAGTATACGTGTCTGGTGTGATTGCTGTATCCATTTTTCTCTTACAATACGTTAGTGTAACATTCATTTCAATTTTTTACATGAAATAAATTGAAACGTTTTGAGGAATATGGAGATATAAAAGTGACCTCCCAAACAATTCAAAGAATGGCATTTCCGTTTCAATTTCCTTTTGGAGATATCAACGACGATGACCTCAAGAAGGTATTCGGGTTTCACGTGCCCAATGTGACACTCGTACAGTGGATCAATATGTGGCCTAAACCAGAACGCGATAGCATTTGGCAGAGCTGCCTTGATATCCCAAGCCACCAATACGTCGACGACGACTATAACCTGGAGGACGTGGACTAGTACATCACATTTTTTAAATTTGGGCTAAATAAGTGTCAATCATTTGTTCTGGGATGTCCTCCAGATTATCCGCGTATTCTTTACGTGTGGGTTCACGTGACAATTCTGCACTGAATCGCGCTGCAAATTCTTGAATTTTTTTATATTGGTTGACAATGTTTTTCTCAGAACCAAATTCATGCTCCAGCCGATTGTGAATACTTTCCTGTATTCGTTCAGATGGATCTTTGTAGATACTTTTTCGTATCGAAGTTAAGCTATCCAAAATGTCGGGCTTGGTCAATTCACTGAACATGGAACGAATGTTGGTGCTGGTAAATCTTCCATCAAAGGTCGTTTTGAACAGAGCGACAATGTCGGTGTCTATAGGAGGACTTGTTTCCGTTAATCGGTCATATTCTTCGGTTGCAGTGAGCATGAATTCACTGACAGGGGTTCGTTCTGACGGTTTCCTAGACAATTCGTGTTTCACCCTTCGATAGAATTTATCCCACGCAATCATACTTACCCGATGGGATTCATTGAGTTCGGTAATGTGTAAAAATTGTTGAACCGTCGTAATGATTCCTGCCAAAATATTGATACATCCAATGACCACAGGAGCATAAAAAATGTACTGTGACGGAAGTTTTTCTTGGGCAAAGTTTGCTGCACCTGTAAGCGTGCTCATGATGATGACTGGAATGGTATAGATGTTATGCAGGTATTGATATTTTGAATTGCTTTTCATATGTAACCACTTTAAACACAGGGCCTTGTCACCCCATTCAGACAGGATGGTTTCGTGTTCATCGCTCCACTTGATTTCCATATACTATACAAATAAAATAACTGAATTAGGTATGGAGTTTTCTAAAATCAGTGTTAAACGCAGTGAGATACAAGACCTGTTTGTGAAGTTAGAAGAAATGAAAGGAACTATACAAGTACACTATACCACCCTTCTCGTGAAAAACGAGACGAGTCAATTCTTTGGACTGGATTCCTTTCGATTCCAAGTAAAGTTAATGGAGAATGAAACGAAACATTTGAAAGAACAAATGGTCTTGATCGAAAATCGATTGTATTGTGATTATTACAAATTATATGTACGCGTGCTTGAATATCTGTCGACCACATTTCAATTTGAGAGTCCGAAGAATCCTTATCCTGTATACAAAGATTTAGACCCCCTTAAGGTGTATGAGTTTGAACATACGAGTGCATTATTTCACGAGAATATGGCAGCTTTACAAAAGGCGTATGATACGTTAGAGATTGAGTTAAAAAAAAGGACGGAGGATGAACGTCTGAATCGAACGGGAATACATATTGGTAATTATGTACATAACCGAAAATTCAAGGATGCAATCATTCGAACAAATTTAGGCCTTTATGAACAATATTTAAATACCTATTTTAATTATCACATGACCTTTCTTACAAATCTGATGGAACGATTGGACGTCTTTTTGAAACAATTTACTTGTGAACCTGCAGAGATGTCCGAGGTTAAGAATGTGATTGTTGAGCAGGTGAATGAGCCGGTGGTTGAGTCAGTGGTTGAGTCGGTAATTGATCCAGTGGTTGAGCAGGTGATTGACCCGATGATTGATCCAGTGGTTGAGAAGGTGATTGAGTCGGTGATTGACACTATGTCTGAGTCGGTGATTGACCCGATGATTGATCCAGTGGTTGAGAAGGTGATTGAGTCAGTGATTGAGCCGATGTCTGAGTCGGTGATTGACACTATGTCTGAGTCGGTGATCGAGTCGGTGATTGAGTCGATGATTGAGTCGGTGATTGAGTCGGTGATTGAGTCGATGATTGAGGTTGAGCAGGTCATTGAACGAGCGACTGAACCCGTATCGGAAATGGCGGAGTCGGGTCTCTCCGAACCTACCCTCGTTCCGGTCGAACCTAAATCAAAAAAGAAACATAAAAGAAGATAATTGCGTATAGTATGACCATTATCCTAAAAAATGCAGGGTTTGACCTATTCTATACATTAACTCCCGCACAAATTGCCGCCACAATCACATAATACCCTGAGGGTGTCTTTTATTTAAGTAACAATACCGATGGTCTCAATCTAGGAAACAATACGATTGTACAAACCGACTATCCGAATATCAATGTGGTCAACGTAGGGAATCTATTAAGCTTTCCAAATCGATTCGTATCTCTTGGAGACAAACATTTACAAATTTTCTTTTATTTTGGGTTCAATTCTGGCAATTTCTCCTTTCCTATTTCGGATGTCATTCTTTACAAATCAAGACGATTAACTTCTCCGTATTCACAAAATGAGTACCAAGGCCAATGGACCGTCGTCGAGAAAACGTCCAATTTTGACTTGGTCTATACATTAACTCCTTCACAAATTGCTGCCACAATCACTGCATTCCCCGAGGGAATCTTTTATTTAAGCAACAATACCGATGCAGTCAATCTAGGAAATAATACTATTGTACAAACCGACTACGCGAACATGAATGTTCTCAACGTAGGCAATCTATTAAGCTTTCCGAATCGGTTCGTACCCTCTATTGGGCTCAAAAATTTACAAGTTTCCTTTTATGTTGGGTTCAATTCCGGCAATTTTGCTTTTCCTATTTCGGAGATTGTTCTACACCAATCCAAAGTGTTGCCTAGACCACCTACACCAATACCACCGACGCCAACCCCAAGACGGTTTAATCTGCAATTTACAAACAACGCAATGGTCTATTATAAATCCCATAGTTTATCCGTCGGTGGCGGAAGCGGTGTACGAAATGCTCGTCATAAAAAACGTAAAACTTAGGCAAACACATATTTTGAGAAACAGTGGATCATTCGATTGTATTCAATCGCACATTTCGAGTATTTTGTTTTCATACACGATTTGAACAAACGTTCTTGTTCTTCGCACATCTTAGGTTAGAAAACAGATAGGTTTCTGTTTCGTTTTTTTGGTTGGAACTGGATAAGTATCGTGTGTGGTTTCTACCAATGTATATCCTTGACTGTTGTAATAGGCTCTTCTTTTTTTCCATTGATTCACAAATGTGGGATGACTATCCACAATGTCTATCACGAGCGGCGCTTCATGCTTTACACGTAGGATTCTACCTACTGCTTGGGTCACATCCGTTTTTGGAGTGGCTAGAATCAATGTCGTCAATGTTTTGATATCCAGCGCCTCTTCTGCCATGGCAAACGTAGCCAATACAATTTGCTTGGCCTCGCTTTCTTTCAATGCAGACTGCTTCATTCCACCCACATAATACCCCACCGTCCCTAGTTGTCGGTATTCGATGGCATCGTGTAAGAAAGATAAGAGTTGCTTCGTATGAGACAATATCATCACTTGTTTCGTGGTTGGAAGCTTTAGAATTTGAGTTAGAATATTCAAGATGCATTCTTTTCGTGGATTGAATTCACTGATTTTTTTAATCATAGAGGTGTAATTGGTATCCCCCTTGAAATTTTTCACTACGGTATTGTATTCTTCATTGTCTGTACTATAGGAAACTTTATGCACGTACACTTGAGTTCGTTCGCGTTGAGCAGAATAGACAATCTCCCCTAGAAAGAGTTTGAAGACTTTGGTCAATCCATCTTTACGTTCCATCGTCGCAGATAATCCCAACATACACGGAGTGACCAACTGAAAGAGCGCATTGCTAAATACTTCTGCCGCAATGTGATGGGTTTCATCAATAATAGTAAATCCAAATTCTTGAAACACTTCTTTCGGGTACGATTTCATTGAAATGGATTGAAGCATACCAATCACAATATCTTTCCCAATATCTATCGTATCTCCCTGGATACGACCAATCGAGGCATTCGGTAGAAATTCACGAATTCGTTCCACCCATTGTTCTAGCAAGAATTCTTTGTGTACAATGACAATGGTTTTACGTTGAATCAAATGAATCAAATATAATGCCAAGATGGTTTTTCCGAACCCACACGGCAGTTCAAGAAGGCCCTGTCTGGTCCGCATAAAGGCATCCACTGCATCATGTTGGTCGGGTCGAATGGTACCACGAAATTCAACGTGAATGGGTTTACCTGGATACAATTGTTCGGGTACATCCCCGTATTTACGCAATCCGTAAAATCGGGGAGTATAGAATTTATTCGGAGATTCGCGATACGCATAAAACTCTTTGGTATCGCCGTATGAGTTTGCGGTTTGTGGAGAAAAGGTGAGCTGTCTCTTTAATTCTTGTTGTTGCGTGGCCGTTAGAAGGTCTTTAGGAATAGTGTATCCTTTTTGTCCGATGAACATACTACTGAAAATAAATAAAAGCAGACACATCAATTTTTAAATAATCTCTATAGTATGATTGTTTTACATGGCGTGGTCCTTGTCCTACTTTGTGTGATTATTTTACTCAACATTACACTGCCTCCTTCCATTCGTAGCTTCGGTATCGTTCCGGTCACCATCACTTTGATGTTTATGGTCATGTATTTGTTTACCCATTCGCCTTTATTAGGCATCGTGGGAATCGTCGCGGCATATACACTCCTACAATCTTCGAATCGTTCCATCCCATCGTTACCTTTCGATAGCGAGTTAACCCCAACCAATCAATTTCAAGAAACATTGGAAGAATATATCGTCAAGCGCATTGTCCCCATGGTTCAATCCACGCCCCATTTGAATGTCAAATATGCTCCAGAGAATACGCATAACGCGTCCTCTCTCCACTAATTTTTACATTCGGTTACAGTATGAAGGCAGAGTTCTTATTGTTTGCGGGCGCAACCTTCTATATCGTCGATACGTTGTATGACGGGAAATATACGAATCAACTCGCACACTATAAAAAGCATTTTAAGATTGCCACCATTTTGTTTGCCGTGTTTTCAATGTACCTGTTTATTCGAAAAAATCCAACCGAATCGAAGAATATGATGGGTCATTTGAATGGAATGATACGATACATGCCGATGGATAAGCAATCCAAAGATTTACTGACCCCCTTTTTAATATCCAATCAAGAACAACGTATCGTAACCTCTGGGAATGACTCCACTGCACGAAGTGTGAGTGGTACAAAGAAAAAATGGATTGCGGCGCAACAAGGCTGGAAATGTAACGATTGTCAAACACAATTGGATGCCTGGTTTGAAGTGGATCACAAAGTTCGATTGGCCGATGGAGGTTCAAACAATGTAGATAATTTAGTTGCCTTGTGTAGAAATTGTCACGGGAAAAAGACGACCCTTGAAAATTTATAATCTATTGTAGAATCAATGAAAATGGTGGATATATTAATGATTGTTGCGAGCTGTTTCGTGTGGCTAGTTGCCGTTTTTGTATTTCAAATCCTCTATATGGCTTGGTATATTATTCTATTGTCCGTGTTAGGCCTATTCATTTTTTTGTTCATCGTCTATTACGTTCCTCTTAAGAAAAAATATGATGAGACGATTTCCACCGCACAACAAACCTATCTGGACAACAAGGATGTTATCGACGAGGTGTATGTATCACAGCTCAAGGATGCGTGGACCAATGATGTGGCTGGACGCAATCTTTACTATTTATTGATGTTTGCCGTGTTTTGCTATACGCCTGTCTTGTATTACATCTTTTATTTGTTGTACCACGATCCGAAACAACCGACTTCCATCGACGGGTTTATGAACTGGTTCACGTTACTGAAGTCATTTATATTGTTGTTGCTGACCGCTATTCTGATGCTCTTGATTTTACTCATTTCTACCATCGGGTTTACGTATTTGTTATTATACATATCCGTACCCGTGGTATTCTTAGGAGGGGTATGGTGGACGGTCACTCGTAGATGGTTGACACTCTATACTGTATTTCGACTAACCATTATCGGGTTGCTGATCGGAGGCGGGTTCATCGTTGGATGGAACAATCTGCTTTACACTATAGTCGCAGGAATCATGATGGCCATGATTGCTTGGGGGGTTTTCATTCAATAATTACTTCAAGAGGGTTAATGCGACTTGCAACATGATATCGGCTGGATTCGTAGACAATTGTGTCAATACAGATTCAACCGAATGCAACGCCATCATTATCTTTGAAAACAACGGTGACAAAGCAAGACCGTGAAGACGAAGTTTTTGGTTCATTTCGAAGACGTCACATACCCGAAACGTCTGGTGTACTTGAACGGCCTGTTTAAATGTATGAATGATAAAGGCATGTAAATCGTCCAATACTTCATCCGGCAATTCTTTTTTACGGTCATTGGGGCCAATCAACCGAAAGGTATAAATCGCGGCATTGTCAAAATCCTGTACCGCAAAAGCTTGAATGATGTCCGTCATAATTTTTTTTTCTTCTTCCGTCAATGAAATCATCAATCCAAAATCAATCACACCAAGTGATTTTTCCTGAAAAATTAAATTGCCTACGTGAAGGTCTGCGTGAACAAAGCCTCCTACCAATAAGCTTTGCATAAGAATGTCCATCAATTGACTCGAATACATCTTTTTCTGTTCAGATGAACATTGTGATAGTGGTTCACCTGTCAAACGCGTCATGACAATCTGTTCCGAAGTACACAAGTCTTCTAATAAAGTTGGACATATGGGTTTAGTGAACATGGCCTGAAACCGTTTGTGATTTTCCACTTCTTTACGAAAATCCAATTGGGTATAAAAGATATCGGTGATTTCGTTCAATGCATCGCACAAGGTTGGTATGGGATAGACCCAATGAATCCACTCTACCCATTTATGAATGGCCAATATATTCTCCGTAACACGCTGGTCAATATTCCGGCGTTTGGTTTTAATCACGACAGATTGTCCACGGATTTGTCCTTCGAATACAATCGAGATAAGACCGGAACCAATCACCTTCCCTACGGCAAATTCCGGGATTTTCATTTCATCTTCTGTATAGGGAATGTTATGAACGGCAGAATGTAAATTGTATTTGGAAGCAACGGCTTGAAAAAATTTGGTATACACCAGGTTTACGCGTATGCATTTCGTCCAAAAGGATTCAATGTCGAATTTACGCGTAAACGCATATTTTCCGAATTCATAGGTGGCAATCCAAGCCAATTGTATAACCTCCATAGCGTAAATGTCCCTATGAATCTTTATACCGTTTTTAGGAATAGAACACTAAAATTGAAACTACTTTCAACATTTGAAGTCATTACAGTGGACAAAACGTTCACAACATGGCGCAATTACAGCTTTACCAAGAGCATCTTGCAGAAGTGAGAAAATCGGACCGTAAACTAGAACTTGGATTCTTGGAGGAGCGGAATCAGCAACGCGAACGTGAAATCCAAGAGTATCATAAGGAGAGTTTCCGTCGCTTCGGCCACCTCCACGGCTGGCGTCCCAACGATTGCCCGCCTACACGGATCGATGATGACCTTCCGGATGAAATTTGCGAGTACTATCAATGGTACTGCGAAGCGCTTTACCCGGGTTGGTTCAACCCCGACGAGTTTATCGTGACAACTGAACAAGAGGGTCTTTGGCCCGAGTTCCGCGCGACGTTCGAACAAGGTGCTGAACCAAACCCAATCGAGCTACGCATAGCTTGGAAAGCCTTCCTTGCGAAACGCGATGTTTAGAGATTAAACACCCTTTTTTACATTGTATTCAATAAAATTGAAATGTGTTCACTATAGATGAATAATTACAGTGACTAACTCTCACAATGGCACATCTACCACCGTTCAACGATCAGCCTTTGATGCGTTCGGACTCTTGGCGAACGATTGCCCCCGGTAGCGCGGAAGCGACTCCCTCCCTCGAAGGTCCCATCGAGACTCCCGAACAACGCAACGAAGCAGAAGAAGCCGAATTCTTCGCGTATTTTAAACAAAAGAATAAAGAGGACGACATCGAACGGCGCAAGCAGAAAATACGCGAACAACGTCCTCGGGACTATCCTTGGCTCTATCTTGACCAAGACGATGAGTCTGCCCTGATGGCGGTTCTATATGACGTGTGCCCGAATGAATTCCCAGATGAACTTCCAGAAGAGCCATCAGATTTGTACGAAGCCTATCGAAAGTTTCGTTGTATACGTGACTCAACTTGGTGTGACGACGTCCTACCTCTGCACGATGACCTACGCAAATCTCGGGAAGCATTCCTGTTGGAGCGAGGCCTCGTAGGTGTTTAGAGAAAACACCCTTTTTTACGAAAGCATCTGGAAAAGTAAAGGGAGAATGACGACCCAAGGAAAGGCGTGTCGTACCCTTTGTTTGAATGTCGCACGTTTGAAATAGTGTCCCATTTTTCCACATTTCGATTCATCGTATCGAACAGAGTCTGCATAATCAAATACGATGTCGCCCGTATGTAAATCCTTCCCTCCAAATTTAGTGCACTTATTCAAAATGGAGGTAGATTCAATCTGATAATAAACGCATTCGACGCAAGAAGGTTTTTCCATATCTCGAATGAATGGATTTGTATGCATACTGTAGTCTATATATTAAGATTCAATGAATTCAAGTGGTCGTCCGTCACTATACACGTGCATGTCTCCTAATTTAGTACGACGTGGATAATATCTAAAAAATTCAGATTCAAGTAAATTAACCACGTACCTTTCTAACACATTTTTCATGTCTGTAACGTCGCATATAGTTGGTATTGCACAGGTGCGTTCTTTTGTACCAAACGTGCCATCATACTTCAAATTACTTTTTACTTCCTTTACAAATCCAGTAATCGTTGGAGATAAAACTTGGTTGCCAATTTTGCGTAATAAATAATAAACAAGTCTTAAATCGTGACTTTTATTGGGGACAGACGATATAAGGTAACTGGTTGTGTCTCTCGGTTTTAACAATCTAAATCCGCTTCTCGAACCACACGTACCACTATTCAATGTATTGCATTCGGGTTCTGTGCATACTTCAGTATATACTTTTTTGGATGAATAGGCGCCATCTTTAAAATAACTTCTACCATAATCTATAATTTTAGCAAGATAAATGGATCTGAATATAATGACTTTAGTTGGTGTGTGATAATGATACTTTATGTATTTTTTTTTTGAGGGTTCATATAACAATACATTTTGACCGTGTAAATCATAATGCGTAAATACATCTTTCATGCAGTCTAATACAAAGTAAATTTGATATAAGGTTGAAATAAACTCATAATTTATGGCAGCTTTCGAAGAATGAATCAAGTCTTCCATCAAAATAACATCCTTCAAATGTTGAATTAACACGGCGACTTTGACGGGCGACTTACATCCTTCTTTTAAACTGTAAACCTGAGGCGCTACGTTTTTTTTAAATACAGAAGCTTCCATTACTTTGGTGTTTTGAACGAGTTCCCAACCATTCGTTGTTGGGTACTTCAGTAATTTATAGGTTTCTACGAAACACGGAAATCGTAAAGACATTTTATTTAGAAATTGTCCAACTCTATATTCATACATTAAGTTATCCGAAAGTTCCCGTACGGATGATTTTAATATGGCATACGAAGAATACCCTTTATGTGTAAATTTAAGTTCATTCACAAACCCGTTTACCGATACAGCTCCGATGCGTTTAATGGGATATTTGATGTAATCAAAACTAAAATTCCCGAAAAAAGCCTTTATTTTTTTGATTTCTTTTCCAAATGCAATACATACCCCGGAATCGTTACACACTGCATTTAGAAACGCTGCAATACGTTTGTGTCTGGTTTTCTTCATAAATCGTTGAATAATTGCTGCATTTCTTGCACGAGGTGTTAAATTGGTTCTTGGTATTTCGCGAATTCTGCGAAACCAACCAAGATTGTAAAACCAATCATATGGTTTAGGTACTTGCACGGTTACCTCTTCACAATCACTTCGAGTGCCTTTGCATCGGAGTTTATTTTGAGGATAGGGTTCACAGTCACCCGTTTTTTTGTTTCGTCGAGTACCATTTCTGCATCGTCTTAGTTCAGGATAGGTTTCACAATCACTTGTTTGTTTGTTTCGTCGAGTGCCATTTCTGCATCTCTCCATTCTATAGATGGATAAAATTCACGAGACTAAAATTGAAGTTGTAATCACACATTCAATCATCATAACATGAAATGCGCTAAAGAAGGATGTCAATTCAAGAAGGGTGAACTCAATGCCTATTGCGGAAAACACCAGGCAACCCACTTTTTAGAAGTGACCCAAGAAGCTGGAAAGAAAGTGTGTTCAAATTACGCCCGTGGTTGTCGAGCACAACTTGTTATGACCTACACACGATCCAGATGTGAACCGTGTCTGAAGAAAGACCGAGAAAAAGACAATGCTGCACGAGCAAAGAAGGTCCTACAAGTAACTCAGGAAGGAAAGAAAGCGTGTAACACCTGCTTACAAGTAGTTTCATTGGATTGTTTTCAAGGCATACATGGCGAAACACTGACGTGTAATGTATGTCGAGATACAAACAAACGTGCGGATGCCAATCGAGACAAAAAACACGTTCAGGCACTTGCCCGTAAAAATGCCGCAAAACCGGAGCGCAAGGAAGTCAAACAAGCTTGGAAGGAAGAGAATTATGATAAGGTTGCCACATACTGGGTCGATGCGCGAAAGCGAGCGATTGAAACAGACTTGGAAGGATACCTCAAGAAAAATGCCGAACAAGCAAAGAAGTGGCGTGATGCGAATCCAGAAAAGGTCAAAGAAATGAAACAACAGAGGGTCAATTGCATGGAAAGTCAGTATGGTGTCTATCAAACCTCCGCAAAAATGAAAAATCTAGAGTTTACGATACCCTTGGAAACTTTTCTAGAATATGTACAATTGCCTTGTTATTACTGCGGCATTATTCAAGAAAAGGGGTTCAATGGATTGGACCGATTGGATTCAAGCGCCCATTATACGGTCGAAAACTGTGTCGGTTGTTGTGAAATGTGTAATATGATGAAAGGAACGATTAGTCCTTCTGTGTTTGTGCATCGGGTTGAACACATCTTGACGAATTTACGTCTTATCGAAGGTACACTGTATCCAACGGAATTCTCAAATACGAAAGGATGTACATATTCTAGTTATAAGGGTAGAGCAAAAGACAAGGGTCTTTGTTTTGAAATTACGGAAAAACAATTTTCAGAGAAACGTCAATCCCCTTGTTACTTGTGCGGAAAAGAACAGAGTGGTACTCATAAAAATGGACTAGATCGTATGGATAATTCAAAAGGATATACTGAAGAAAATGTGCATAGCTGTTGCGGAGATTGTAATTATTTGAAACGAAATTATGAGTATGACACTCTAATGACAAAATGTCATATGATCTATGCATATCAGAAAGTATATCCAATCGCCGAACATAATATGAAAGTCATTGAAAATATAGTTACTGGAAATAAATTAACCAATGAGAAAAAGACTGATAATGAAGTCGCTCGGAAGAAAGTAAAACAAGAAGATTTATTTGAAAAATACACAAATGAATTCGCAAGAAAGGAATGGATCGGTTCAATCGTTAAAAAAAGAAAGGAACGATCATAATTCATTATCAAGTAAAATATTGTAATGTTTTTTCCAAACTCGTATAAAATAAAAATAACCATTTTTATTTTATGTTCGTAATAAATATAAAGCCAGTTCTATTATGTATGCTAAACCATCCATACAATACACGATACTAATTACTGTACGCGAGCCCCCCCATACCGCTCATAATTCTGAGCACGTTGTAGTTGGTTGCGTAGACGCGCACCTTGGCGGTCGAAGTGCCTTCGACGGTGGCGTTCGAGAGAACGAGCTGGAGGGTGGCATTGTCAATGCGCGAGAAGTTGCAGGTGCCCGAGGGCTGGTGCTCCTCAGGGCGGAGAGCGAAGGAGTAAACGTTGATGCCAGTGTCGGGGGTGCGAGTGTGGCTGAAGAAGGGCTGGACGAGGTCGAAGTACGACCCTTCACGCTCAGAGAAGCGGTCCTGACCGTTGAGCTGGAGCTTGGCAGTGACCACTGGGTTCTCGCCCCAACAGTGGAGGCCGAGCGCGGTCTCGGAGAGCACAAAGGTGCCTGCATCCGACACGTAGGATTCTGCGAGAGAACCCTGTCCGACCTGAGGCACAAAGTTGGGGTCGGTGTAGTAGGCAGTGGAACCGCTTGCACCAGAGGAGCCCCACAAACCGTATAGATTGGTACCACCGAAGGCATTGCCGGAGAGGTCCGCGTCAACCGCTCCCGCGTTCTGGAAAAGACCATCCGCGGTAATGAAATCAAAGTTGTTGGAGCCACTCTTGCCGGCATTACCGGCTACCGAGTTAGGACCGCCGAACGCGTGGATGGCATTGGGGAGCGCATCAATTGAATCGGTGTAGTTGAAGGGCTGGGCTCCAAGCACGCGGTTGAGGAGGGTACCCGACTCGAGAGACGAGCAGTAGTCCACGTTCGAGTCTGGCTGTACAACCCAAATGAGTTCCTTGACGGGATGGTTGAAGTTCAACTTAATCTTGTTCGAGGACGAACCGACCGACTCATCACCAGTGAACTGGAGCTGGTCAATGAGATACTCGTGCGGGTTCTGGGCCATACGACGGCGCTCATCCGTGTCGAGGAAAACGTAGTCTACGAAGAGAGAGGCGGCGACGAGCGACTGGTTGTAGGCCGCGGATACCTTGACGGAACCGCTCTCCGCCGAGAGGGTGTTCACTGCCCAAAGACATTCATCAATGGGACGAAGATCAATGTTGACACGAACCTCGTGGTACTGGAGGGCAATGAGGGGAAGGGCGAGACCAGGGTTTTTACAGAACCAGAACTGGAGAGGAATGTAGAGAGTGGTTTCCGGGAGGGCATTGCGAGGGGCGCAAATCTGGCGAGGAGCGTCCGACTGACAAGGACCATCGACGTTGGAGAAGGCAGGGTCCGTGAGGTACGTGAGCTGGGTGGTATTGCCAACCATCGAGTAGTAGCCCTTCTCCTGTCCAGCGGACATGGTGAGCTGGTTCCAGATGTGCATCCAGTCTCCGTAGTGGCGGTCGATGCGCTGACCACCAATCTCAACCTCTACCTGGGCAATGAGTTGCTCACCTGGGAAATCCAACCAACGTGCGTGAACACCATTGCCGTTATTGAGGTCCTGCCCAATTTGAGGGAGAGTGACTTGAAGAATGGTGTGGTAGGCAAGGTCGCCGTTACGTGAAATGGTACAGGTGACACGGCGTCCGAAATCAGCCTGACCATTGAAGGTTTGCTCGATGGATTCCATTGCAAAGTTGGTGTATCGTCGATAAGTAACTTTCCAGTAAGTGATCTGAGGGTTACCCGTAAGGTAAACATCCTGGGCACCATAAGCGACTAATTGCATTAAACCTCCTCCCATGCTATACTATTGCTAAAGAAAAAAAAACTGGGATTATTTACAATAATTCCGAAGAAACCGTCCTAAAAATAGTGGATCAAAGTATTCCTTAAGATTGTGATGTCTTTTTGAGAACGTATAGGTATTGTTTGTTTTGGTCACGGACCATCCGTCTTCAATGGCATTCATAATAATCCGTGTTCGAACACTCATAAGATGATTCTAGAAACAATATACGTATTTTTAATTTAAAACAGTTTTGGCTGTACTAATTAAAATGCCATTTAAACCTAAACCTACCAAGAAAATAGACGATGTAGTCGTGCAAATGTTGGATACGAAACATAGAGAATACGTGGAGCGTTTCGAGGCAGAAACATCCGTGATTATTCCTAAATTATTAGAAGAGGCATCCCTTGAAACCAATCCCGCCAAGGTTGCACAACTTCACGATACAATTGATAAAATGAGAGAATCCCAATTAAACTATTATCTGGATAACAGTAAGCACATATTTGCTTATTTTGAAGATAAAAAGAGTATTTCCGAAAACAAATCCAAAACAACGGTATTGAATAATTTCTTCAATATTGTTCGCACAGGAGATGCTTCTCATAAAATGAATCGTCACGCGGTTCAGTACTTACGCAATGTAGACGATTCATTTTTACCTTCTGACCAATTTGTGTATCCAATTTCCATTTGTACAAAATGTGAAAAGGGGGAACTGATTCATGTAGATTATGAAGGTATGATGATTTGCAACAATCCATCTTGTGCGTGTCAATTTCATGTATTGATTGAAAACGAACGTCCGTCTTACAAAGACCCCCCGAAAGAAATCTGTTTCTATGCCTATAAACGTATTAATCATTTTCGTGAAATTTTAGCACAATTCCAAGCGAAAGAAACGACACAAATCCCATCCGATATTTTAGAAAATATTCAATTGCAAATTAAAAAGGAACGTATCCAATTGGAAAGTATCACCAATAAAAAGACGAAGGAAATTCTAAAGAAATTCGGGTATAACAAATATTATGAACATATCCCTTTCATCAAAGATAAGTTAGGCATCAAACCGCCAACGATGAGTCCTGAACTCGAAGAAAAATTGTGCAATTTATTTATTGAAATTCAACGACCCTATGCCAAATTTTGTCCGGATGCTCGTGTCAACTTTTTGAACTACTATTATACCATCTATAAACTATGTGAACTGTTAGAGGAAGATCATTTCTTACCCTTTTTCCCAATGTTAAAAGACCGTGAAAAACGAATTGAACAAGACGAGATTTGGAAAAACATTTGCAATGATCTAAATTGGCAATTTATCCCCACGATTTGAAATACATTGTCTTCCCATTTCAACCAATTCTTCTCGAAAAGGTTGGTTGCACAGCACCTTTCCGATATGGTATGGATGAATCGAACCGATGGGTGTAGTAAAAATATACACAAATTTGCCATTAGGCACCACAGTATTCGAACATACAATATCAAATAGTTTGACAAAGATATGCTGCATAAATTCGATAGGGGAGTCCAGATTTACAGTTCTTTTATGGTCAATCATCACCACCAAAAGGGTATCTTGCTCTACATCGGGTATCGGACAATGTTTCACCAATCCACCATCGATGTAATATTCCCCCTTGTATACAATAGGGGTGAATAAAAAGGGAATGGCAGAGGACATGGATATTGCCTGTATCACGGGCAATTCTGGAAAGGTTTGATGATTGACATCCACCGAGTTCATATGCGTAACGGACGTGGTGTAAATATGTATATTCATACCGGAACGTTCATGGAACTCTTTCATCGTAATGGATATGGGTATATCGTATGCATTAAAAAAAGGAAGAAGAAGTTCTTCAAAACAAGAAGAATCTACAAACCCTTTGTGAGTAAACATATTTTCCATATCTATTTTGAACCATTTGTCTAGAGGACGTTGGATGAAATAATCTACCATTTCTTGGATTGGAACACCCATAGCAAGTAACACGCCTAGAATAGAACCCGCCGATGAACCATGTATACTTTTCAAGGTGGATATATCTAAGATAGATTCTTGTTGCAATTGTTGTAGCATACCTAATTGAATCAATCCATCGGGACCGGCAGATGAAATGACCAAATGTTCAATCATTAGTATAGTTGTGACAAATAAAGTGGCAATCCACTGCAATGATATCGTAAATTTTTAGTCTGTTTTTCGTATATGCAGGCAACGAAAATCAATTTAGACGAACTCTTTGAATTTAAGAAAGAACAAGATTTGAATACCTTGAAGACCTACAACCTCTTGTTGGAACGGGTCCATTTGAACATCAAACGTACTTCTAGGCAAAAAAACGAGAATCAATGCTGCTGGTATGTGGTTCCTGAATTTATTTTAGGGGTACCTCGATATGACGTCCGTAATTGTATCGCCTACATTGTACGCGAATTACAAGACAATGGGTTTAAAGTGACCTATACGCATCCCAATTTATTGTTTATAGTATGGTCGCATTGGGTACCGGATTATGTAAGGATGGAATACAAAAAACAAACGGGTGTATCCATTGATGGATATGGGAAGGAAGTCAAACAAGAGGATAAACCACCATCCATCATTAAATCGACCTCAAGTTACAAACCGTCTGGACTCATTTATAAAGACGACTTTATTCGTCTAATTTAAATTCGGAATGCATATAAAAAACGTTGTAACCAACGCGATTCTGTCTTACCAACCAGGACCAAGAGGTTTCTGGCACTCTATTTCTAGGTGTTTGGGCATCCCATTTTCATAGGGCCAGACAAGTTCAACTCGCAAGATTCTGGAATCGAACGCATTCTCTGATCGAGATACACGCTGCATCTCGACATTTTTGCGTCGCTTCTTGATTTTATTGCCAGAATACTTGGTCTCTCGGGAACCTAGCTCTTTTCGTGAAAAGCCCCCAGTTCGCTTGACGCGGTTCTGGTTTCCTTTCACGGTTTTGACGAAGGTGTCTGTTACTCTCAGCATTCTGTAAATGGATCTACAAATCTCTGTTATATAAATAGATTCAATTTTATTTCATGTTATTTGAATTGTTCCCATTTGATTGCACCGTATCATCATTTAACGACTTTATTCGAAGATGCCGTTGTTAAAAAACTCGTTTTACCGAGTCACAAGGCGCATATCCTCAGTGTTCACTTACCTCGAGTGGTTCGTCGCCTTCGGATTCAATATCCTCTAGCTCGAACGTCTCCGAAACCCAGCGTCCCATCTTTTCGATACGTCCAATCTCAGTGAGCTTGTCAGAGAGATCTTCAAACTCTAGTTTGAGAACGGGGAGAACGGGGTCGGCTTCGGGTTCGAGAGTGAACAACGCTGTGTTCTCATCACGAGATGCACGGTGTCGAGCCTTGCTCTTGATGGCACTCCATTTACGGCTTTCGCCATACTTTTCAGGTTTCTTTTCACGATGCTTCGCCTTGGAGGGGTTCACCTCCTTGGAGGGGTTCACTTCCTGCTTCTTCGTAGTAGGATTCGTCGACATTTGGAGGGCCTTTTACCTATCTCTTTCTATAGAATCAGTTTCAATTTTATGTGAAAAAAAGCGGTCCAGTTGGTATCACTCATCCTTGTGTGGTCTTATGATTGCACACTGAGTCTAACCGATTTGTGCATTTAAATCTCTCCAGACTCTCTCCAACCGCGTCACTTTGGGTAACATTTTTGGATAAACTCGGGATTGCCGCGCCCGGTTATTGTCCAGCCGACCCTTGTAGATTGGCTTTTTTTTCGCGGGGGCAACCATAACAGAACGTTGTGCCATTATGGATTTAGTATACATCTATTGATCTAAATATTTTGATTCAATTTTATGAAACTATTCCTATTTGACTTAAACCTTTGTTATAAGGTTATCTAATGGAGAGATCAGACGATGATATTTCAGAACTTACCTTCAACCCTTACAATCCGTGTAACAAAGAGATTAGTTTGAGCCAAGTTCAAACTATTCTATCCAAGTATGGGGTGAACGAACAAGCCATCGATATAGAATTGTATCGACGTGCATTTACACACCAATCTTACTGTATGCGTCCCTTGGATCAAAGGATTCAAATTGCAGTGTGTCCTCCCAAATGCATTCCCATTCAAGATAAATCCAATGAACGTTTAGAGTTTTTAGGGGATGGCGTGTTAGAATGCGTGACCAAATTTTATATGTACCGTCGTTTTACGCGTGAAAACGAGGGATTCATGACCGAGAAAAAAATCGCCTTGGTGAAAAACGAGTCCATCGGTTCTCTTGCGTTACAAATGGGATTGTCTGAATGGTATATTCTGTCTCGTCATTCAGAAGAAAAAAAATTACGTACCAATTTGAAGAAACTGGGGTGTTTGTTCGAGGCCTTTTTGGGGGCTATTTTTGTGGATTTCAAAGAACGAGGGTTCCAAATCGCTCAGACGTTCATCGAACGCGTGTATGAAAAACACATTGATTGGACGGAACTTATTTTATGTGACGACAATTACAAGAATATTCTACAAGTCAGATTACAGAAAGAGTTCAAAACAACCCCTGAATACTTGGAGATTAGTCATAATGGTTGTTATCATATGGGCGTCTATTTGTGTTTAGGCCAACCCATTTGGAAAACATCCATTCAACAATCGATTCCATTTCATCAGTTTGAATCCTTTGACAAAATACACGCGTATCTGCGCACTCATTCTCACGTCCTTATCCATTTAGGAGAAGGACGTCATAAAATTAAGAAAAAGAGTGAACAATTGGCGTGCGAACAAGCGCTTCAGTGTATATTAAAATACACACGATAAAATATCTACCTATTGTATGTATCCACCTATACAACCGCATAAAAAGGAATGGTTATGTACGGACCATCTGTCCACTGGACAACACGTAGAAATCTATGTAGAATGTAGTGGAAATCCAAAGGGTATTCCCGTCATTTATTTACATGGAGGACCTGGGGACCATAGTATACCTCGGATTCGCAGACTATACGACCCGAAATTCTACCATATTATCTTGTTTGACCAACGAGGATGTGGAAAATCGTTACCTGCAAATCACACGGAAAAAAATACAACCGAGTATCTGATTCGTGATATAGAATCCATTCGGGAATGGATTCATACACCTAGTATGGTGGTAACGGGCGGAAGTTGGGGGAGTACACTTGCCTTGTTGTACGCACAAGCACATCCTTCGAGAGTGGATGCACTTATCTTACGAGGCGTGTATGATTTGACCAATGACGATGTCTTGGACCACATGTACCCAGAACAAGAGGATATAATACAAAAATTTATCCAATTAAAACCATCGGAGGATGAAGACACGAAAATTCAACAGATATTGTCCCGTAAAACAAAAAAACGCACGGCATTGATTCGGCTAATGTCAAATGAGCCTCAAATGCACGTCACAACAAAAACCACACGGAAAGAACCTTTTAAAGAGAGTGAAACCCTTGCGATTATTGGCACGCACTATGGTGTACATCATCATTTCGCTTCAAAACATCAAATCTATAAAAATATGTATAAAATCAAAGACATTCCTACCATTATGGTGGAAGGACGATATGATATGGTCACTCCACCTAAAATGGCATACACTCTCTGTAAACGTTTTACCGATTGCGAATTGATCATGGTTCCAGCGGGTCATTCCTCGTCCGAGCGTGAAGTGACGCGTGCACTGGTTAAGGCATCCAACAAATTAAAAACGATTTTAAAATAAGAAACTAGGGTATGAAGCTGATTCTTATTTTGTTCTGGTTGTTTGTAGGCATCTGTATACCGATTGCGTATACCGATAGTTTAACACCCATTACACGGGTGGAACAACCCGACTTGAAAGTAAAGCTGGTACAGGATGCCTACGATACCGTCCAAAATCCATACACACCACCCTTACGTTATCTAGATACAGAATCCTATAAACAAATGGGCTATTTGAAACGTCAATCGACACGACTTCCGTTTTTTGGTAAACCTGCGAATCTTCGAAGAGATATGTGGTATTATTACACGACGATGGATGGGATTAAATTACCGATTACCATCAACAAACGTAAATGTTCTATTTCACCGGGATGTTCTTCAGTTTCTTCTGGTGATACGGTTCACGTAGAAGGGAATGTATGGACGGTTGAACTCTATGAGATGGACATGTATTAATTTACATTGTTCTGCTCATCTACTTTTCCAACAAGTGCCATAGAGGCAATTAAATCATTGGCGCCAATTTCTTTTGCATCTTGTTGGGCCTCTTTTAAAACATCTGCTATAACTGGTTTAATATAATAATTATATTCTGAGCTGCATAGAATGGCAACCCACATAACTTTATATACTTCAGGAGTAAGTATTTCAAATTTTTTAAAAACGGTATCCAAATTACTTTTAAGTAACACGATATAACTATTTAGGATGGTTAATATTTTGTTAATCTCATTCACATAATGTTTTCCGCCAAATCTTCTATCATAATTTCTAGTCATTTTACTCTTACTAAAATAGCCGATAACGCCAGCCTCCTTTTTTCTTTTGGCATCTTCAGATTGCAACAATGTACCAAACGCATTATCTTTTAAGGTTGAATCTGTCATTAGCATATTCAGAGTATCCGTTTCCATTAAATGCATTAGAACGTTAATTAACTTTTCTATTTGATACTTTAATTGAGCTTCCATAATTTGGTTGATTTGGTATTTTCTCACACGTTCTCCTCCGTCCATCCTTTCCCTATGATCCATAAACTGTTTTGCCTTTGACATCAATTGTTGCAATTGATTAGAATCCATCGGTTTTGGCCTCATTTTGTCATTTAATTTTTGCTCATTGTCTAACATACAGTCATTATAAGGATCATCATATAATCCAATCACATCATAAGATTTCTTGATTAAACTGAATAATAAATAACAATCCATAATAATAAATATAGCATCTTGCATCAATAAGCGTAACATGAGATTGTTCCTGATCAAATCCAACATTTTATTTGCAATGAGTAATGTGCCAGCCAACAGCGCGGCGACCGGTATACCAACCCCAGAAACGGCGAGATTAGAAATAACAGCGGACGACACTGCAGTAGCAGTATATGCGTTATCAATTAACTGTTGTAATTGTTCTTGTTCACCTGCTAAACCAGTTGAACTAGAAACAATCTCTTTTGGTTCTACAGTTTGTGGTTTTGTACTTTTAAACATTCCAAGGCTGGGCCAAACACCTCCATATTTTTTACTTATACCTTTTCTTGTCTTTCCTTTATGTTTACGTTTAATCGTTTTTCGATGCATATTCCTACTATATACAAATAAAAACATATCATTTATCAGGTACGATGTAATCATCAACCAGTTTACCAAAGGTTGTTTTAACGAATAATAGGTGATGTAATACAACGCCAAGTATAAAAAATCCTATTGTAGTAGGCAATAATTTCCACACTGTAAAGCGTGCGATGAGCCACGCACCGATGAAGGTAGCGATTACATCAGCGATGGCAATTCCACCAACGTGTGTATGAATGCCTTCCCCCGGTACACCTAAGCTATTTCGATACGAACAATCCATACGGATACATAGGAAAATAGTGTTCAATTGCGATTGGAAATGAAGCGAAATTTGTATTACGATTCATGTTCCGATAGATCACGCGTCCATATTTGCACAATGGTATCTATGGACATTAACGAGGGAACCCAACCATATTCGCACCGATGCCAAATCCCGCACCCGTTCGTGCAGTTACGCCCATACTGGGAATGTAGGTATCCAAAATGGAAAAGGTTGCCGCCGCAGTAAGAGCAATGAGAGCGACTTCGTCTAAACTAAGTCTTCCTTTAGGAATGGCGTAAGCGGCGATAGCGACCATCAAACCTTCCACTAAATATTTGATAGCTCGTTTTATCAATTCACCTAAATCAAACATAGATTTAGAATAGAAAAAAATATATCCAGAATAAAACTTAAATAAATGCGGGTAATTGGCTGTATGTCGGAAAAAAAACAATATGTAGACTTATTGGAGGAGGACAAACCCATCGCACAACAAAAGTTTGTATGTGTTTCCTTTGTTTCGCCTGAAAATATCATTCAACGGAAGGAACATTTTTTTTTCGACCGATTCGTGAAGACATGGGACTTAGTCAAATCGATGCAAAAGTACGCACAGTTCACGGCATTTCTAGCCTACAAGTACAATCTAGATCCAGAACAAGTGACCACGGATTTGAATGAGTTCTGTAAGGAGGAATCCGTTACTTTGGCTAAAGAATCGGTTGCGGATGATTATAAAACCTATCTCGAGAAATATGTGGAAGATTTAGAATTGGAGTACAACAAGAAGAATGATTTCCAGACCAATACTCGTGGCATTAAAATTCGAGGTGTATTTCCATCCCAAGAAGAAGCTGAAATACGTGCAAAGTTATTGCGCGAGAACGACCCGCATTTTGATGTGTATGTAGGACCCGTAGGCGTTTGGATGCCGTGGGAGCCTGACGCGTATAGAACCGGACAGGTTCACTTTTTGGAATCACAGCTCAATGAGCTCATGTCCAAGAAACAACAGAACGAGGCAAGTGCAAAAGAATATTTCGACAAACGTGTGAAAGATGCCAAGCGGAAAGCCATCGAAGAAAATGTTCGGAAAGCAAGAGAGAGTGGCAATAAGCTTTCTCAGTCCATTGATGCAAATGATAATTTGGTCAATGTGAAGAATGTAGAGGATATTCAGAAAACTCTGTTTGAAACGGAAAATGTAGTGACAGATAAAAATTCAGACCATGGATTGTCTAACTTAAAGACATCCCTCTGAAACTATTTTATATCTATAAAGAATGGCGAATCAAATCAAACGTCCTTGTAGAGGAAGAAAGTCGACGTGCAAGCGCGCACCTGTAAGCTGTGAAAACACTAGACGTAGTCGTACACGACGAAGTTATTGCAGGAAAACACATAATCGTAAATCGTTTTAATCTATTCGTAATATAATGATGAAGGCCGTTTTAGTGGAGTTTATAGGAACCTTACTTTTCCTATACGTGATTATTGCAACCGACAATTCCGTGGCGATTGGCGCAGTTTTATCGTTGATCGTTTATTTAGGAGAACCCATTTCAGGAGGTAATTTTAACCCAGCCGTCACGGTCATGATGGTGGCTGCAAAGAAGCAAAACATAAACACCGCGCTACCTTATATTGTAGCACAACTTGCCGGAGGTCTTGTTGCGTTGGAGATCTATAAGCGCATTCATTAACTTAAATAGTATTTGTGTGAATAGACTATGAAGGTCTTGTCTATCGACATTGGGATTAAGCATTTGGCACATTGTCTTTTTGATGTATCGGATACGCTTCGTATTGTAGATTGGGATGTCATCGATTTAACGGATGAGTATGTATGTGCATGCTCCAAGCCCGCGACGCATCGATTCCATCAAACCTATACGTGCAAAAAACATACCTATCCGGAACTGTCACTTGTTGAATTGATTGCTCAATGTACAGGTCGATCGATTCCATTGGGTACCAAAGCGGAAATGAAAAAGAGATTGTTTAAAGAAGTCAAGCCGATTCCGCCACCAACTTTGGTGGATTTAGGACAACAAATTATGAAACGTTATGCACGATTTTCAGAAGTAGATGTCGTGTTGATTGAAAATCAAATTGGTCCCCTTGCCAGTAAAATGAAATCGGTCCAAGGACTGGTTGTCCAATATTGGTTGATGAGGGGTGCAAAAGTCGAATGCATATCGGCGTGTAACAAGCTCAAATTGTTTCATTCAGGAAAAACGACCTACGCTCAACGTAAAAAGTTGAGTATACAATACACTCAAGTCATGCTTGAACAAAATGGATTGGTGACAAATTTCTCCTCTCATAAGAAAAAGGATGACTTAGCGGATACTTTTTTACAGGGGGTTTGGTATTTCCAAATGAATAATTGCGGATTACTTAAAATTAATTGTTCTTAATCACATTATGGAGGTTATCAATTTAAGCGATACGCCTACAGTCAGTTTTGGACCAGGCATTGAATTGTTGATGAATGATAAGCCCAAAAAGGAAACAGTTTCGGTTACGGATTTGGATAAGCTAGAATCAGAATTAAACGATCTTTCACGTTCCTCGATACCTACTTCAGCACCTCCGTCCACACCCGTTAGTTTTCCACGTATGGAAAATGTAGTCATTGAAGAATTACCTTCGGTCAAATTTGATATTCCAGAGAAACCCAAGGACCCTATGACGTGGGATGGGTTTAAACCATTCCAAGGTGACCCTGATAAAGTGACCGCAACAAAAGATAGCTTGAAAGAACGTTTTTCCTATTTACGAAAATTAGAGGACCTTGAACTCAAGGGTGTACGATTGACCCGTAAATATACGATGGATTCTTCACTTGAAGAAATGAAAGGAGAATACGAGAACATCATTTCTGAAAAAGAACGAAGCAACAATGTCAAGTTTCAGGGTAAAATGTTGATGGCCTTGATTACCGGGGTGGAATTTCTCAATTCCAAGTTCGACCCATTTGATGTCAAATTGGATGGATGGGCTGATCAAGTCAATGAAAATATTTCAGATTACGATGACATTTTCGCAGAATTGCACGAAAAGTACAAGAACAAAGCTAAACTGGCGCCTGAACTAAAGTTGATGTTCCAATTAGGAGGAAGCGCCATTATGTTGCATATGACAAACACCATGTTCAAATCCTCTGTGCCTGGAATTGACGACATTATGAAACAAAATCCAGAATTGATGCAAAAATTCACTCAGGCGGCCGTGAACTCCATGGGGGCATCTCACCCTGGTTTCTCTGGTTTTGTCAACTCTGTACAGCCCACGAGAGAAAGAGAACCGCGCGAAGTACGCCGCGAACCACGTGAAGAAAAACGGCCGGACATGAAGGGACCGAGCGATATCAATTCTCTTCTAAGTGGACTGAAGCCTAAAACGATTCAACTCGATGAAGGAAGTACAGTAAGTTTGAGTGAATTAAATGAGATGAAGGATGGTTTGAATTCAGCAAAGAGAGGACGAAAGAAACGATCTGAAAAGAATTCAATGAGCCTAAACCTGTAAAACTTTTATGACGTGAATGTATGTACTTGAATAATATACGAACTCATTTTACTTCTATCTTAAGCTTATTTTTGTTGTGCACCACATTGATCTTGCCGATTCTCATCTTTATGAAACCCATATCGTCTTGGTTGGCAGGGTTTGACAATATAGATGGAATTGTAGAGGCAACACCTGCAACAGGAGGCACCTTTTACACCATTGCCTCAATTTTGAATTTACCTCTTTTTTTCAATTTATTGATTCGACAATCCAATACCCGAATGATCAACCAGATCTATACGGGATTGTTTTTCTTGTTGTCTATTGTTCTCGTCGTATTCAATCCAATGGGGGTGTTAACGACGGCGTATAGTTTACAAACCATACTCTGTATAACCGCAATTGTCTTTGTTATACTGAAATATGTTAGAACCGGAATCCTAAAACAGGTCATCTTAATCGCCATGGTCATCACATTAGGGGTATGTGGTGAGACGATGGGGGTGAACTATTCGGGATTGCACCTCTTGTATTATCTGTTGTTTTATTTGATGGGTTATGTGTGGAACTTTTTCGATTTCAACCTATCCGGACTATCCAGCCAACCGATCCAAAGTGTATACGATACGGCATCCTACCTCTATACACAACTTCCTGGTATTTCCCTGATATTTGTGATTGAGATTTTCTTGATTGTTTTGATTTTATATGGTCGAACATGGATCAAGAACTATTATGGAGGAGAATTGGTGGTTCATAATCCGATTGATTTAAACAAACGATCTTCGTATAACGTATCCAATGTACATCAATACACCTATACATTATCCTTCTGGGTTAATCTAGAGGCCACCTCTCCTGGATTTTCTTCCTCCTCCAATGAATACACGGATGTAGTGATGTATGGAGGGAACGTATTAATTGCGTATAATAGTTCACTCAATATAATCCGAACCGTGATGAAAAATGAATCGAAGAAGACCGTCTATGATATGAACGACATTCCATTACAAAAATGGAATCACGTGGTATTATCTTACGCAAACGGCACTCTTGATTTATTCTTGAATGGCGAATTACAAAAAAGTACAGTTGCAGTACCCCAATTGACAACACAAGATATGATTGTTGGTGCGGAACAAGGTGTGTATGGTAAATTATGTACAATGATGTTTTACAATAAGGTGTTGACGATGGAAGAAATCCAGGCCTTGTATACCCAATTTAAAGACAAGAATCCACCAACCCTCTAAAAGGTACTTCCTGCATAGTTGGAGGGGAGAGGTTCAAAACTATCGGGGGATTGGGCGTTTTGAAGTGGATTGTTTGGACCCGAAAACATGGAGTTGAAATCAGGTTCAGGAGAATTCATTGGATTTGCGGTACTACCTCCTTTGGGTAACAACGGCGGTGTTTGTATTTGGGGTTGAGACAAAGGTTGGGTGTGTTTGACGCGAACGGGTTGCGGAGTCGACAAGACACGATCTATCAAAATCGTAACCTTGTCCCCCAAGGAAGTCATCATACTCAACAATACAATCAAGGTCGGTAAAATAACAGTAATGATATTTTGTTCGGCATATTTTATCCCGCTGGCCGTGGGGATAAAGGTAATAATGCGATGAATGAACATAATGCCTATAAACAGTACAATACATTGAAGCGTAATTTCTACAAAAATGGCTATACTTCCTTTATCTCGGTCGACAACAGGCGCATAATCCTGAATGGTTCGGTTCAGTAAAGAAACCAATACAATGGCGAACACCGTATACTGCATAATATTCACCATTTCCTGTCGACTGTCTTGTTCAAAGTTAAACACGTGAGAGAAAAAATTAGGCGATTCTTCCATTGGTCTATCACAAGAAATTAATATTAGTTTAAAAAGTTAAAAATTAATGTACTTAGGTGATATGTCTAAACAAAAGCCTGTTCCAATGCCCACCAAAATATCGATACCCGACGCCGTATTGAATTTAGCAAGGCGAGTGAAGGGACTAGAAGACAAGAGTATGTCCCAATTAAAGGCAATTGAACAAAAACTAGGGGACCACGAAAATAGGTTTATTGAAGACGCACCCGACATGGACCAAATTGCCGAAATGTTTAAGCTGATGGGTTCCAAAATCGATGGATTGATGGAACGTTTAGTAGAAGTGGAAAAACGGAATGACATTAAACCTCCTAAAAAGAAAGGAGGTACCGTAAAACTGGCTGATTTGGGGACAGAAGATACCAATGGGATTTCATTCTCATAATCCATATAAAAAGATGACAACGTCAACTAGTAATGAATATTGGTATCCTTGCTACGATATGCATTGTCACTGTATTGTACATTCATATTCATTTTCAATTACATACAAGCAATGATTTAGAAATTTACGAGATTGCCATGCCTACCAAAACCAAATTAGAAGAAGTGTGTAACTTCAAACAACCCGTTTTATTTGATTATTACGAAGAAACCATTTCACGGTGTACACTCGATTCGCTCGACGAATACAGTGCGTTCGACGTAATGGTGTTTGATGATACCCACGTAGGCATATCGTTACCCTTGGAAAAGGCCCGCGAATTATTCAAAACGGGCCGCCACGCCACGTTACACAACGGAACATTTCTTCAAGAAACAATGTTGAAGCGATATTATGATTTGACGGATTTAGCGCTTCGTCCACCGATGGTTACTTCAATGACTCACGATATATTCTTTGGGTCATTGAATTATACGACTCGTCTTCAATATCACACGTCATGTAGAAATTATTTCTTGGTCACTCAAGGAACCATTACGATAAAATTAACTCCACCACGCAATACACCCTTTATGAAAGAAATCAAGAAATACGATACACAAGAGTTTTTCAGTGATTTAAATCCATGGACCGATGACCCTAAAAAGGTCAAATTTTTAGAATTGGTTGTTCCCGTAGGTAAATTGTTTTATATCCCTGCTTATTGGTGGTATAGTATTCGATTAGAAAAAGATGCATGTATATGCATGTTTCACTATAAAACGTTGACCAATTTAATCGCCACGTTACCCGACATTGGAATGGGTATATTGCAACGTCATAATACAACTACAAAGATGTTACCGGTGGTTCAACTTTAGTCTCCTTCATTCTGTGACGCGTTTCGCACATCAGAGGGCCTCCGCCCACACCCGTCACATTCACTGCCATACACTTGTGCTGGTTGTCGGTAAGCTCCTTTTTATGAAAATTCACATATTCACCTTGAACAAGGTATTTGTATACATTAGGAGACACAACCAACTGCTGGTAATGTACAAATATATCTTCCTGTTCATGATGAATGAAACCATACCCGGATTTATTGTTGAACCATTTTACGATTCCCGTGAACATTTCTGGCATTATATAAATAAAGGTATACAATTCTTTATATCAATTCCAAAATAATATAAACTCATAATGGTATACGATGTATGTGTGGAATATTTGCCATTGTCAATTCAGATATGGACAACAATCAAGTCCACGCGGACTTTATGCGTGGAAATCGTCGAGGTCCCGACCATACTGCTTATCAACAATATGGATACGTTGGATTGGGATTTCATCGTCTCGAAATCAATGGTCTAGATACTATTTCCAATCAACCCATCTCCATCAACGGTATTCATTTAATTTGTAATGGGGAGGTATACAATTATCCAGAACTCTATGAAGCACTCAACCTGACTCCCACGACGAATTCAGATTGTGAAATTATTGTACATTTATACCGTGAATTCGGCATTGAACATATGTTGCATATGATAAATGCATCTGAGTTTGCCTTTGTCTTGTATGATTCTATCAAGAATATAGTCTATGCCGCTCGAGACCCGCACGGAGTGCGACCCTTGTTCAAAGGAGTACGGAACAATACACTTTGTTTCGCCTCGGAAATGAAAATGATTCCAGAAGGAATGACCATTACGCCTGTTTTACCGGGTACATATACGGATGGAACACGCGTGCATACGTATCATTCGTTACCCTCGATAAACCCAGCATTGCTTCGTCCTCAATATCTCATCAAAGAGACCCTGTATGAGTGCGTGCGTAAGCGTGTATTGCATACCGACCGCCCTATTGCGTGTTTGTTGTCTGGAGGATTGGACAGTAGTCTCATTGCGTCCTTGGTTACCCAATGCCTTCGAGATTTGGGTAAGCCTTCACTCGAAACCTATAGTATTGGACTGGAAGGTGCAGAAGATTTAAAGTATGCATCTATGGTGGCCCGTTATCTGGGGTCGAAACATACGTCCATCGTACTAACGGAGGAAGAATTTTTAGCAGCTATTCCAGAAGTCATTTATGCAACCGAAACGTACGACACGACGTCGATTCGGGCAAGCGTAGGTAATTTCTTGGTAGCAGATTATATCAGCAAGCATAGTGAGGCCAAGGTTATCTTTAATGGAGATGGGGCAGATGAAGTATGTGGGGGGTACTTGTATTTGAAAAATGCCCCCAATGAAGTCGAATTCGATAAAGAGTGTCGTCGGTTGGTCAAGGACATTCATTATTTTGATGCACTTCGTAGTGATCGATGTATTTCCTATCATGGATTGGAAGCAAGAACTCCTTTCTTGGACAGGGCCTTTGTTGAACTGTATCTGTCTGTTCCAGCGAATCTTCGTTATACCCAATGTGAAAAGGAATTGTTACGAACGTCGTTTGAAGGAATGCTTCCGTGGGATATTTTATGGCGAAAAAAAGAAGCGTTTAGTGATGGAGTGAGCTCTCTACACAATTCGTGGTATTCTATCATTCAGCGATCGATTCCCGCGTCAATCCAACACGAGTATGCAGCACAAACCACATTGTTGACCCAAGAACAATATTACTATAAAAAGGTGTACGATTCCTATTATTCTACAGTGTTGCCCTATTATTGGATGCCTAAATATACAAACAGCAAAGATTGTAGCGCACGAACTCTAGAAACGTATGAAGATTAAACGCACGCTCGGTAATAAAATGTACTGACCGAGGTTTTACTTTTTCGAGTAATTTTACACACCATACCTGGTCTCATACACAGGACCAATGCAACGGGATCATACCGACTAATGGCCGGTAAATCTGCAATGGTTTGAATATTGTGCTGTTTAAACAGTTCATCCTCTTCTTCAACCGTCAAAATTTCATGTTTGGGTACTTGGACGTGTTTCAGAATATTAAACTGTAAACGTTTGATGTTAATGACGGATGCGTATATTTGAGAATCGTTCCACAACGTGTTTAATGCAGCAATCTGAGCATCATTGGGGTCCATCTTCACAATGATCATCAAATTGTCCTCTTTGTTTAAAATGGGTGGTTCGTCTTCATTACTTTCGTAAAAGGAACACGCTTCCGAAGCTACATTCAACCGTCCATCCAGGTAGAACTTGATGAAAATCTTTTTACCATTTTTATGGGTCAATAATAAATCCAATTGTTTTTGATCCATCATTGCACCCACCTGCTGTATTCCGCAATGGGCATACTCGGAAACATCGTATCCGGTTTCTTCCAAGATGGCGAGAAGATTATTACGAGCAGAATAAATGTGGGTAACACTAACCGTCTCCATTCTATATGTTAACTCTATACTAATATTTATATCTCAATTTTATGAATATTTGTCTCATCGGTTAAGGTATCACTCTTATCTACAATCTCAAGATTATCTGTCTCTGGTTCTGGAATCGGCTCCATTTCCGGTTCGGATTGAACGGGTTCAGCCTCTATCGGCTCTGAAACAATCGATACGGAAGGTGGTTTACTATTTGGTGCCGGATTTAATTGAACAGTAATTTTACGCACGTGTGAATTGATCGCAATGTTGTTTTCGATGACGTATTGCAACGAGTTGACGCCATCAATCTTCCATTGAATGTCATCTAAGATGAGTTGTTCAATCTTATTTCCCTCCATACGGTCCTTTATTTTGTTGGGGAGGATATCATTACGTGTTTTCATTTCTATACCTTTTTTGGGTTCATCGGGGCGGTACACTTCGGCACCCCCGATACGGTGAACCAAGGCATCGTCTTCTCCGCCCCATCCATAAAAGGTGTTGGGGAATCCATTCATTTGTTTGAATTTGGACTTTGAAATACGCAAGACTCTCCCTAAGAAGTAATCCTTTTTACCCGCGGTGTATTTATCGTCTTTGATCAATCGCCCCAAATGTACAAGGTCCTTTCCATCCTCCCCATAATAACGATCGATGATATCCTCTGGCATAAGTATGTCTACATCGTGTACCACAAATGTATCGACATTGGGTAATTCCCTTGTAAGATAATCAAACCCAATATTCAACAACATCCCTCGATTGAATTTATCCGCCTCACTTTGTTCTACCACGAGAATGTTGATATTCTTATAATGTTCAATGAATTGGGCGAGTTGCTCACCGCGGTCTTGGTCACCGGAATCGCGAAAGGGCACAATAATGACCGTAGTACTGGTAGGTACCGCATTCGTCTCTTTGTAGGATGTGAAGGTCAACTCGTGTTTCGGTTTCAACGATTCTATCAACTTTCCGTTGTCGACATCATACATATTTTTCTGAGGTTGTAAAATCCCCGAGATGGAATTGCATAGATCCGAGACATAATCATAGACAAACTCTTTGGTAAAGTATTTTTCGTAGAAATCCATTCCGTTTTTCGAAATTTGTTGACAAATCTCATCATGGTCTAAACACCATTTCATCGTTTCCGCGACTTCGGCAACGGTATTCACGAGGATACAATCTGCACTACCAATGTCAGGGTCATCGATGGTTTTCATCTTCAGCATCGGTTCAAACCAAAGCGTGTAACGCGATTTGACGTTCAGTACACAAAATCCAAGCCCTAACAATCCTCCAAATCGATAGGCGGCTGAATTCCCTTGCACGTTAAGGGTATATTTAAACTTGACTTGTTCGCTCATTTCCATTCGTTTTCCTGTATTCTTACGGTCTTTTGGATTAATGTACTCTAAACGAAGTGAGTCGTCTACATTCTTTCCCTTGATGCGGTTTGTGAAATTGACAATCTTTGTATCCATAAATTCTTCCACCAGTTCATTGATATACATTCGCGGATTGGTACTTGCGTCGTTTCCGCATCCGGTTCCTTGGCCTCTCCAAACACATTTATTCTCGCGAGTTTCCCAGGCAGGTAGATTTTCTCTGGAAGGACTTGTATTTTTACAAACAATACCCTTATGACCACGATCGGTTTCCAATTTTGCAAATTTCTTTTCAGGACAGATGATGTTCCAATCGTCTCCGGTTGGAAACGTAAAATCTGCGTGGTCTACTGAGGTGGACTGTCCTACGACTGGAATAAACGTCTTTTTGTCATAGGCGGACATGGGAACGTCTCCGTAAATGGCATCAAACGATTCTTTCCAGTCTTTTCGTAAATGAGGGAAATCTTTGCGAGAGAGAAAAAAGACACAATCGTTCACTTTACGATGACTACACGTGTCCACCAGCATATCATACATTTCAGACAAATAATTATCGGTTGGATCTCGGTCCTCTTTTTCCGTCCGAAGTAAACAATTGGTTGCGTGCCACGTCTTGGGGTCTTTCGAAGTCTCTTTCCGTTTATTCGAAGGTAGAGATTTCAACAACATTTCCAATTGAGCCTCCTCTATTAAAGTGTAAAAATCATTGGTAAAGTTGACATTGTACAAGGGTAAGAAATTAAATAATTTATTATTTTTGATACGCACGAAAATAGCCGTCTTCATTTTATTCACAAAGTAGGACAAGGTGGTGTCGAAATTATCCGGGTGGGGTTTATAAATATCTAGTTCACATCTTTCCTTTTGATACTCGGATGGATAAGGTTTAGGTTGGATCGTTCGAGCAATCGAAATACGTTCAAATTGACGTGTCACATAAGGGAAAATCATTGGATTTAGACCGTGTGCGTTGATAAGGATGTCACGACAAGGTGTGTTTCCACTCGCAACATACAGTGTATTTTCCAACAGAGCGTATAGGGTAAGTTTCAAGGATGAAAAAAGGACAGTGGTCAGAGTCTGCAATGCCTTGTACCGCATATTCTCAAACTGGTCGACGGTATCGGATGTAATCAATCTTGCTTGTACATTCATGGTGGCCAATTCTTGGAGCAATAGTTTAAACGCATAGGGAACATTCAACGCACTAAACGATTTCTTATGTTTAGGCACGGTAAGCAATGCCTGATTTTCAAAGACCATGCCATCTATGGATGGACTTATTTGTAAATTGGTAAAGTCATCGTAGACGGCCAACAATCCAGATGTATTGTCGACATAAATCCGATAAGGAATGCGAGAATTGTTGACCATCATAGTTCCGTCCCCACGATCCATCAAGGATTCGCGTACAAAACTAGCCATTCCATTGGCAATGACGCCATCACGTTCCATTTCACCAATACGCAATCCGCCTTCATTGGAACGACCCTGTACAGGTTGGCGAGTGAGTGCCGTATTCGGTCCTCGCACACGAAAGTTAATCTTATCCGCTACCATGTGCTTCAATCGCAAATAATACGTGGGTCCGATAAAAATATTACTTTCAATTTGTTCTCCTGTAAATCCATTGTATAATAATTCCGTTCCACTGCTATGATAACCTAATTGTGGAAGTTCACGACGATAGGTGTCTACGAGCGTTTCATTGGTTTCATCCATGTTAGTGGTGTTAAATGCGGTACAATCCCCCAATCCTCCATTGTGTAGATGAACCTTGCCAATAAGCGATTCAATCAATTGACCAATGGTCATTCGCGAAGGAAGTGCGTGCGGATTGATGATGAGGTCAGGACGGATTCCATCTGATGTAAAGGGCATATCTGACTCATTTAAAACAAGTCCACACGTTCCTTTTTGGCCCGCGCGGGAGGCAAACTTATCGCCAATACCCGGAATTCGTTCATGACAAATGCGTACTTTAGCAACACGATTGCCTGGAGTATCTTCACTGATAAAGGTTCGGTCCACTCGTCCCTCTTGGTCCCGATTGGGATAAATGTTCTTGATACTTTCTCCTTGTGCCATACGCATCAGTACCGTATCCGGACGAACCTCGGTATTCATTTGCACGATTCCGTTCTCGTCTGTATTGGTACTCCCTTGGAATACCAAGGGGATATCTCCATTCGATTCAGACACTTCATATGTTTTAAAATAGCTCGTGTTAAACATACCTCTTTCTAAGGACGAACGATTGAATAGAATAGCGTCCTCTGTGTTATATCCCGTATAACACATAATGGCGACAATCGCGTTTACACCACAGGGTAAGGATTTGAAGGGTTGGAGAAAATTACTTTGAATCAAGGGTGTCTGACCATTGTTCAGGACGACACCCATTGTATCCATTCGATTTTGATAATTGGTGTGATACACTGAAACGGCCTGCCTCGATTGTCCACACGAAAATGCATTTCGAGGCAATGGGTTATGTTGTACAAAAATGGTTTGATTTCCCATAAATCCAAGTAGAGAAGAAGCGTGAATTTCCACGTGAGTGTACAAGGTCTTTTCAAAATTCTCTAATGGGTCAAACCCAATCAAGGATGAATTGCTTTCATCTGCATCCAAATATTCAATCATACAAGGCTTTTTGGCATCACCGTGTGTCATGTCCACCCACGAACCAAGTCGTTCGGGTGAATACGAAAGTTTGCGTTTGTGATTCACATAAAACAATGGGCGTTGAAGACGACCCGCATCGGTGTAAACGTACAAGGTATTTTCACCAATATTCCAACTAATGCTTGTAGTAGAAGGAAGGATACCCGTTCGTCTGCACTCCACCAATGTATACAACGTGATTTCGGGTTCTTCTATACATCCAACCCATTGCCCATTGAGAAAGAGTTTCACCAAGGTGGCGGATTCTGCTGTCAAGGTATGTAACGGAAGGATGAGGAGTTCATATTCTGCCATCACGTCCAATACACGTTTTTTGGGAAATCCATCTGTAATCCGCGAACATAAACTCAGCTGTTTGTGGGTACCTACATCTGCGCCGTCACTGTCCACTGGGTCAAATAACCCCCATTGAGAAGAATGCAGAAGACGAGGTGCAATGACTTTTGCACTATCATCGATTTGAAGTACACATTTTCGTAAATGAGAGATGGCAGAATTGAAACTGAGACGATTGAGCTTTTGAGACACGCCCACGAGTTGTGTATACTCGGTCGCACCCCACCTTCCTTTGAATCCGGTGATCAATCCATTCTCGGTGATACGTTCTTCGAAAAACTGATGATAATTTGCCAAAAACAATGTGGGGAAGTTGGCTGGTTCATTGAAAAAATTCTTATTCTTATTATGGGCACGGTCAATTTCTACGCCTACGTGCTCCAACTGTTTGTGGTAAAAATCGTGAAATAAATCATGTAGTAATGCACCGGAGGGTTCTACGCGTTTCATTCGAAACGAATCCCGATCGGACACGGGGTCAACCCCTAATGCCATTCGAAGAACCTTTTTCACCATATGTCCCAAGAAAAAGGCCTTGTCTATCAAGTGGTCTCCCATATGCGATAAAAATAATTTGACTAAAATATGAACTGCGTATTGTAACGACTTGTATTTTGTAAAAGAACCGATAAATTCTAGGGCATGATGTTGGGTATAAATACCCATCGCATCACATACACTCTCGTGGAAGTGTTCTCGAAAGTTGTTTTCTCCCAACAAACACGTTTCAATGATTTGTTTGTCGGTTAATACACCTAATGCTCTCATAACTACAAACAGTGGAATGGGTAGACGTACATCAGGTAACTCGACCACCATTTCGTGTAGGGTAACCCCGTCATTGGTGCGCACAGAACTAGATGCATCCTCTTTGGTGGCAATACGTACAGCAGCCACGCGTGGGAATGTGACCCCGTCATCCGAATACGATTTAATGTCTGCACTATAATAATATTTGTCACTGTATTTTTTAGTCGTACAAATGGTGTTTCGTGCACGACCCTCTTGACAAATGATCACCTTTTCACTACCATCGATGATAAAATAACCACCCGGGTCACTTCGACATTCCCCCATTGCAAATCGAACCTCTGGAGGAACATTGTGTAAAATACAGATTTCAGACTGTAACATAATGGGGAAATTACCAAGAAATACCATGTCATCTGGCGTATGTTCTTGCACGACACCATCGATTTTAATTTCAAAGGTTATTTTTGCGTGAATACTGAAAGAATAGGTGAGGTTACGAAGACGAGCATCATTTGGATAGAGTGGTTTTTGTAGACCATTCTCCGTGAACACGGGTACACCAAATACAAATTCGGAAGATGTTTTGGTTCCAACCCATAATCGACATTCGTAACGAAATTCATTTTTATCATCTTTGTTCTTTAGGTTGATCAATGGGTTTTGATTCTTGATGATTTCAGGAATCTGTTTCACGAATTGATTGAACGAATCCAAATGATGATTTACTAAAAATCCGGGTTCTTCTAAAAATTTATGTATGCACTCCATATATTACTCTTTCTATTTATATTTATTGTGTTTTGGCAAACATAATAGATATAATTACATGTCCAAGGGAACTTCATTCATTTGAAACGTGTAGTTTGATTTCTTGTATTGCCTCGTTTCTTGCAATTTTTCCTGTCTTGTATCAAACGATTCTTTCAAGTCGCTCGAATAAGAGGGTTGTAACGGTACATACGCATAGGGGCACCCGGTTTGCTGGCACGCGGTAGACTGGTCAAAGGCAATGATGGAATTTGCATTCTTCTGTAAGTATTGACGATAGTCCCAATTGGTTTTAAGATTTTCACGAGAACGTATCTGGTCATTCAAGACCGCCGTAGGTTGCCAATTCGAAAAAGATCGTCCATCCGACATTAGCGCTGGAAAATCTTGATGGAAATTGTTCATAGAGAGAGTTTAGATTTTATTTTGTAAGAACTCAATCAATTCCTTTTTGGTCTTGAGTTTAGGTCCATTCAACTCCGCTACTTTATCCTTTAACTCTTTCAGGGTAAGAGAATCAAAGGGTCCGACTTCTGTTTCCACAAATTCAGGTACAATTTTTACATCGGGTTCAATCATTTTTTTGACCTCAATCTCTTCACATACTTCTTGAGCTGGCAAGGATACTCTTTTCACATCATCATCAGATACTGTGACTCTTTCTGGGGTACGTTCACGCGACTCATAGTCGAGGTGTACATCCGAGCATTCACTCGTTTCACTAGACTCATCGGATTCTTCATCAGATTCTTGTAATGCAGCTCGTGTAACCCCTGCCATGGTTTGAATGGTCTCAGACATTAATTCCAGACGATTCTCAAAAATAAAGAGTTTTTGACGGATATAAAAAAAGAATACAACCATCAGAATCAGTGTAATGGCCAAACCGATCATACTTTTCTATAGATTATATATACGTTCTTTTGTCCGCATTCTCGCATCCTTTACAATGGAAGTTGGGTAAGCTAACTGTTCAAGCACGTTTACACCTCCACGGTCATAAGATACGCCTTGTCCTAATTTATAAGTATTTCTTCCATGGACGGTTTTCATATGAATCATCTCCATGGTTGAATTTGACTTTAAATTCTCGCATAACTCAAAAAAATGCGTGGTTAACAAAAATTGGAAACTAGGATAATCTGTTAAAAAAGACAAGAGAGAACCCGCGCTTGCAACGGCTTCCACGGGATTGGTGCCAGAAAAGAGTTCATCGAATATACATAAAATACGTTCCTTCTTAACGACTTCATTTAAGATTTCTTTACAACGCCTCGCTTCGGCTTGAAACAAACTATCGCGTCCAGACGTGTCTGGAATATTAATGTAACAATAAAAGGCGTCGTAAGGACAAATGGTAGCAGATTTGTAAAATCCACGACCGATTTGTTGCGATAAGAGTACGTTAATCAAGGTTGTTTTTAACAGTGTAGTCTTTCCAGATGCATTCGGACCCGTCAAGACTTTATTTTTATCCAAAGAATACGTGTTTTTCACGGGATGTTTGGTTGGGTAATAGGCTCGCACAAAAGAAGTTTTCTTTGAAAACACACACGGGTTTATTTTTTTCTGACGATTCAATTGATAGATATTTTGCACAAATCCGTGGAAACCAAAAGAATAGTGCAGGGTTGTTTTCAGTTCAGCATTGTCATACAATTGATAAAACAAAGCTCTCGCTTCACCACATCGAAACATACTTGTATTCAATCCGGACAATTGTGTCTTAAACTGCGTCAATCGTTGCTTGTGTTCTTCCAATACACGATAAAAGGATTGGTAGGTGGGTAATGCGCAAATACTCTGTTGAACGTGGTTCATCGCGTTCAAGGTATGGGTTACATATCGCCCGGCTTCTTGAAATACCGTATGTACCGTGTTAATATTGGTGTAAAAGGTGTAAAACGTGTAGATATTGGTATACAACTGTACGCAGAATAAAAGTGCTGTGCCTACAAGATATGCTCGTTGTTTGACATCCGCATCTTGAAACCCAGTGACCAATCCACCAATGGCGTGTTGTTTGAGTACTTGCTTCAAAATTTCGAGGTAAGTTGACCACGAAAGTTCAATGCTTTTCATACGAAGAATGACAAATGGGATAATGACCATAATCAAGGGAGTCAACAAGAAGAGAATCGGAGAGGTAATGAAATAAATACTAATAAAGGTTAGAAAAGAGGAGGATTGGTTCAACATACTCAATCGTTCGGATTCGATATACTGATAACTGATTTTGAACTCTTTATTGTCCTGGATTCGATTCCAATGTTGTACAAATGCATCAATGGGAATGGGTTTCGGTGCGTTTTGAAATAAGACAGCCGATTCCGTTAAGAATTCCGTATTCGTGGTATAGTATTTCGCCCATTGGTGTGCAGTTTGTTTAGACTCGTTTGTCGTGGGTTTGAACAGCTTGTCATAGACCGGAATTTCATCGGACTGTACAAGTTCTAAATCCTTTAGTATATGGGGGTTCACTTCTTTGTGTGAAACATATTGAATGGGTAGCTTGAAGATTTCCATATGGAAAGTAGGTACTAAAAAACACGACTTTATACTTATAAATAATAAATAGATACTGTATGAGAACGCCCAGAAATAAAAAGAGAAGAGAACCGTGAGAATTAATAAATTAATAGGTGGTAAATTAACATTAATCAATACTCTTAATGAAATCAACTTATATACCTTAGATATAGATGGATGTACTTATTATATAAGCAATACAAATAATGATAATATATGTAGGTAGATTCCGCTACACCGTACCTATTAAAGTTTGAAGATGATACTCCGAATGAGGACCCCGAAAATATAGAAAATATGAAACGAATCATACAAGATAATCTCAACAAGAACGGTAAGCCTAAAATAGTAACCATATGTAGACTATTTCATCAACAATATAATGTTTTGTATTTTGTTCAAATGAATTGTTTTAAACCACTTGATCTAACAAGAGCACACGAAAAAATAAATGCAATGAATGATGCCATAAAGCTAAAAGGTCTATTTATAAGTTTGGATTATGTTTATAATATTACCCCCCCCCCCAAAAGGTAAAACGTTGTTAAGCTGGTCAGGTCCTACCCAATTGGTTTTGTGTTTGAACAATGAGGAAGGCTGTATAGCATCGATTGGATTAGTTCCTGATTCAGATTCCATCACTATCAATAGTAAAACGAATCCTGATTATGAAGGAAAAAAATATAATACTTTATTAAGATGTGCTGTTATGTTTTTAGTCCCATTATTGTCAAGTGAATTTAAATTCATAAAATCAGAAGCAAAAAATCCAATATCTGCTTATTTGCTTCTTCAGAAATTTGACGGATTTATTCCAGATAACGATTATAATGAAGACATTACTGCATTTTTATCAAGTGCTAAATCAACTGATGAAGTTAGAGATTATAAGGCCCTATTACACGAATATAAATTATCTTTAGGAACAAATTCATTTGGTATAGAAGTTTATTGTCCCGTAAATGAATACACAGTAACCAAAAATGAAACAGCCTTTTATGTCTATTTGGACAATATAACATAGAAGTGAAAAAAATATTTAAGTTAATAGATATAAACGATGCTAAGGCTATTTATGAAATGAAGATGCATTTATCTATGATGCTTCGTCTCACGACCATGCAACAAAAATACATGTATATCTTACAGAATCCGGCACATTCGCTTGTGGTCTGTACAGGACCGGCTGGGTCGGGCAAGACGGCATTTGCGTGCAAAACTGCAATATCCCAACTTGCAGAAAAGCAGGTGAATCAAATTGTAATTACCAAACCGCTTGTTTCAGTGGAAGGGGAAGACCTTGGGTTTTTGCCAGGGAATATGAGATCGAAGATGTCTCCGTGGATTGAATCGTATCTGGATATTTTCAAAGAACACTATTCCATGAAACAATTGGAGGAGATGATGAAAAAGGAGGTTATTAAATTGGCCCCGTTAGCCTATTGTCGTGGAAACACGTACACCAATTCATTTGTCATTTGCGATGAATCTCAGAACACCACGCCTAAACAATTAAAGATGTTGATGACACGTTTGGGTCAAAACAGTAAAATGGTGGTGATTGGCGATTTGGACCAACAAGATAGCCACGGTGCATCTGGTCTAGAGGATTTCTTGCAACGATATCCAGGTGGAAATGACGAAATTGCGTTGGTTCGTCTGACAGAGTCCGATGTGTGTAGAAGTTCTTTTGTGAAGTACATTCTCACATTGTATAAATAGTCTCAGGCTTTTATGGAAAATCGTGTCTTCTTCCTAAATGACTTATGCTGTGTTTTTCCATCACTTCGGCGCGATATTCTTGCGTGTAACGGACAAATACATACGCCTTGGGGTCGCACCAATCGCTAGATAATCGGCAATCACTTGGTCTATGGTGAGTTTCTCATTGTTTCAGATAGTTTTTTAAACAGGATATCAATTTTAAATAAAAAAAAGGGGTTTCCCCCAAGGCTGTCTGCGCCTAGGCCATCCTCATCAGGTCGACCCAAGCATTCTCCGCTGTGTCGCGAGTGTACGAGTCGAGATTGTCGACCGTATCCAAGTAAGCAGCCACATAAATGCGCAGCGATTGCATCATTTGTTCGGCTTGATGCGTGTTCAGTTTGTCTCGTAATCCGCGAATTTCATAGCCCTCCAAGATGTTGATAAGATTGGTGTATTCGTCCGTGAAGTCCATATCGGGTATTCAACGAGTGTGCAAAAAAGTATTTCTATAAAACGAATCAATTTTATGTCGCATCATCGATTTGACCAAGCAAGGTCAAACTTAACAAAAATATATTAAATTTGGCTCATTTATCCGTGTTCTGAATGGTAAGAAGTCTATATGAAGTGCGCGATGCGGATGGAATGGCCTCCGCTCATGGCGAACAATTCAAAAGAGACGCAGAATTTTCCTCGTAAATTCAGAAAAATTGAAATAGATAATGTTGCTTACCGTTCTAAAGAATGGCGCAAACACTGGTGCGAACGTGTCGACCTAGGAAACCAGAAATTGGATATGCTCGACAGTCTTGTTGTCCGGAACTGACGCGCGCCTTTCGAAAGGAAGCCGAACTCAAGCGCGATCTTCATTGGTTCAATTGGCAGTTACGGACAACCACTTTTCACGTTAAGAATTATCGCAACCATCGAAACCAATGGAAACGTATTATCCGACAATTGACTAATTATCATCTTCATTATCATGTCACCACCTGTATCATTCTCTCTTATTTACCGTCTTATGAATTACCTTGTATGCCTAGGTTTATGCGTAACGAACCATTGGATTATACATCGATAGATATGTCGCGCGTGTGTCGAATCATGACAGAAAAGCTTGTATCGCTTGGCTATCCTAGGGTCGAATGTGTCGATCCAAGTGAAATGGATGTTTATCTTTCCTATTACAGTTCATCGATTGACTTCCCTATGGATATGGATTTCTTTCGTCACCTCTATCGTATGCTCCAAGCCAAACAGATAGAACATAAATGGCGGATCATTTATTCTCATATGATGAAGGGATTGTCTTCATGTTACAATTATAGAGAAGGTTATTTGAATACATTCTACAGAAGTGATAGAGCAGATCACTATTTTAAACTTTGTCTTGAAACTAAACTTGTCGGGGAGCCATTAGCATTGGTGAAATCCTGGTTTTCACGAATGAAACATCCATCCATCCGAGTATAAACAGCGTCTATCTTTTACTTTTTTTTCGGGTACTGCTCCAATATATCTTAAAGACATACGATGCTATTGAATATGCACAAAAAAAGATATTGTATTATTCGTAACTGGAACGAGTTGGGGACTATTGGGTTTCACCCGCGGTTTAAATTCGTATGATTACAATTATACTAAATTTAAATCTATCCACAAAGAAACGTATCTATATATCAGTAAAGGACAACAAGGATTATTGGGCATATTTTTATATATAAATCCATTATTTTTACCCATTAGTTTGTATAAAGAAATGTACAGATTTGAGGTGAGTATGAGAGGGTTAGAAGAAGAGAAAAAAACAGATTATTATAATAATATGTTATAATCTTCGCCGGGTCTGCAATGCCAATTCTTTTGAACACATTTCCATCTTATTTTCAAAGGGGAGTAGCATGGGTATTTGTTCCAATGCATCGGTTGAAAACCATTCTCCACATAAAGCGTGTGCATTCAATAATTTATGAACCCGCTTTTCATCTTTAGGTTTCAAGTCGGGAAACCAATAGAGTAAATCAACATCATCCACGCTAACACGATCTCGAATGTCCGATGGACAAATACACGAATAAAATCCGCGATGCGCGATTCGACTCCACGCATTTTGTTTTGCATAATGACCAATTTTGATGGCATTCATATGTTTGGAACGATACACATAAACACCCATTCTATATCATCCAACACATCTGTTTATATCGTCAACGAAGCTTGTACATTATCGCCTTTCAAGAAATTAAATTGTATTTTGTATTGGTTGAAAAAACTGCTAAACATATTTCCACCCGGTCCAGATTTATAGATATTCCACGCTTCCTGTGGATTAATGGTATCACTCCAATAATTGAATCTAGAGGTGTATCCTGAAAATCCCCCTCTGGGTGTTAAATTTAAATCGGCAGTCGGGTCCAGTTTCGGCATACCAGGCAATACACTCGTTCGCACCAACTTCCCATTGACATAGATATCCACAGTTCGAGTATTCAAGGATACAATCAAATTGGTCCATTTTTGAATGGGAATGTTTGGAACCACGGTATCAAACGGTTGGTCATCAGTAACCGCCATAGTCACGTGAAGGTCGTTCTCAGTCGGAGCTAACGACAGTGCCAACAAACCTGCAGCGGGTCCTCTTGAAAAAATGATCTTTTCTTGTCCATATCGATAGGTCCAATCGTCCACATAAATCCAAATGCTATAAGTGAAGTTTACGGTTGTACCAGACGGGAGAGAGGTAGGTGGAACCACCAACTCCGTTGTCGCACTCGCAAAATTACTCAAGGTTTTTTTACCATTGAATACATAGGACAATATATAGACGACCACTAAAAATCCTACAATGGTAAGTAATAGACTTGATATGTTCATAGGATACGCCTATATTTTTCTACAATGAGATAAAGAAATTCACATCTGTTTCTACTTTTGTATTCACAAGTTCACCCAGGTTATGATGAATTTGAATACCGTCGCATTGTTGTTTAGACAGAATGAGTTCATCCGTGACGTGTTCCGTCTTTTTCACTTCCATGCCTTGAAGTTTATCCAAGTCCAACAACAGTCCAAAGGATGCCGTTCCATAGTATCCTTCTTGTCCAGTCATTACATTTGCAGACACGCCCCGCATATTGTCCAATTCACCGTGAATGGCTGCTCGAAAGAACATTTCGGGTGTTTCTTCAAAAGATGCCTTTGCGATGGGTCCAATATTGTCCTTGTTTACACCGTGGCGACATACAGACATCATTGGATGCACACTTGTCATTCGGTCACACAACAAGGACTTATGATGGTCGTTAATATACCCACCGTCAAATTCAATCACGTCAGTCAATTCTGTATAAATGCTGTCTCTTGCAGCTTCAATCCCCAGTACGTCATTGGTTTCTCGAATATCATTGCTTATCGTACGGGATGCATCGATAAAGTCCATACCCAATACGTCCAATAAATTGGTACCTACCGTATCCAATACCCATACCTCTTGGGTTTCATAGTTTCCATTTATCTTTTTGACATTATTCTTTACGGTACGAATGTTCACCTTGCGAATGTTCTTTACGCCACGCAATACCAAATTGAGTAGTTTGGTTCGAATATCCTTTAAGGTGTACACATAATCCATGTCATAGAGGGATCGCCCCTTCTGTTTTTTCTTGTTGTCCGTAGGATAGATACGGAAGACGAGTTTGTCGGCGTTGTAGTCTGAATAAATACAACTGGTGGACTTGAACTCCGCACTCTGTTTGATGGTGAAACTAATGTCATCCATCGTAATGTTTCGATTCAACATTTCTTCTGGATTCAACTCCAGACGAATCACCCAAGGGGACTCGATCGTTTCTTCTACGGGTTCTGTGCAATCGACCAACAAATCATTAAAGTCTTTGAATTGTCGTACAAAGGCGCGGTCTTCTTCCGCAACGTCCGTTTCAAAGTGAATGTCGGCTTTCGTGACCACGTCGGCGATTTTGGTGTGTTCGAGTGCAGTCATAAAGAATTTCGCTCGTTCTTTACTGGTTTCATCAAACTCTTTCAGTCGGACCGTAATCGACGGATTTTTCGTGTTCTCCGACAAGGATAGAATCTCTTCAATGCGGGGTACACCACGGGTTACATTGGATTTACTGGCTACACCAGCAAAGTGAAACGTGTTCAACGTCAATTGGGTAGTGGGTTCACCAATGGACTGAGCCGCAATGATTCCGACCATTTCCCCCGGTTGAATTAAGGCACGTTTGTACTGCATCACGATTTGTTCGAGTAACATGACGATGGCTGATTTGGTAAAATGTTTCACCAACAACAATTCTCGTGGTGACAAACAATAGTAATACACGATTTTAAAGAGCGTGCTTGGCTTGTAGGCGCCCAGTGCATCCAATTTATCATAATAGACATCCAATAGTTCATACACCTCCAGGGGCGTCACATCCAAGACAGTCTGTGGAGATAAATGGAACTGTTTACTTAGATTGGAAATGAGGAAAGGAATGCCTACGGGTACGTAAACCTTGTAGTCATTTTTATAGTCAAATATGTAACGGACCAATTGTTCTCGAGAGGTAAGCATAAAGTCAATCCAAAACTTGGAACGAGTCGTGCATTCCGTATGTTGTGAAGTATAACGTTTTCCGGCATCCGGTGATAATGTGGCCAAATCTTCCGGATTCATATTGTAATGATTGTAAATCTGCTCCATTTTCATTTCACACAAGTGCATTTGATACACTTCGACCTTGCCTGGGTCAATATTGTCCTCTCCATATCGAAATTGCACGATACGTCCTTTATGGTTTCTTACGGTACCATCGTACATACCGATACAATCTTCCATCGATTTAATCAATCGGCGCTGAATATATCCCGTAGTGGACGTTTTCACAGCCGTATCAATCAGACCAATACGACCTCCTTGTGCATGGAAGAACAACTCAAATGGGTTCAGTCCGTGAATAAAGGACGAATCTACAAATCCACGAGCCGAAGGTGTATCGTCATACTTGGTAAAATGGGGTAGGGTTCGGTCGCTAAATCCATAAGGGCACCGCTTTCCTTCGACCTCTTGTTGTCCAAGACAAGAGACCATCTGTGAAATGTTAATATCAGACCCTTTGGAACCTGATTGAACCATGATGGCAAATCGGTTATCTGGACTCAATCCACCCTTCCCAAGGTTACCCGCCTCTTTATTGGCTGCTGCTAAAATGTCCTTGATTTGTGATTCGAATTCATCCACATTCGAACGTCCCGTTTCATTTTGAAATGCGTTCAAGTGTGTATCCAAAATGAGTCGGTCCACTTTTTCCTTTTCACTGCGAATGGCTTTCTTGATGTTGTCTTGGACTTCTTTAGACGTGACCAAATCGCTAATGCCTACACTGAACGAACTTACCTTCATATACTCGTTTACAATGTACTGAATATTGTCAATGAAATCTGCAGAAGCAAAGTTTCCAAAATCGTTGAAAATACGATGAATCAGACCCTTGGAGGTAGCACTCAATGCACCCTTGTCTAACCGACCACGCTTGTAGTGTCCATCTATAATCTGTATGACATTATTGGACGTATTCACGTCCTCCGTGTCTTTGAACAATTTATTCTTCTGGAAACTGGTCATTGGAGGTAGAATCAGAGACAGAATATCGAAATTGGAAATCGACTCTGTTTGAAACACCGATACGTCTACGTGTGGTAAATTCACCACCAGATTCATCGCCGCAAGTGCATCGAATCGAATGGATGGACGAGTAAATTGGAAAGATCCCAACAAGGAATCTTGGAAAATACCGATAATGGACGAGTTCGATGCAGGACTAATGATTTGATAAGGAACCGCGGCTAAATGTCGCAGTTCAGTTTCTGCCTCCAACGATTGGGGCATATGAAGATTCATTTCATCGCCATCGAAATCCGCGTTATAGGGCTTTGTATCGCCGACATTCATTCGAAACGTGTCTCCCTTGAACATGACGCGTACAATATGACCCATCATACTCATTCGATGGAGAGAGGGTTGACGATTGAAGAGGATGGCATCTCCATCCATCATATGACGATGGACAATGTCTCCTTCCGACAACTGAATCGATTCTCGATCGGCGTATTTCAATGAGATGTGAACCGTGCGGCTATTGACCTTTCGTTCCAATAATTTCGCGCCTGGATATACGTCTGGTCCATTTCTGACCAAGGTTGTTAAACTATGGATATTGCGGCTATTCACGGTCACTGGTTTGGTGATAGACTTTGCGATTTTAAGAGGGACACCGAGTTCGCGGATGGATAGGTTGGGGTCTGGTGTAATCACGGAACGTGCACTAAAGTCGACACGTTTTCCCATTAAATTTCCACGTACTCGTCCCGTTTTTCCATTCAGTCGATCCTTAATCGATTTAAAGGCACGCCCCGATCGTTGCGCGGCGGGTTTTGCGTTTGGAATCTTATTGTCGATCAATGTTGCCACAAAGAATTGCAAATAACTGTGATAGTCATCGATACTATTCGGAGCTGCTTCCGCTGCAATCTTTTCCTTCAAGGTTTTGTTTGCTTTGATGATTTGCAGTAAGATATAGGTAAGGTCATCCTCACTACGCTGGGAAGAATCATATTTCACCGAGGGACGCACCGAAGGAGGTGGAACGGCGAGGACTTGACAGATCATCCATTCCGGACGAGACCATACTGGACTAAATCCCATAAAGGCAATATCTTCATCTGAAATTCGCCTGAATATCTTAATAAACATTTCGGGGGTAATTTTCAAGGAAAGGGGTTCGTCTGCTTTCCATTCTGCAACAATCGTTGCAAATCCATCTTGTTTGTATTTGGAGGGTTGGAGACAGCCACACCCCATTACACTGGATTCCCCACACCGGGAAATTTTCGTACAAAGGGTTTGAACCTGTCCCCATCGTTTATCGGCGGAAAGTAGCAAGAGGGACCTATATTTGGTCTTATCGATCAATAACTTACTACACTTGATGCAAATACATTTCGCGATACGTTCAATGGTTCCTAAATATTGAATGTAAAATACCGGTTTGGCGAGTTCAATGTGACCAAAGTAACCAGGACATTGAATATAATCGAGACCGTCGGTAGGACAGATGATTCCAGGGTCGAGTGTACCCATCCTCGTATCAAATAACCCCCCAACCACTGCTTTGTTGTTGACATAGGTTTCTTTGCTAGTGATTTCTGCCACAGAGCTCTTGCGAATCTCCTCTGGCGAGAAAAGCCCAAATTGGATGCCTAGAATGGTTGATTCTTGAATCATTTCTTACTATAGTTCAGTATTATTTGTTAAATCGATTTTATTCATTAATATGAAATACAAACGGCGCTTTTGGACGCAAACCACCACGTGTTACCGTAGCAGTGTGTCCAATCCCACCAACTTGATTGATGGTGAAAATCATATTCCGATTCACGCCGTACGCTTTGATTTTGATAACTCGATGATTAATAATTGGATCACTTAGACTATAGGGTAGTCCTTGTTTTTTTGTCCCGCCCGCAGTGTTTAAATTGACGTTGCAATGATAAAGGGTACTTCCAGCGCACCCGGCCCCAATGATTCTGGATTTGCTCATACCTATTGGTATATTAATTTATTTAATCAGCGATATGAAATGGTGGAAAGCAAAATACCGCGTACACTGTCGATATCCACGCCGCATTTGGTTTACACTAATACATAAAAAAAATAGCCTGATCAACATCTACCTCTCGATACTAAATTACACGGACTTGATTTCGATCGTCTGTTGAATTCTCTTCGACGTATTTCTCTCTTGTTGAACTCCGTCCACCCGATGAGTAGGGAGGACCTGTCCTTGGACATTTTGTATGCAACAAGTGGTAGTGTATACGCATATGTATTGCTTTCGGACCACATGACGTGTAAAGAGTTCTTGGATAGTTTAAATGCAAAAGTGTTGCCATCCCTGCTCATTGTGAAGGATTGTAGTTTAGATTGGTATAATTTGCGTTCAAGAATGTTCCACTCCGTAGTGAACAAAGGACTGGAAAATCGAATTTCATCGAAATCGTATAGTGTGGGTCCACATTGACGACAGTATGGACACTTCATGGTGTTTTTATATCCTTGTAAGATGAAGTGACTGACACGCGTCATCTTATATCCGTTTACGTGGTACTTTACTATATAACCTCCACTAAACGACACTGGAGGCATCGTAATACGCATACAGGTAGACTGTATCTTGTCCGAACATTCCAGACAAATCGAATGTGAACAACTCATCGTATTCATGTTCCAATTCGTCATTTTCTCGTAACAAACAATGCATTCTGAATCCATATTGTGTTTTCTATGATTGTTGCTCGTTTATTTCGATTTTATTTAAAAAATTGATATGAACAGAATAAGAGAATAGATGTATCCATCGAATGCCTCATTCGTACAATCTCCGCGACAAAAAATTCAAGACGCTTCTGAATGAAATCTTCCCATCCAAGTATATGGCGAAAAAGGTCGCCGAAGCATCTGATTCGGATTCAGGTTCCGA